AAATCTGGTCGCCGCCGGCTGTGGCGACCAGATTTTCGCAGTATACCGGATCACGCAATTTTTGTCAAGAGTTTTTTAAGAAAAAAATAAAAAATTATTTTTCCCAAAAAAAGTGGGGCTTGCCTATTGACAAACCCCTAAGAAAAGTTTAAAATGGAATGGAATGTGTAAGGTTTTTCCTTACATTATTATTATAGCAAAAAATTTTTTTTAGCACAAATTTTTTGAAAAAAGTATTGACATTTTTTTTTATTTATGTTATAATAATAATGTAAAGAAAAAGAGGTAAAAAAAATGGAAAAAGAATTTTACGTAAGCTATGAGGGTGTAATCAAAATCAAAGCAAAAAACAAAAAAGACGCAGAAGAAAAATTCTGGGAAATCATGAAAGATAAAGCAAATGTAATCAACTCAATAGAAAAAAAGTAAAAAAAGGGGTTGACAAAACCCCTTTCTTACGCTATACTATTATTGTAAAAGAGGTGAACACAATGAAGAACAATATCCACAAGAAAATGACTTACGAAGATAAATTCGACCGCAAATACGCTTGTTGGGTAGAAAATAACCGCAAAGCTTGGCACTTTTGGAAACACAAGACCCGCAAAGATTTCCGCAGAAAAATGAAAAAAGTACTTGACAATTCTGCGGAATAGGGTATAATAATTATAGAAAGAGAGGTAAATAAAATGACAGAATTCAAAAGAGATGTGATCAACTCTCGCATTGCCGTTCTCAAGGCTATGGATAACGCAATCCGCAACATGAATGACGAGGAAGCATTTGATCCTTGGCTGATGTGCGGTGTTCCCGATGACTCAGATGATGATGATTATGAGAGCATCGCGGAAAATACTGAAGAGTATGTAGAAACTGTGAAACTGTTTGCGAAAATCGTTAAACTGTACGCTGACGAAGATTTCTAAAAAAATGCAGAAAAGGGGTTGACAACCTCAGCCCCTTCTGCTATAATAATAGCGTAAAGAGAGGTAAATAAAAATGGAAAAAATCTATTTTGTAACAAACGAAGAAATTGGAGTATTTGAACTCTATTGTAATGGAGAGCTGATTGATGATTGCTCTTTCGATCTTGACAATCCTAGCATTGTCGATCTTGTAACCGATTTAAATAGGTTTGGAAAAATCCCTGTGTATAAAGAAATTAATCTTTAAAAAAAAATGCGGAAAGGGGTTGACAAAACCCCTACCGCATGGTATACTAATAGTGTAAAAAGAAATGGGAGATTGGATTGCAAAAATCTGACACGGCGAGCAGTGCTTGACCGCTTCACCTCTGACAGTTACCATGAACCTAGGATAACATGGTAAACATGTGAGCGCGGATAGTGCAAGCGCAATTTGGGTTCGACTCCTCCTTCTCCCTAACATTGACGCTCGAACGCTTCACCCTCCTCCTCCTTGGGGTGGGCGTTTTTATTTGGCGGCCCGCAAACGTGTGCAGCGGGCCGAAATTTTAGTATACCACACCCGCCAGCATTTGTCAAGAGAAAATTGTGAAACTTTTGCGTCAATTTTTTTATCCCAAAAGTTTAGTACCACTAAACACGCTCCAAAAGTTTAGTGATACTAAACACCGGCAGTTAGTGTGTGCTAACTCAATCACATAATTTCACACAATTTTCCCATAATTCTCACATAATTATTTGCTATAATAATAGCGTCAAAGGGAGGAGGGCACAAAAAAGTTCTTTGAAAAAAAGTGTAACTTCTTGTTGACAATCATAAAATAATCATTATAATAATAAGTGTAGAAAGGTAAAAGGTGATTAACTATGACTAAAATGACAAAACGTGACTACTTCAACGCTCTGCGCGCTCGCGTAACTGATGATGCTGAACTCGTGGCATTTATTGACCACGAACTTGAATTGCTCGCTCGTAAGAATGAGCGCAAGAGTGACAAGCCTACAAAAAATCAGCTCGCTAACGCTGAGTTGATGAACGTCATCTATGACGCTATGGCTGATGGTACTCGTTATACTGTAACAGAGATTCACAAGATGATTCCTGCGCTCGCTGAGTTTAGCGGAAATAAGGTTTCTGCTCTCGTTCGTGGCTTGCGTTTGGATGGTCGTGTAGTCCGCACAGAGGAAAAGGGAAGAGCCTATTTCACAAAAGCGTGAGAAAAGGGCGCAAGCCCTTTTCTTCCCTTACAATCCAATAGAAAGAGGTGATAAAAATGGATGAAAAGCTTATTCAGCACCACATGCGCACGTTAAAGTGTTCGCGTGAAGAAGCAATTCAGCTGATCAAGGATGATGCTGAAACTGATCGCGGGATTCCGCATGATTGGGATCTCACAAAAGAGCAAATGAAAAACGCTCGCAAGCTCGCAAACGCTACAACACGCAAGACAAGCGGGAAAACAACACGCACACGCAAGGAAAACCCTGTAAAACAGGAAATCATCACAGTGCTTGCGGATGCGCTCAAACGCTACGAAAACGTGGCTGTAACGAATGCGGAAAGAGCTGTAGACTTCACCATTGACGGCGTAAGCTATACAGTCACATTGACGGCACACAGAGCTAGCAAAAACTAGCTCTTTTTTTACGGCGATAGTTAGTCTATGCTAACTGCGCCGGTTGTTTAGTAGCACTAAACTTGGAGCAAAAGTTTAGCCACACTAAACTCAAAATTGACACAAAAGTTTCAGAAAGTTAGGCTTGACTAACTCGGGCCGTCGGCGACTGCCTAGGCCCGAAATTCCATTATACCACACAATCGAAAAAAAGTCAAGTAAATTTTTAAAATTTTCATCAAATTTTCACATTCCCAAAATAGTTGCATTTCCAACTACTTTACCGCTTTAACGCGTTAAAGCGTCACAGTGCTATAGTTAGTTTAGGCTAACTAACCCCGATGACGATCGGAGTTCCGATCGGCACACCATATGGCAATTTTTTTCTCGGAAGTGCAGGCTCCATATGGCGCGCGAAAAATCACAAAAATCGGCGGCGGCGCCGTTCGGGTTGTGAAAATTTTCACAAATTAAAACGCCGATCGGATCAATCGCGCTAAAAAGATCATATGATGAAACTTTTTTTCCAAAAATAGATCTATTTTATTGGCAAAAATTAAAAAAATTTGGTATAATTTTAAAAAAAACCAATAAAAAAAGTTAAAAAATCGCCAAAAATCTTAAAAAAATTACTATTTTTATTAAAAAATTTGCGAAAAATTAAAAAATATAATATAATATAATTAAAATATCAAACGTTTTTAATAAAAACCGCATATAATCGCACTAAAAAGTAACTTTTTATGAAAAAAAAGTTCCAAAATAAAAATTTTTCTTACTTTTAGAAAAAATTTTTGGTATAATAATAATTGTAAGCAGTGAAAGCTGCTTACTCCATTCCATTTTAACTTTTCCGAAAGATCGGTCGTGCGCACATAATTCGCGCTTAAGCGGCCGATTTTTTGTTGTTCCAGTAGTAGAAAGTAATAGTAGTCATTGCGCCAGGTCGCTAAACCGATCCCTTAACCGGGCTGGCCGCATCTCTATACTTACTATTTACTCTTGGTTCAAGCCTGGGGAGCGACTTTGTGAAAATTTTCACAATATTGTATTATATAAAAAAATATAGTATAATTATTTAGGGGGAAGATAAAAACCGGTCGGCGTATAGCCGACCTTTATTACTATATCTCTAATTTTATATAACCTGAAAAACCCAGGGCGTCGCTGGGTTAACTAAATATATGTATATAGAAAGGGAGGTAAATAAAACGTGACGCCAATATCATAATTTGTAGTTAATTCGAAAGCTACAAAACGTACTCTAAATTATCCCTTGTAAAAAATCTTGGCAGTAATTTCTTACAAAGTCCGCAAAAACGCCTTTAAAGCTTCGTCGTCATATCCTTCTAATCCAGGCCTAGAGTTAGTACCACGACAAGTTTCACTACTAGAGACCTTCGTATACCCATCGGCTTTCAAAGTCCGCAGTTCATCCAGATCCTTATTAATAGTACCAAAAATCTGGTCTGTTGTAAACTTCTCTAGATCTTCTTTAGTATATGTATTACGCATATCTGGATGAACTTTATCCACATAATCAAAAATTGCCTGTACGATTATATCTCGGATCACATAGATCTGATCATTCTCTTCTAATACTGTATCAAATAAAGAACGAATTTCGCTACGTCTTTTACCTTCTTCATATAATGCCTTTATTGCTTCTTGTAGCATATCTTTACTTTTGCTCATAAAAGTTGAACCTCTAACTTTCTTTCTATTATTATTATAATATAATTTTTTTATTTTGGCAAGTCAACTCATTTTTTGATTCGAATTTTGGTAATCTCCTAACGCGATTTTCAAATGAGTTTTCATTTCGTTCCTTAGGTAGTTGCGCTTTGGGTACCCCCGGATTTTTCAATCCGGTTTTTGATAGGGAATACCCCCGGTTTCGATTGAAAATCGTTTTTGAAATGAAGGAGCATATAGAGGAGGTCCGATCGGCACCCCACTCCAGCAAAACCCTAAAACTTAAAATTTTGTAATGAATTTTTAAGAAAAACCATCCTTATTTTTGTAATGAATTATTCCCAAATTAAACTCATTATCATCTCATATAAATTAGGATTTTCTTCTTTTAATTTTTTCAATTCATCTTCTGAAAATGATTTCGCAAAATCCTCAAGCGAATCCCACATTTGTTCTTCTTTATCTTTATAAAGTTTTGTCATGTTTTTGCTAAATCGACCCCCCTTAATTTTTGTCATATTTATATTCCAACAATTTCTCCTTATTTTTCAATCCATAAGGAATAACAATATCCGCATCAAACGCAATGCCTTCTTGCCAATCCGCAACTAATCTTGGTCTAAAATGATATTTCTGTTTGAATCCTCTCATTACATCTTCATAATCTTTTGTTGCGGTATCATATAATAAATCCTTCGCCTCTTCTTTAGTTATATAACCAGATTCTTCCATAGCTTTAATCATAAAACTTAACTGATCTAAACTCAATCCATCTTTTTTCGCCATTAAAACCGTTAAATATTCTTTTTGATCCTGCGTTAAAGGTTGAATTGGTAATTGATTTATATCCCCCCATACTCATTCTTTTACCGCATAATCAGTTTCCATTACCGCACGAATATATCTTACCATTGTATTTTCTTGTTGCGGATGCTTTTTAACATATGAAACATTATTATTTACCATTATTCTGGCAATGCTACTATATGTTTGTAAAGTATTTTTACTTACAACATCATGAACCGGCTGCCTAATTTCTTGTTGAATTTCTATCTTAGAAGCTCGTTGTAAATTGTTATCATTTAATTTTTCTAGTAAAATATACTTCCTTTTCTTATATTCTCATTTATACTTTGAAGACAATTTTTCTAAATAAATATCTCTTTTATTTGAAAATGTTTTAGCCGATACATTAAATTCATTTCTTGCGATTTCCTCGCTTGTATAAGGTTTATTCAATTCTAATTCCATATATATCTCCTTTTTTAATAGTTTATCCACCTTCGATACAACTCTTAAAGTACTATATATAGATTGTATCCAAGATGGATGAAAATCCTATTTATTATACCTTTTCCATCAATAAGTTTATCCATCTTTACCCAAAAGTATATGGAATTATTTAAACCATTTTTCTAATTCTTTTTGCTTCTGCGCTTGGCGGTTCTTCCGATCTTCTAACCGGGCTTTGCGCAATTCTTTATTAGTAACCTCATAACCAAATTTTAAATCTTTAATATATTCTGGCCCCAATCCTCTAAGATTCCTTCCAATCTCATGGCGCGTAAGACCCAATTTCGCACTGGCCGCATCTAAATCTTTATAAACTCCAACAGCAACATTACTTCTATTATATGCAACGATCCTATTCATTTTTCTTACCTTTAGTTAAATTAACTTTAATTTTTTCTCTCGCTTTATCTATACCCTTATCTTTAAGTTCTTGCACTTTTCTCTCAAAGATATCCTCCCCGCAAAACTTTCTAATTTCAAGAATACAAAACGCAGTCACATCATCCATAATTTTTTCTAAATCTTCCTGCGTTAACATTTCTTCTCTAAATCTTTGAACCTCTGTGGCGGTTAAATCTCTAATATCATCTCTTAATGCCATTCTTTTCCTCCTAACGCCCAGTGCGCCTGCGGCTTCTGGGCTTACTCGCCGCGAATCCCCTTCGGGGCTTCTAGCTCGTATATATTATATTATACCATAAATAACTGTTTCGTGTCAACGTCTTTTTCGTTACTCTTTAACTTTTTATTTTCGTAAAATTTAGGATACTCTAATTAAAAAACGCTTTTTCTAAGCGTTTCTGAAAAAATCTTCTCGAATTTCCATATCAGATTTCTTGCGGTTTTTGATATAAAAATATACTATCGTTCCCAATTTTTCAATAGCCAGATCTTTAAATTTATTCTCATCCATGTCAAACACGGTTATATTACTATCTAAATCCGTCTCTCTTACGAGTCTTATAATCAATTCTCTAACGGTCATATTATTTCTCCTAGTTAAACCAATCCCTTACAATTTCATATATTGTATCTGCTATAATAATAATTAATAACATAATAACTAAACATATTAATACAATTAAAAGAGTGCCAAAACAATTACTTAATATTTGCTTTCCAATTATCATATTTTTCTTTTACTTCAGACACAGGTAAACAAAAAACATCATGTCGTGCCATATTAAAGCACTCCACCAAATCATTGTATCCCATTCCACCTCTTGTAGGCGGCAGCGCAATTGTTCTTGCCATCTCCCAAGCATCTATCAAACCCTGTAAATATGTCTTTTCCTTATCGTTCATTCCATTTCTCCTGTTCCTTTTTCCATATTTCAATAAACCCTTTTACTGCTGCAGCTACATCAGGGACTTTATCTTCAATTTCTGAAATGTACTTTTCAATCATTTCAATCTTTATTTCATCCACTTCTCACCATCCATTTTTGCCCCACAATGCGGACAATAATTAAACCGCTTTGTTTCATTACTTAATATATTAAAAGCTTCACCGCAAACACTGCATTCGATACTACTTTTGTACTTCAAGCTTTCTGGATAACATATCCATCTGCCAGACGGTGCATCCACTGTCTTTTCTTCTGCGAGCCATTTTCTGATCTGTGTCAAATCGTCATTACTAATTTTGTGAAGCATCCACGCTTCTTCTAAATGTTTCTCAAAAGCATCCGCATTTATCGCTCTCATTCTTCAAGTATCTCCTTCACCGTCTTATCATTCGTAATTTTACCTATCAATCTTAAAGTTGCGTTACTCTCTGCAATCTGCTTATTCAATTTTTCCTTTTCACTAATTACACGCTTTGCCAATACAAGAAACACATCGTCAGCACAACCACTCTTGTATATCTCGGTCAAAATCTGTTCTACTGTCATTCCTTATCCTCCCGTTCTTCTCCCCAATCATCAAGCAACCATGTAATAGTAACTCTACTTGCGTATTCATGATGTTTCTTAATCCATTCCTTAATCCACTCAACCGGAATAGCTTCAATTGGTGACTGTTCTTGAATTGTCATCATGATAGATGTAACTAAGTTCTCAATCGGAGGTATATCACTATTCATCCATGTTTCTTGATCTTTTGGCATCCATTCATAAATTGCCTTTTCAAGAGCATTGGCATTAATCAATTTCATCTTTAATTTCCTCTATTATTTTCTCAAAACTAATATCAGCATGTGCTTCAATCTTTAGTCCTTGGTCAGTGTTAAGCCAACGATCAAATTCAACCTCGTCTATAAACAACTTATAATTTGGACGATCATTAAAAGTTTCAGTAACATCTTTTTTTATTAAATTTAGAATATCGTCAGTGTCATACTTTATAATAATATTCACTTATTTTCCTCCCTTTCTATTTTTCATAAAAAACAACTGATGTTTATTACCAATCGTTATTCCTGTATCATCACGATCTATACAAAGCAAAGGCGATCTAATCAATATGTGTAACTTAGTCAGACTTTTGTTATTACTATAATGAACCTTAAAGCGAAAATTCGTTATCAGCAATCCTTCTGGCTTGAGCCAAAAGAAGAACTTAATCGGATCTGGATTATAAATATATACCAACCGATTTGGAATAATTGTCTTTGCGATCAATTTCTCATCTTCTCCTTTAGCTATTGGTCTTTCCTTTGAAAAAAATCCTTCGGGAAAATAATGCTGTTTATCTTTAACCGTCATATTAACCTACTATCGCTCTCGCTTCCTTTACATATTCATTAATATCCTGAATATGAATCACATCTGAATCAAAACAATATAAACTGAATCCTAACAAGTCAGTGTTAAATCTATTTTCAATATCCCTTGCGGCTGCAGTATAGCTATCCGCAATAGTAAATAATTCATCAAAATAATTCTCACCATCGCTGTGACACCCTTTTACCTTAGCATAAAATACATAACTCATATACACACACACCTCCTAGTTATCGTATTTACTGCAATGTCCGCAAACGCAAACCATTTCATCAATATATGGTTCCCAATGTGCGATAAATCTTTTTAATCTACCAGTCTCAGCTAACCACTGTTTTCTATCTTCTTGTTTCATTTCACAGTTAACGTGACCCTCTTCATAATAAGTGCTTAGCTGATAATTACATTCCGCAACCATATCCCGCAGATTCCAACCATCAGTATCTTCAGAATATTCTTTTCCAATAGTCAAGAATTCATAACACCGATATTCCATAATCTCATTATATTTTCTTAAAGCTGACGCTAATTGTTTCTCTGTTGGTCTCATCTTATATATCACTCTCTTTCTTTATATAAATATTATACTATATTTTTTATTAAAAATCAATTTGCGTTTCTAAAAAACTTTTTGTATAATAATTTTATAAGGAGAATAATAATGGCAAAAGGCTATATTGATTTTGATACTTTCAAAGAAAAATATCCCTCTAAACCGAGGTATCCAAGATGTCCTCGATGCGGCAAGCCTATGAAATCTATAATGACTAATATCTTTGGAAAAAGGATGTGCGGCGATTGCTTCCAGGAGGAACTAATTAAAACTGAAGGTGCTCGTAAAAGAAGAGAAGAAAACGAAGCTAAAATTTTAAAAGCTATCGAAGAGGAAGAAGCTCTTGGAGAATAGTTTTTATATTGTCCAAAAAAGTAAGCATTATGATTGAAGTTGATTTGAATGGAGCGACCCTTCAATTCTATGTGAAAACGGACAATTTCACACAATATCTGACATAATGGGTCTTGAAATATACACTCCAGTTTTATTTGTTTCTAAAGAAAGTGCGAAAGAAGCTCGCAAAATGTTCGGACACTGGCCTCGTTATAAAGTAGTAAAAATTACAGATCCCTCTTGGTTAAATTAACGACGATTAAAAAATCGTCGTTTTATTTTTTATAAAAATTATTATATAATATATATGTAAGAAAGAGATAGGGATAAATAAAAATCCTAAAAAAATCTTCTTACTTGAAAAATTAAAAAATATATATTATAATATATATGTAAAAAGGAAATGGGAGAATAAGCAGGGGTTCGAGGCCCAGGCGGAGATTGATGGTCGTAATCCTCATCAGATTACCCACTCCGTCAGCTAAAGGAGCGGCTATTCTTGGAAGATGATTGACCTCACCTAAACTTATGCCGAATTAGCTCAGCTGGCAGAGCAATCGACTCTTAATCGATGGGTCGAGGGTTCGAACCCCTCATTCGGCACTATTCAGGTTATTGGTTTACAGGAAGCCCGAACGCAGCATCAGGGTAGCTGTGCCAGGTAAATCAAAAGATGATTAGGCGGTGCCATTACAAAAGGGCGGTCTCATAGGGAGACTGGGGTTCAATTCCCCCGGGCCTCGTGTAAGCCAATAACTTGAAAATCTTAAAAAAAAGTATTATAATATATATGTAAAGAAAGGAAATGTGATAAATATGACAATAACAGAAGCTGATTTAAGAGAGCTTAGTCGTATGTGTCAAACTATCTCCGGCCGAGCTTCTATGTATGGGTTTACAGAAACGCATGACCTAATGGACAAGGCTGCTGTCGTATTTGACCTCCTGGCTGATGAAATGCAATCTCAAAATACCGAACGGTAAATTGAAAAATCTAAAAAAAAGTATTATAATATATATGTAAGGTATAGGAAAGAGGTAAAAGGTCTTCAATGGAAGTTCTCTCCCTTACTTCTACAAAAAGATCTGCGATTTGAAAAAATCCAAAAAATATATTATAATATATATGTAAAAAGAAAAAGAAAGGTAAAAAGGTGATTAAACTATGACTAACAAGATGACTATTTCCGATCGTATCAACGCTATGGCTTTCGATTCTCTTACTGAAGATGACTTCCAGTTCCTGGTAGAACGTGCTCTGAAGTCCGTGCGCCCGGCAGCTAAGGGCCCGCGCAAGCCGACTAAGGCTCAGATCGCCAATGCCGAACTGGCTGATCAGATCGCCGCATATGTAGCTGAGCACGAAGCAGTTACTTGTGCTGAACTGGAAGAGGCTTTCGGTCTCTCCAACCAGAAGATCTCTGCTATCCTGAACCGTTCCGGCAAGTTCGTTAAGGCTACTGAAGCTAAGGGCAAGGTTAAGGCAACTTACACTGTAGCCTAGTATAAGGATAAGGAAACCGCGTCGCCTTATAAAATAAAGACCGTAGAGTTCATCTCTCAGACGAAAAAAGCAATCGGATGTAATGACTACTGGAGCCATAAAGCCAGGAACCTCCAATGTGTAGCAATCAAGCAAGTGATTGGAGAACTTTATTTGAAAAAACTTAAAAAATATAATATAATATATATGTAAAGAAAAGGAAAAGGTGATAAGAATGGAAAAAATGAATCTCACAGCTCGCATCAACAGCATCAACTTCGAAACTTTGACTGAAGACGAATTCAACTTCCTCGTTGAACGTGCTCTCAAATCTGTCCGCAAAGCTGGCAATCGCTCTAACAAACCAACAAAAGCTCAGATCGCTCGTCAGGCTGACCTTGAAGCAGTTGCTCAGTTTGTAGCTGAGAAAGGCGTAGTTACTTGCGCCGACGTTGAAGAAGCATTCAACGTATCCAATCAGAAAGCAGCTCGTTTGCTCAAAGATGCGGCAGGCGTCGTAAAAGCAACTGAAGGCAAAGGCAAAGTTAAAGCTACTTGGACTGTTGCCTAGTGATATAAAAGGAGAGAGGTGCATACCTCTCCTTTTTATTTTTAGAAAAAAATATGTTATAATTATTATGTAAAAAGAAAGGTAATAAATTAATGAGTACCGAATGGATTTATTATAGCGAAAAGGCTCCGCCTAAATCAGATTTATATTTGATTACGGTTATTGATCCATATAATGACAATGCAGTATATACTTATATGGGGTTATATTATGATGGGCAATGGAGCCGGTATACTGATGAAGAAGTTTTAGCCTGGAGTTTTCTACCAGAACCAGCAGAAAGAGAGGTGTAAAATATGAGAAGTTATCATCCAGAGTCTTGGTCTGCGCAGGCTCGTAAAATGTGTGACAATCAAATCGAAATGGTTGAAGCAGGTTATTGTACTATTGATGAAGCAATTCATTTCTTTTCAACTTCATATCGTCATTCATTAATTAGACATAGAGCCGCTAAAAGATTCGGCAGAATGTTAAAAGCTGGAAAAATTACACAAGGAGAATTACATGAACGTGCGTAAATTATTTTTATCTTGCGGTCTCGCTTTGACGATCGGATTAACCGGCTGCCGCCAAGCAGACAGAGTAAGTTACAATTTAAGAAAAGATGCTGATGAATTTATAATAAGACGTAGAGTTATTGCCATTAACACGAGAACAAATGAAGCTTTATTTGAAGTTGAAGGTTTAATTTCTATTAGCGCTGATAGTGATGGCGATCTTAATGTCTTAATTCAAACAGGCCCTGAACAATATAAACTATTTTATGCCCATTTAAGTCAAGATGTAACATATACATGTGTTCAGTTGGAACCTGCTGAAACCACTCCATATGCATATGAAATAGCATTCTTCCCGCCAAAAGAAGTAATTGAACATGGCTTAATTGATATTACCGTTACTGAATAAGGAGTCACATATGACATTTGATATGAATGAACTTGAAGGTCGGATCGCATATGCGATTTATAATGAATGCTCTGAACGATATTATGATCTAAATGAGTTTTGTAGTGCATATGGCTTTACCGAGCAGGACTTTATGAACTTTCTTCAGCATGGTATTGATGCTATGACGGCATTAAGACTTATGGATAAGTATTATTCAGAGCATCAACCAGAATATAAAACAGTAGAAATCAAATAGATGATACTCTATTTGATTTTTTTTATAAAATATATTATAATATATATGTAAGAAGAAAGAAAGGTGATAAAAATGTGTAAAGTAAAAAATCTTCCAAAAGGATTATACACTTCTGCTTGCTGCATTTGGGATAATGATACAGATATTATGTTAGCAGGCCCCGATTATATGGGATTTTCACCAAGTACTTTGAAGTTTTATGGCAATTATGAAGTTTGTTATTATGAGCATGATGTAAGAAAAAACTTTGAAGGTGAACCTGAAACATACTTTGATGTATATGTAGAAAGAGGTGATAGATAATGCCGGTCGCAAAGTCCTACCAGAGATGTGATATTATGGGCGAGCCTTTCACTCAAAATGGTCGCCAGTATGTTACTATCGAAACTCCTTTTGGAGAATTAAAGAATGTTCGTTGGTATACAGATGCTGAATATGCAAGAATGTATAAAGAAACAGAGCCTAAGCGTTTCAGATCGTTAAAAAGTGTACTGGGTTTTGGTGATGCTGGTTACATTTATGTCTATCTTGGAAATACATATGAAAATCTTAACTGGTTTAAAGCTGAACCTGAATGCCGTTATCATAAAATTTGGGGATGGTTCACTCCATCAAATGAAGAAGTTTCAAATGATCTTCCAGAAGGTATCAGAGTAGAAAAACTCTGTTGGGAAGATGTTTCATATGGAACCGATGTTAGCGAAACTTTGGCGGAAAAAGCTATTAATAATCTTAAATATAAAGATGTTGAAAGCACAAGTGAATACGTCGGAGAAATTGGCGATAGAGAGAATTTTGAATTAACAATCAAGAAGGCTATCGGTGTTGATGGTATGTATGGACATAGCACAATGCATATTATGGAAGATTTTTCTGGCAACGTCTTTGTTTGGACTACTGCGGCAAAAACACTTGAAGTTGGTGTAACTTACAAGATGAAAGGAACTATTAAAGATCATAAAGAATATCGTGGGGTAAAGCAGACCATTCTTACAAGATGCACTCTTGCTAAAAATAAAGAATAATTAGGAGGATTTGCGGCTGGCCGGTTTTACGATCGGTTTTGCCGGCCAGCGCAAGGTTTATGTTAGAAATTTACAAATGTATTAAATCATATCAAGATGTTCAAATTGGAACTTATTGGGTCGCTCGACCAAATCACTTCGTTTTTCAAAAAATTGAATCTCCTTCTGGAGTTGAAAAAACATATAAACATATATCTCCGTATGAATTAAAAACTTATTTTATTAAACTAAAAGAATAGAAAGGAATGGTGACATATGGGACTTGATTTTTATGGATTCTATTTGCGCAAAGGCGAAACCCTCGATGATTACTACAAAATGTCTTATGAGGATCAGGAAAAGCGTGAGTTGTTTTACGCACGCAAGGGTTGGGAACTTGTATATGCACTTCGTTGTGATACTCAAAATGATTGTACATCAAAACTTGAATTAGAAGATTGGGTTAATTTAATGAAAATCCTTTCTCCTATTGGCCCGTTCTTAAACGAAATCAATACTGCATATGCGACTCTTGAAGAACATTGGGATGATTTTGATAATATAGAGGATTTTAAGAATGCCTATCCAAGAGAGCATAAACTTGTGGATACATATGAAAAATGGTTTGATGATAATTTTGATGTATCTCCGCAATTAGGTTATGATTTCTCTGTTGGTTATATGGTTAATTTTTGGGAAGCATGTGATAACGTAATTGAATATTTGAAAGATCCAGATTATGAAGTTTGGATGATTGCGAGTTATTAAGGAGTTAGAATGGATATTAGACAAGGTAAACAAATTTTAGTAAAAGCTACTGTTACTGGAACAGTAACCGGACTCAATAGTGGTGAAAAGTATAGAGTTCAAATTGGCGATCAGACAATTTGGATTAAGCCAGAAGATGTTGACAGTGTAAAAGAGGATAAATAATCCTCTTTTGATTTTTATTAAAAAATATTATATAATTATTATATAAAGAAGAGGTGATAAATATGAGAGATCCTAAGAGAATTGATGAGGTTACCGTAAAGTTAAATGAACTTTGGCACAAGTATCCAGACCTGCGGTTTTGGCAGCTGCTTAGTTGTATTCCTTTCCCAAATGGGCCGGTAGATCCGTTCTATCTTGAAGATGACTTAACTATTGAACTTTTTGAAAAAGCTATTAAGGAGGGATTATAATGAAAATTGGAGTTGATGCACCCTGGTATAATGATCCAGTAGAGAGAACAGCTTTTAATCTTTATGCTATGAATTGCGATAAACTTGATAGTATTGCTAAAGATGTAGTAAGAAACTTTGGCTCAGATGCGGAAGGTGTTGAGATTGAAGATATTAAATATAGTTTTAATCTCAATGATGAAGATGCTGAATATGTATATGATAGAATACAGGAGTTGTTATAATGGACTGGGTAAAACTTATTTTGGGAATTTCTTTAATTATCCAAGAAATTCAAATTATTTTAATAAATAAACGGCTGGATGCTACAGAAGACCTTATCGTTGCCGCATTGGCAGATAAAATCAAAAGTATTTCAATTATGTCTTTAGATGATGATGACAAAGATAAAGGCGATTAAAAGATCGCTTTTTATTTTTATAAAAAAATATGATATAATATATATGTAATAAGGAAAGAGGTACAAGGAATGGGAATTATGTTTGATAAATTACCTTACAAAGAAGAACTTAAGGCTTGGATCGCAGCTTATGGCAGTTATAATAATGTTACAACTAATGAAGAGCCTGCGTCTCTTTATGAATTAATGAAATTTTGGGAGGACGCAAAATCTAAAACATTATATGATATGCTTGGGAAAAACTTTATTGTTGAAAAGAAAGTTTCTTTTACTCGTCGCAGTACTGAAATTGAAGATATTATGTATGAAAATCGAGATATGCGTAAGTTTATAGATCATTATACAGACTGGGTATTATATGAATCTAATTTTGACGAAGTTACTAGACATCGTTTAATGAGGCTTTGTGGATGGAATACTTTGGCTGATAATGAATATACTGGTCAGACTTTTAAGATTGCTATTGGTGACAAAACTATTGCTATTCAATCTGGATGTAAGCCTTCAAGGGTTATTGGTAAAATCGCAAATGCCGCAAATATTGAAGGATTTGAGCGTTTTAGAATTGCCCATTCCATGGCTTTAGATAAAAAGCGCACTACAGGAACTCTTTGTATTTCTATCCACCCGCTTGATTATTTAACTATGAGTGATAATGAGTATGACTGGAACTCTTGTATGAACTGGCGTAATGGTGGATGTTACCGTATGGGTACTGTTGAAATGATGAATTCTCCATATGTCGTAGTTGCTTATCTCAAAGGAGATAATAAAGTAATGAGATATTATGACTATGAATGGAATAGTAAAAAGTGGAGAAATCTGTTTATTGTTACTCCGCAGTGTATTACAGGTATTAAAGGTTACCCATATCAAAGCACAGAGCTTGATGAAGCAACAATTCATATCTTAAAAGAATTAGCAGAAGAAAATCTGGGCTATAAATACGGCGATACTATTTATGAACATCACTTTAATGAGAACTCTGAAGAAGTTGATTTAGAGGATAGTGAATGCGAAATTAATTTTAATTTTGAAACTGGATTTATGTATAATGATTTTGGCAATGATAATATCACTCATTTCATCTTAAATCCAGCAGTATTAAGAGATGAAGAAGAAGTTTATTGTTATTATTCTGGCAAAGCAGAATGTATGTATAGCGGACATGAGATTGATGGCTGGGATTATGATATTAATGAAGCCGATGAGGTAATTTGTAATAAATATATGAACAGGCTTGAATGTTGCTGCTGCGGAACTACCATCTCTGAAGAATTTGAATTAGATGGTGACTACTACTGCGAAGATTGCTATTATGAATACAGAAGTTTTGACCCGTTTGAAGGTGAATACCATCATAGGGATAATATGCACGAAATCTATTTAGTTTCCTCTCAAGAAGAATTAGAACAGCATAAAGATGATGAAGATTATTTTGTTAGTAATTTTCCAAGGTTTATGATTTATGATGATTGGGCCTTTGAAAATTACAACAGAGAAAATAATCCTATTCATAAAATTGTTTTTAAGGTAGTTAACACCATTTGGAATTATGAGTTTAATAAAAGATATGACTATGTTGTTAAAACAGAGCTTTCTGATAAAGTAATTGATATTATTGAAAAATCTATTAGTGGATATTATGATTAACTAATTGATTTTTATAAAAAAATATAATATAATATATATGTAAGGTAAGGGAAAAACCTTGACGAAGGCATTGCGAAGTGACAATAAACGGAAATGCGCGGAACACCATCGCGCCGCACTTACCTTACATTTGAAAAAATAAAAAATAAATAGTATAATATATATGTAAATAAGGAAAGGTTAAAAAAAGGTGAACAAAATGACAGACAAAAAGATGACAAAGAAGGATTTCTACAACATGATTAAGGACGCTATGGCTGACAACGCAGATGTAGTTGCATTCTGTGAAAAGGAGATTGCGGCAATTGATCACAAGGCAGTTAAGGCAAAGGAGAGAGCTGCGGCAAAGGCAGCTGAAGGCGACGCTTTGATGGACGCAATCGCTGCTGTTCTGACAGATGAACCTATGACAAATGCTGACATTCTGGCTGCAATCGCTGACGAGGAAGCTACAGTTAACAAGATCGCATATAGAACAAACGCTCTGGCTAAGGCTGGAAGAGCTGTAAAGACAGAAGTTACTGTCGCAGCTGAAGAAGGCGGTAGAGCAAGAAAGCTTGTAGCATATACAGTAGCGTAAGGAAGAGGACATAAAGTTCTCTTTTTTTTGAAAGTTGGAGGTTTGCTCGCCGCGCCGCCGGACGCCCGCACCGAAACCGCAAATAAAATTGCCTTTTAGAAAATTATATGGTAAAATATATAAAAGAGGTGTTTTATATGAAATATTGTTTAAGTAGTAGATTAGCTCCCCGTTTTTTAAGAGAAGCTGATGAAATAAAAGTTCAATTTAGAGATAGAAAATCTATCCCAGATTTATACCATAAATATGGAAAACCTATTATTTTATTTCCAGGAGACATATCAGAATATGATTGGGCTGAAATGAGACAATATGATCTACTTTGTAACTCTAATCTTATATTAAATCTTAGTAATTTAGAATTAGTTCAATATGCGAAAGAAAATAAAATAAAGTTTATGCTTAATACAGAAGCAACATCTTATTGGGAGTTAGAAGGATTACAAAACTTAGGTGCTAAATATGCTTATGTTGGTATTCCATTATTTTTTGATTTAGAGCATACATTAGATTTCGATATTCAAATTAGAGCTATTCCAACAGTAGCATATAATCATACATTACCGCATAACGATGGCGTTTGCGGCCAGTGGATTAGACCAGAAGATGTAGAAGAATATGAAGACTATATACAAGTATTAGAGTTTGAACCTTGTGACATCGTAAGAGAACAAACTTTATTTAAGGTATATTCTCAAGATAAAGAATGGCGCACAAGATTAGATATTTTAGTTGAAGATTTAGGTTCTCCCGCAATTAACAGAATGATTATGCCAGAAGTAATTGAAACTCGATTAAAATGTCGTCAAAATTGTAAATCAGGCGGTAGATGCCATATGTGCTATACCGCATTGAAACTGGCTGATCCTGATTTTTTGCCAAAACCAAAAGATTCTATTGTTGAAAAATAATAAAAAATATTATATAATATATATGTGAGAGGTTATATGGAATGAAAATACTGACAAAAAGTGAAGTTACTTTAATGGAAGATCTTTGCGAAGTTTCGCAAGAAACACTTAAACATGTATTATATAAATTTTTAAAACAGAATTATAAAGAAGCTACATATCACGAAGATTTTCTATTGGCAGAAGGTAATATTCCAATTGCGCTTGTTGCGCATATGGATACTGTGTTTAAGACTCCGCCAAAAGAAATTTTCTATGATCGTAAAAAGAATGTAATGTGGTCTCCTACTGGTATGGGAGCAGATGATCGAGCTGGAGTATTTGCTATTATTCAGATCATAAAAGCAGGTTATCGTCCACATATTATCTTTACAACAGATGAAGAAATAGGCTGTATTGGGGCAGAAGAATTATCTTATTTTCCTTGTCCATTTAAAGATCTTCGTTATATTATTCAGTTGGATCGTAGAAATAGTAATGATTGCGTTTTTTATGATTGCGATAATGAAGATTTTGAAAAATATATTGAATCTTTTGGATTCATTACTGCTTGGGGGAGTTTTACTGATATTTGCGAACTATGCCCGCAATGGGGTATCGCAGGAGTAAACCTTTCTATTGGATATAAAGATGAGCATACTACATCAGAAGTCTTATTTGTTGGACAAATGTTATCTACTATTGAAAAAGTAAAAAAGATGTTATCTGTTGAAAATATTCCAGAATTTAAATATATTCCAGCACCAGGCGCATATTATAATTGGCATTATCCAGCTTCATATTATAATTATGGATACGATTATGAAGATGATTATCCTATTGATCCTTTCCCATCCGCAGATTCAATTAAATACAAATGTCATAATTGTGGTAATGATTATGATAGAGATGAAGTTCTTGATGTTAAATTAATTAGAGGCGGTAAAGGATATTATTGTATTGATTGCCTTAACTCAAATAATGTTGAATGGTGCAAAAGTTGCGGAGAATGTTTTGAAATAGATCCAAAACATCCATATAGTCAATTTTGTAAAGACTGTGCTAAAAAGATAAAAAAGAAGCAGAGGTAATATGATTAATAAAGATGAATTAAAAAAACAAGTAAAGGCTGTAATTGAATATTCTCAATCACTTTCAAATGTTAATACAGATTTATTAATTGAAAAATGGCTTGAAGCAAAAAGAGATTTTATAGAAGCTTTTGATGGAGAATTAATTTATAAGACTAAAGAACCTGTTACCTTTGAATTAGATAGAGATCAACAAATTTCAAAACTTCAGAAATTTATTGATATGATTAATTCTAATTATAATTATCCAGAATTAATTGATTTTATTGATTATTATCAAAATGATTTTTTTGATAATAAAATGTCCTCATCATATAATAGACATGGTTTTAATATTGCTTCTGGAATGAAATTAACAAAAGCGTATAAAGAATTTGTTAATAACGAATATGATTTAGATAGAATCCAAACTGCAGCAAGTCGTTTAATTCAAGAAAATAAAATTACAGGATACCTTTGTTTGTCTGTCCATCCATTAGATTATTTATCCAGTAGTGAAAATAATAATAACTGGCGTAGCTGTCATGCTTTAGATGGAGAATACCGTGCAGGTAATTTATCTTATATGCTTGATAGTAGCACGATAGTTTGTTATATTTGTAATGATAGAAAAGAAAAATTACCTCGTTTTCCAGAATCTATTCCTTGGAATAGTAAAAAATGGAGAATGTTACTTTTTGTATCTGATAATTGGAATGCGGTTTTTGCTGGACGCCATTATCCATTCTTTTCTGAAAATATCATGGAAGTAGTACGTGAACGCTGGGCTGAAAAGGCAACGCCGGGTATTGAGAGAGCCATTTGGGGTGCTTCAAATGCTTGGAGTCATTGGCATGATGACTATTTTCAACAGATACAATTAAAAAAATGGTCATCTTTAGATGATTTTTCTACTAACGATAGATATGTTCCTATAAGAGATAAAATATATTCAATGAGGGCATTGGTTAAAGACCAATCTAAATTACACTTTAATGATTTATTAGAGTCAAATTTTTATATTCCTTATTACTGTTGGAATAAAATATCTCCAGCGCCAATAAAATTTCATATCGGTGCGCAAGTCCCATGTCTGATATGCGGCGATAATTATTTAACGGATACAGATTCAATGGTTTGCTCTCAATGTTTAGAACCTAATGGTTTTATTCATTGCGCAGATTGTGGAGAAATTGTTCCAGAAGATATGGTCTATTGGACTGGTCGCGCAGAAGATCATCCGATATGTATTGATTGCTACAGTCATTATTATGATAGATGTATTAATTGCAATATGATATATCATGTAGATGATCTTATATGGGATGAAGAAAGAGACCGTTATTATTGCGAAGATTGCTATAGAGAAAAAAATATGTTATAATAATAATATAAGGAGATAAAATGGCAAGAGGAAGTATTGCAAAAGAAAAAGTAGCTGAAAAAATTAAAGCTGCTTTTGGAGCAGATTTTGTTGGAGAAGTCGATAAAAAACTTTATGTTTGGGCTGATGATGGGGGTGAACGAGTTCAAATCGCTCTATCAATGACATGTCCAAAAGTAATGATTGAAACTATTAACACAAGTGAATTAAATTATAATACAGGTAGAGATTTTACTAATGATGATACGATTGCGGTGGCTCCTGAAAAAGTAGAGATTTCAGATAAAGAACGAGAGAATGTGCGGAAATTAATGCAAAGGATGGGACTATAATGGTAAAAATTGGAGATACAATTAGAATTGAATATATGGATGGTGAGCCTCAATATACGGGCAGAGAAGGTGTCGTTAGAAGCATCGACGATATGGGGCAACTTCACGGTTCGTGGGGCGGCTTAGCGGTTGTCCCATCGACAGATATCTTTACAATCATTGGACAAAAATAAAAAATTTTGTTATAATATTTATGTAAAATAAAGAAAGGCACATACAGCAAACATAAGATTATTCTTATATGCAGGTTCGATTCCTGTCTTATCAGCCAAAAATTTTGATGAGTAGCTAAATGGTTAAAGCAAGATAAAGTGCCTTGAATATGGCCCGTTAGTTCATCGGTAGAACTCGCGGCTGTTAACCGCACAAGGCTGGTTCGATTCCAGCACGGGCCGCTGTTCCACAACAAACTAAACCAAGAGAACACCGGTAACTCTCTATAAATATCCCGGTTTTCTAATTTTGCCGGCTGTCCGGGCGGTGAGGGCGTGGTCTTGAAAACCATTGATCGGAAACGATTTGCAGGTTCGAATCCTGTGGCCGGCGCTAAATTGGTCAAAGTAATTAAAGTATTTTAATTACTTTCTTAATTTATTTAAGAAATGCCCGCATACTCAAGTGGTGAAGAGGGTTCCCTGCTAAGGAACTAGATCGGGTGACTGGTGCGAAGGTTCGAATCCTTCTGCGGGCGCTGAGAGAGGTAATTATGGTTGTAAAACAATTTAAGTATTATGATGAAAATAATCATTCGCCAGAAGATTTAACCAAAGAATCTTTAATTACAGGATCTTTCTTAAAAGGCGCTGAATTTGATGAAATAAAAATTAAAGCATTTCCAGGTACTGTAGTTGAAATAAATGGTACGGCTGTAGTAATTGGTGATACTTGGAATTATGAAATCCCCAAAAGAGAAAATGTTAAAATTAGTACCGTGAAAATTATAGATAAATTTGATTTAATTGAGAATAACAAAAAGGCATATTTTATTTTAACTGGTATCCAGCATGAGGATTAAATATGACAAAATATTACTTAGTTAGAGAAGCAAGATTAAAATCACTATTATTACAAGAATTGCATTTAGCAGATTTAGAATCTGCTGGAATTGATAACTGGGAATATTTTGATCCAGATAATATAGAAGAAAAAAATTGGGTTTTAGATCACATAGAAGATTTTAATTCAATGGTAAAAGAGTTTAGAGATAAATACAATAGAGATCCAGTAGATGATAACGAATTGCGTGAATATCTTATTGATAACTGGACTACTGGTGATTTAAGACGATACTTTGTTGAAGAAGCTATTAAAAAAGATTACGAATTAGTTGAAAAATAAAAAAAATTATTATATAATATATATGTAAAGTAAGGAAAGAGATAAAAATCTGCCTTATAAATAATAAGATAGTTAATATCGTGGGTTCGAATCCCACCCTGGCCCGAAAGGGCCGGGTAGCCAAGAGGACAAAGGCTTAATTATCTTATCTGCGTACGCAAACCGCGTCTGTCCTGGCTCGGTATATAAATGCATCGGGATGGCAAGGAAACTGTACTTAGGAAAACCATTTAGAATAGTGCGTGAATAGAGATAACGGCTATTCGTTCTCTGTCCTGACTAGACCGGGACTTTAATCAATAAGTCTACGGGCAACGTGTCTAACCCGGAATGTATGGCACATATTGACCTGTCAAGTCAGTAGCCATCTTAGTGGTGAAACATCCACGACGATAGATGAGGATTGGTCTCCTTTGCAGAAGGCTTGACACCTACACAAATTGAACAACCTTGACGTGGTGTGTAGGCTTAGCTAGGCCCAGGGAGTCGGTCTACGTAAACCTAAACTGGATAGCTACCAATAGTTCAAATTCTTATCCCGGGTTACACTGGATCGGTCCCAGGTCGGGCTCATATCCCGAAAAGGCGGGTTCAACTCCCGCACCCGGAACTAACTCTATTCCCACTAAGCGAGATGCCGTAGAGTAAAGTGGTTATAACGAAAAGGGATAAAACCACTAAAATATATTTTGACAAAAATAAAAAAATTTGTTAAAATATATAAGTAAGCTGAAAAAGTTAATCCATATGGGAAATATTAACTTTTATCCAACTTCTAGGCGTTGGTTCGATGCAGATAGTAATAAGCTCGGTAAAAATTACTCCCTGTCGTCGGGGTCAAGACGTTAGCATATATGCGCCCTCAGCTTACATTGAGGGCAATGGGGTCAAGAAACAGCCTCCACGTGGCGACCCTGGATAACCAACTAATGTTTCGGTGCGGCTTCGGCACCTTAGGATAACCCAGCGATGGGCTAAAGCAGGAAGTAACGTAGTCTGCGGTTAGAAAACTGACTCCACAGAAAGCCATATAATATTGTGTCCGCTTCTCTCAACGTGCAGACGAGGGAATGTATGCGGCAGTCCTATGCCTTCGAGAAAGATTGGGATGGGAATAAGTTATGAAAATAATGATAATATGATATGTTACCTGGTACGAACATCGCCAAAGGTTAGTGCTGGGATAATCAATGCGCCGGCGTGTTAGACGAAACGCCATGCGCCGACATTGAAGCAAGTAAGTGGCATGAAAGCAGCACGGTGATGGGCGGGCTATGCTCAAAAGGCACGGACCCCAAACCAGCACCTCATCGCGCAGTAAATCGGAACAACACTTTTGAATAATAAATTGACAGTGGAAAATCAATTTTACAGATTAAGTATACAAAGCAAAAGTGTGCTGGACATAGTTTCAGAAAAATGGACTTATCCTCCTGAAATATGGAGACACCACTAAGCCGCAAGTTATAGAGTGAGTAAGTACAAGTAATTGTCGTCAATAAATGCGGGGACGTATTGAACTCTTCCAAGAGGTTGGGCAATAAAAGGAACGCTATAATGAACTATGTAAGATTCTACTGGTCTTCGCAAGATCAGAGTCCATGCCTGTTACTCGCTGAAAAGTTGAGTGTGAGAACGTGCGGCCAACCGCATAAGACGCAGGTATAAAAGGTCAATTCTCTCAGCCTATTAAGTTTTAAGTCCAATAGGACTTATTTCTGCGCCATTCGTATAATGGCTAATACTTCAGCCTTCCAAGCTGGAAACAAGGGTTCGACTCCCTTATGGCGCTTTTACCTCTCTTTCTAGGACAAATTAAGATAATTAATTTGTCCTTTTTTTTATTATACTTGAAGTGAAGAAAGGAGAAAGTTAATGATTGCAGTTGTAAAGAATGAACAGCAGATAGGAATTAAACGCTATGTTTGTGATAAATCAGACGAACTTTCTAAAATTGATCTTCGTACAACTCGAATGGGAAGCACTTGTTTTATCATAGAAGAAGATGCTAATTATATCTTAAATGGAGAAGGCAAATGAATTGCTGTAAAAAATGCTGAAGGTGGTTCAAGTTCAGAATCTGGCAATAATAGCAATGAAGAGCCAGGCGACACAATTCCTAGTGATACTCCACAATAGATAAAAATAATGCCTATATTTGGGATGCGGCGAAGTTTATTAAAGTAAATCCTATTTTGTTATATGGAAAACTGGGTTTTGAAAAAGATACTAATAAATTAAAAAATCATTATTATTAGTGATAGCTAATATTGTTAATAATATAGAGCGTAATTATAAAACTCCTTTCACTTTTGTTGAAAGGAGTTTTTTTTATTTTTATAAAAAAATATGTTATAATATATATACAAAGAGAGGTGATAGGAATGAAAATAGTTTATTTAGATATAGATGGCGTTTTAAATTGTGATTCCTCTCCAATATATATATATGATGTTTATGTTGGTATAGATGAGGATAAACTTCAACAATTAAAACGAATTATTGATGAGACTAATGCAGAAATTATTTTAACATCAACTTGGAAAACTCGTTGGTTTAAAGATCCATTAGATAAAGATTTTCAAGATGATTTTGGCAATGAGATTGATAAAAGATTTTCTGCTGTTGGACTTTCTATCTTAAATCGCACTTGGGAAAATGATTTATATTATAGAGGTCATGGAATTAAATCTTCTGTTCAAAAATATAAACCAGAAGCCTGGGTCGTTTTAGATGATGAGTATTTTCCAGATTTTAAGGAATGTGATATTGATAAGCATTTAGTAAAAACTGATTGGTATAATCTTGGGTTGACTGCGGAAAAAGCTGATTTAGCTATAAAAGTATTAAATGAAAATATTGAGATTGGAGAATTTAATTATGAGCAAATGGAAAGTCACATCGGAAAATAATAGTAATAATAGAGGTTTAAATTTTATTGATGCTTTAGAGATATCTCTTATTACTATGAAACTTTGTGGGGTTATTGATTATAGTTGGTGGGTAATCTTATCTCCATTCATTATTGAATTTGTAATAACTATTATTGTTCTTTTATATGTTATAAATAAAAACTCTTAATTAATTCTGATTGTAAAATCCAAAAGTTGAAAAATTAAAAAATAAATGATATAATATATATGTAAGTTAAGGAAAGGTAATAAATAACAGGAAATGGTACCACCTGAGTAGCCAGCCTCAAGTCCGAGGTCGCTGAAGGAAGAAGCGATACAACAGTACCTCTGGTTAGAAGGAGTCATGATCTTCGGAATTTCGACCATAGAAAGTAGAGGAAGTCGTAGAAAGTAGCTTAAACCTTTCTTAATTTATTTGAAAAAATTAAAAAAATATGATATAATATATATGTAAAAAGTCATTACAAGGCGAATTCTCTCTTGCGTTGCAAAGTAGGAAAGAAAGATGGACAACATTCTCTCAGGAAGTGCCTCAAAATAAAAACGCTGAGGATAAGTAGCACCGGTACCTAGGAATCGCACGGAATAGAAGAGCCGGCCGTGCTGAAGAAGTCCAAAAGTAGTGACAATTAACCCCAGATGGCGTAACGGGTAGCCGCCCGGGACTTAAAATCCCGTGATCGAAAGGTCGTGCCGGTTCGAATCCGGCTCTGGGGATTATGTCTTGGTAGTACAATGGTTAGTGCGTCGCCTTGCCAAGGCGAATATACGGGTTCGATTCCCGTTCAGGACTCCATATCGGGATGTGATGTAACTGGTAGCCATGCCAGTCTTAGAAACTGGTGCCTTGTGCGTGTCGGTTCGAGTCCGACCATCTCGACTTAGCTCCCGGTTCCGCGTTAGTCCGGGCAGAGCGTTAACACGGATTTAGCACTTAAACTACCACCGGCACTCAACCTCGGCGTCCTTAGAGATATGCGGGTCAGTGATATGTGGCTACAGCGGAAAACGCTATATAAAGAAGCGAAGTAAAGTGCTCTCAGGTTTGAGGTTATCCCGCACCCATAAAAGGGAGAAAACCTCACTCATTTGGGTTGGTATCCATAGATGGCGATTGGGGCGGGCTGTAAACCCGTTACGTAAGATACACCGTAGGTTCGATTCCTACCCAACCCACTTTTAGAAAGAAAGGACAGAATAAATGACGGGAAATTGGAACATTGATGTACAGGTTAGTAAATTGCCGCAGAAAGTTGCTACGACAATGGCAAATCTAAATGAAGTTATGACTGGAGCTGAATATAAAGAAATTGCATATCTCGGCTCTCAAGTGGTAAATGGTACAAACCATGCGGTTTTGGCAAAACAGACTGTTCTAACTGGTAAAGATACAACTAACATTGTAATGTTAATCTTTAATGAAAAACCAGGAGATATGACCGCAACTCTTGTAAATATTGAGCATATTTTAGATAGCGGAACAGGTCTTGGTGGCGTAACAATTAATGACACTTTCGATATGGATGAAAACGCAAAAGCAACTTGGGATGATGCTTTTGAGATTTATATAGGACTAAGATTTGAGCCATTCGCTTACCTTGGAACAAAGATGACAAAAGGTTTAAATCATATCTTTATGGCAAAAACGATCTCTGCAGGACCTGACGACGATGTTTCTGTTGCTCTTGTAGCTGTAAATCAGATGACACATAGAGTATTTGTTTCTGATGTGTTTGAAGATAAAACTGAAGCAACATTAGGATACGCTTTTACTTGGATGTAAAAATTAAAACTGCTCCATTGTAATATGGAGCTAGCTATTGGGGTGTGGCGAAGCTGGTAAACGCAACCGACTTTGACTCGGTCATTCGGGGGTTCAAGTCCCTCCACCTCAGCTAAGACTATACCGACTCAACTTCAGTCTTTAAATAAAGTAGAGTCTTCTTGGGCTGTGGGACTGCCAGGGGTGGTCATCTGCCTTGCAAGCAGAATATCAGATGGGTTCGACTCCCATACGGTCCATTAGTTTAACCAACTATAAAGGTTCGACCAAGATGTTTGTATTTGTCGCAAATTATGTCGTTAAACTATCCCCAAAAATACTATCCTTAGTATTTTTGGTTTATTCAAATACGAAAGGAGAAAATTATGAATAAACCAACAGTAAGAAAAATTAGTGGTATTGCGATTTTAACTTCACTTTATGTAGTGCTTAGTGCTATGATGAAAATCCCACTTATTGGAGCTATCTCTTTGGATCTTGGCTATATAGCCTTGACGGTAGGATGTGCGATGTTTGGTATGTGGGGTGCTTTTATCGGAGCGGTAGGATGTGGTATTGAGAGTATTTTATTCTCTCCATATGGATTCAGTATTGGTTGGTTCGTTGCTAACTTAATTATTGGATTAGGATGTGGATTTGTGTTTAAGCATACTGAAAAAACTTGGAAAAGAATTGTTGCAATTATTTTCTTTGTAGCCCTCGGTATTCTTGTTGCAAAAACTGGAATTGAATGCTTCTTATACAGTATTCCATTTGAAGTAAAAATTATAAAAAGTATGGTGGCATTTGCTATTGATACTATTACCATGATTATTGGTTTAGCTGTTATAAAAAGAGTGGTAAAATAGCCACCTTTTATCGGGATATAGCTCAGTTTGGTAGAGCGCGTCGCTTGGGACGATGAGGTCACAGGTTCGAATCCTGCTATCCCGACTAAGACCTCTACTCGTTCAATCCTGGTCTTTAAATAGGATAGAACTTCATGCCCTTATAGCTCAACTGGATAGAGCAACGGTCTTCTAAACCGTAGGTCGCTGGTTCAAATCCAGCTGAGGGTGTTATTTGATCCCGTAGCTTAGTTGGTAAAGCACGTGACTTTTAATCACGGGAGCGAGAGTTCGAGCCTCTCCGGGGTCACTTTTTAGGAGATATATATGAGAGAATTATCAGAAGTAATTATTGATTTATTAGATCATATTCCAATAGATAATCAAGGACTAAGATTAGATTTAGCTAAATATAAAAATTGTGAAAATACGATTGAAAATTGGAACGCAGTTGGTGATATATTATATACTTGGGTATTTTCAGATTTTTATCCAGAAATCAGTTGGCAAGATTGGGTTGAACGTATCTGGACTGGTGACGAAGAATAACCGGGTGTAGCTTAAAGGTAAAGCGGGCTCCTTATAAGGGCAAGAGTGGAGGTTCAATTCCTCCCATCCGGACTATGGAGGTATATATGGCACATAGATATAAAGATCCTTATTCAGGTAAGTCCAAAAGTATGCGTCATGCGCACCTCCGCAAAGAAAAAAGAAAACTTAAACATTTAATTGATATTGGCGGTGACCATTGGTATCCGTGGCCTGTAGGATGGAGTGACTATGATTGGGATTGGAATACAATGCGTGGCATTCCTGCCGAAGGAGCTTACATTCAGAGAAGATGGCGCGGCCATCGCAGTAAGTATCTAAAAACATATGGGCATCGTTACGCCAGAAGAAATAAGAAAATGAATGTTTATGATTCAACTTATAACAAATCCTTTGACTTTTGGTGGGAATTAGATTAAAATTATCTTGGTGGCGAAATAGGTAGACGCTGAGTTAATAGGATACGAGGTTTAGCGGAGGTGACAGCTTATGACGACCAAGGCGAAAACTATGTAAGGTGCAAATCCTTACCCAAGATATATGGGGTTGTAAATGGAAATCGATTGGCAGTTGAGGTCAAAATTCGCAGCGAGGTAGTGACTCTAACCACTAAATTAAAAATTAAACGCAAACTTTATTAAAAGCACATTCGCAAAGATCAAGAATTTCTTTGCTCCTTCCTATCAAGTAGCTTTAGCTTGCTAGTTAGAGTATAAATTAAAGCAAACGGAATAGGTGCGCTCGCCGCTTAATCCGATCTCATATGCGGGCTGCCGCAAACAAAAGTTCTCAAATAATATGTTTGCTAAGTTAATATTTGAGTAAGCTGTGGATAAAGAGAATTGCGATAGTATACTGAACAAGACCGGGGTTCGACTCCCCGCAGCTCCACTATATGGGGCCATCTTCGGGAGACAAAGGGGCAACGATGACAACATTGTGAGTATGTCCAATGGCAAGAGGCTGGTTCGTCACCAGAAACGAGGGTTCAAATCCCTAGGGCTCCACTAAAAGGGACATCTGACCTAGCCAAAGCCGTAACGCGTGGCTGTAAATAACGTGTGGTGTCAGATACATATCAACTGTTGGTAGAAGGCTTGGTTGATATAATAATTGGCTCTGTAGCTCAGACAGTAGAGCACGACACTGAAAATGTCGGTGTGGATGGTGCAAGTCCATCTGGAGCCGCTTTTTATTAGGAGGAAATAGGAAAAATTAAAAGAACGAGATGGTGCAAAATCGTTTCCAAGATAGCATATCCGCCGCGGTAAGGAAGATGCAGGGTTAAGCGTCCTGCTCTCGGAGGCCTAGCCTAATAATTAGGAGGTATTTTATGCGTAGAACAAAAGCAGAACGTCGCCATAATGATTGGAGAAAAATCCATAAAAAGGCAAATATTATTAGACACGTTTGGGAAGATGAAGGATGGTATAAAGATTTTTGGGAAAAACAAAAACATCGTTTAAGCAAAAATAAAATTCATTGTTCATGTCCTATATGCTCCGCAAAAACTAACCGTAATGGTTATAAGATTTCTGATTTGAAAAAATTAGAATCATTACAATATTCATTAGATGAAAACGAGATGAATATGAAAGTACTTCCTCGACATATAGAGTGGTAGAAATACCACTCTTTTTTGACTTACTTTTTATTTTTTGGTATAATAAAAAGTAAGGAGAAAAAGATATGAATAGTTTAATTTATCAGATTAATGAAAAACCTCCAATTAAAGAGGCTATTATTCTTGCGTTCCAACAGGTTTTGGCAATTATGGCAGCTACAATTACAGTACCAATGATTATTGGTAATGGTCTTGATCCTTCTGCCGCAATTTTCGGAGCTGGTATTGGAACTTTTATTTACCTTTTTTTTACTAAAATGAGAAGTCCAGTATTTCTTGGTTCAAGTTTTGCTTTTATTGGCTCAATGACTGCGGCATTCGCAGGAGCCGCAACAATAGGACTTGGATATCTTGGTCTCATTATTGGCGCAATTTTTGCGGGTCTTATATATGTGATTATTGCGGCTGTCGTTAAAGCGGTCGGAACTAACTGGATTGAAAAATTGATGCCTCCCGTTGTAATCGGTCCAACAGTGGCGATTATAGGGCTCGGCTTAGCAGGCAGCGCAATCACTAATCTTACTACTGGTGGTTATTGGGGTATTCTATGCGGTATGATTGCTTTATTTACAACAATGCTTGCTTCCGCATATGGCTCTCCAAGAGTAAAAATGATTCCATTTATCTTCGGTATTTTTACAGGATATATTGCCGCTTTAGCAATATCTTGTGCCGGTATCCCAATTATTAATTTAACTATTTTCTCTAATATACACTTATTTTCCATTCCAAATTTTGTATTCATTTCTGCGCTCGGTGCTTTTTCTGAATTAACTCCAGGATATATTGGAACAATTGCCGTTGCTTATGTTCCGGTAGCATTCGTCGTCTTTGCGGAACACTTAGCCGACCACCGCAATCTTTCTACAATAGTAAACCAAGATCTACTTAAAGATCCGGGTTTACATAGAACATTACTTGGTGATGGTATTGGATCTATTGGTGGAGCAATATTCGGAGGTTGTCCTAATACAACATATGGCGAATCCATTGCTACAACAGCTTTTACTAAATCAGCTTCAACATTTGTAATTGCGGTTGCGGCATTAGAGTGTTTAATCATTTCCTTTATTGGCCCAATTGCGACAATCTTGTCAAGTATTCCCGCATGTGTAATGGGTGGAGTTACAATGCTATTATATGGTTATATTGCTTCTTCTGGTTTGAAAATGTTTAAGAATGTTGATTTTGAAGATATAAATAATGTTATGATTATTTCAATTATTTTAATAACTGGAATTGGTGGTTTAACCTTATCTATTGGCGCAATTACTTTAACTTCAGTAGCTTGTGCTTTAATTCTTGGAATTATTACTAATTTAATCTTACCTCATAAAAACTAATTTGAAAAAATAATAAAATTATTATATAATAATACTGTAAGAAAAATCTTACAGTATTTTTCTTTAGCTGAAAAATTAAAAAATATATAATATAATTATTGTATAAAGAAAGGAAAAGAAGATGAAATTTGAACAAATGCAATTAATCTTAGAGCCTATTTCTATTGAAAAATTATATTATTCTGATAAGGTCGATGATGATACTCTTGCTGAAGCAATGTTACTTAATTGGGAAGATCATGGTTCTCTTGTAGGAGATGATGAATCTTGGAGATTATTAACAGAACTAGGTAATAACTTCATTTTTGATGACGTTTTAGATGAATATGATACTTATAAAAGTTGTGCATATAGAACTTTAATTATTAAAGTTAAAGACAGATATTTTGCGTATTATTATACTGATAATTGTTATGATAGCGAATGTTACGATTGGGAAGAAGTTAAACCAATTCCATTTGTTAAATATGAAGTAAATTATATTCCTATAAATAAAGAGGTAGTATTATTCTGTGACGCTACTGATAGTTATACAAAGCTGTTTGATAAAAAATAGAAATTTGAAAAATAAAAAAAATATGATATAATATATATATAAAGAAAGAGGTAATAAATATGTTGAAAATTATTGTTACAGAAAAAGCTTTTGAAGATAAGGATATTGGATACGATTCACAATATGCCTTATATTGTGAGATTGAAGTTAATGAAGGTGCTACTTATGAAGAAGCAATGTATGCTTGGTTTAAAGCATTAAAAGTTGCTGGTTATTCTCCAGAAGGAATAGATAAGTTAATGAACAGAATGGACCTGTAGCCAAGGAGTTAAGGCAGGGGTCTGCAACACCCCGATCGTCGGCGCGCATCCGACCTGGTCCTCTTTATGTTGGCCTTAGCACAATGGTAGTGCCCTGGATTGTGGCTCCAGTTATATCAGTTCAATTCTGATAGGTCAACCTGATTTGTGGCGGTGATGGAACTGGCATACATATCTGGCTCAAACCCAGAGTTTTGCGGGTTCGAATCCCGCCCGCCGCACGTAAATCATAGTTGGGGACATCAGCCCGTCTATATGGCGGTGGTAATTTTTGGGCGACTGATGCGGTCTGTTGGAGTTGGGGTAAACAGACATAAATATATCTGGGTAGACTTAAAGGAGGCCGGGCCTCCAATAGACTCCAAATCTATCGTCAAAGGGTTCGACTCCTTGCCTGGGTGCTATGAAATATATTATATTATTAGGAATGATTTTTTGCCACATTATAGAAGATTATGGAATGCAAGGTATTTTGGCTTCAATGAAGCAGAAAAAGTGGTGGGAGGAAAATACAACAAATCCACTTTATAAATATGATTACATTCCCGCATTAATTGAACACGCTTTTGAATGGTCTTGTATGATGTTAATGCCAATGTTAGCTTGGTGTTTATTTACAAATACAGATTGGCATATTACTATTGTAATAATGGTATTAATTAACACCATTATTCATGCGCTCATAGATGATCTAAAAGCAAATAAGTTCAAAATTAATTTATGGCAAGATCAACTTTTCCATTTAATTCAAATTATTATTACTTGGAAAATTATGTTTCGTTAGCAGAATAGCTTAACTGGCAAAAGCAATCGGTTCATACCCGATAGAGTGTGGGTTCGACTCCCACTTCTGCTACTTATCGTCCCATATATCAACGGGAGATTGTGACTCTTACAAAGTCAAGGCTGTAGGTTCGAATCCTACTGGGACGACTTTTCTCCTCTTAGCTCAGATGGACAGAGCACTGGTCTACGAAACCAGGTTTCGCATAGGTTCGAATCCTATAGAGGAGGCTTTTTATATGAAAAGGAGTTTGATATGAATATAACAGAAGATATCTTATTCCGCAATCTATCACAAGGAGATATCACTTTTGATATGGTTGCGGATAAAATTATAGATTATATAGATAAAGATCCAGAAAAAGATTATATTTTAGCCATTGGAACAGATTCTCAAACTTGTTCTGAAACCAAGGTAGTTTTATCTATTACACTTCATAGATTGTATAATGGTGGTATTTTCTTCTTACATTCTAAATATCATAAGGCGTATAAAAATAATCAATTACACCAAAAGTTATATGAAGAAACTCAAGCTTCTTTAGATGCTGCGGAAATCTTAATTGAAAAATTGAAAAATAAAGGTCTTGATATTCAAAAAGAAAACTCTCATATCCATTTATCAATTCATATGGATGTTGGTAAAAATGGCCCAACAAGTAAATATATCCAAGAGTTAGAAGGATGGGTGCGCGCAGTGGGATATGATTATGAAATCAAACCTAACTCATATGCTGCTTCTACAATTGCCGATAAATACTCAAAATAAATTGATTTTCAAAAAAATAAATGTTATAATATATATGTAAAAAATAAGGAGAAAAGATAAATGACAAGAATTTTTTTATCCAATGTAAACAGTTCGACTGGTGTAAGACTTAAGATTTCACCTCCTTGGATTACTTGCATTAATGAAATCCGGGCAATGTTTGACGGAGATCCTCAAATCGCTTGTAATATAACTTGGACAGGCGAACCATCTATCGTACTTTCTACTAACAATCCAGAAAAGGCTGTAGCTATTCGTAAGTTGCTCCCAGAAAAGATTAATTATGGTAATGTTGATCTAGAAATTGGTGTAGAATGTGGAAAAAAGCTTCCTAACTTGGCTTTTGCTTCTAACAAAGAATTATTCGAAACTGCTTTTAAAGGAAACCCCGCATTCTGCTATTGTGTAGCTCCTGCGCAGGAAGGATATAGATATATTGATTTTACCTATGTTGTTTTCAAGAAGGAAGTTGTTCAGTTCTTTAATGATAACCTTAATGATGCACATGGCATTATCAGTACTCTTTATCAGGATATTGCTGGTGACTTATTTAGAGATCTTACATCTGTTGGTGGTCAGGTTGCATATTGTACAGAAATAGGATCAGAGCTAAACAATGGTAAACAGTTTGGCCTCCACTTGGTCGAGTGGCCGTAAGATTTAATCCCACCACCTCGAACCAAGTAATAATTGGTGGATAGCCGGCAAAGCGAGGGAACTCCAGGGTAAGACACTCTGCGCGCGGAGGTTGTGCTTCGTAGTGATTATCGAAGAAGATAATAAGAAGTTGGGACACTGAGAGGAGAGAACCTCCATTAATAAAACATCGTTGCAACCCACTCGATAATCTTTATTTGAAAAATTAAAAAATAAATGTTATAATATATATGTAAATAAAGAAAGGAGTAAAAATTATGTGTGAAGCATTATATCAATACTTAATGGATGAAGGTATTTTAATTGATGAGGATTACATTGACGATGAAACTTTCTATATAATGGCAATGGATGCCGATATATGCGAGTGTAGCTCAGTAGGCTAGAGCACAGTGCTGATAACGCTGGGGTCGAGTGTTCGAATCACTCCATTCGCACTTAAAGACAGATACAGCAATATTGAAAATTATACTGGATTAGACTTTTGAACTAAAATCATATAAAAAATATCTGTCTTGTTATGGTCTCGTGGCGCAACTGGTTAGCGTATCGCCCTGTCACGGCGAGGGTTGCGGGTTCGAATCCCGTCGGGACCGCTTAAGTCGCTTACAGCAAAAAATCTGATGGTAGCCAAAAGGTTAAGGCAACAGTATTCCAAACTGTCTATTGGTGGTTCAATTCCACTCCAAAACAAAAGCGACTTGAAATATGCTGTCATCGAATAAGAGGTTAGTTCACAACCCTTTCAAGGTTGCAATACGGGTTCGAGTCCCGTTGGCAGTACTTCTGGCGATATCGAATAATGGTTTAGTTCGCTACCCTCTCAAGGTGGAAATCGTGAGTTCGAATCTCCGTATCGTCACTTAAAGACACTTTCAGCAATTAACTCTCGGTTTTGGACCCTGAGATTACAAGTTCGAATCTTGTCTCCCCCACTGTTATGGGGGAGTAGCTAAATGGTAAAGCACAGTAAAAGGTGTCTTGATTTCTGCCGGATTAGTATATCGGTATTACAGTGGTCTTGTAAACCTCTGAGGGCGGTTCGATTCCGTCATCCGGCACGACGCGCAGAGAATAGACGAATAACTGCGATCATATAAGAATTCCTAGGTCAAACTTATATGATAAGGGGCGTGATGCCCAACCTGAAATTTCTTTATTAACTAGAAGGTATTTCTTGAATCTCTATTCAAAAAGGGTATAAACCTACCGGACATGGTGGTTCTCCGGAGTCCGTGCTGTGCCCGCGGTATAAAATAATGGGCAGTCCCGATACTTGAAAGTAGAGCATCACCACCAACACCAAGGCGAAGTTTTTACTTCGCCTTTTCTTTTTTTAAAAAATATGTTATAATATAATTATGATTAGATTAGAAACATTTACAAATAAAAATGAAAAATTATTAGAATTTAATTTTAATGAACCTAAGTTTAATGTCGCTCAAAGAGAACCCTACTGGATTACTATTAATGCGGCAAAACAAACACTTACCATTTGCGGCAATTCATTTATTGCTTATGATACTGAAGTGGGGCGAGTTACCGCAAATACAGATGATTTTAATTTTGCTAAATCTTGGATTCAATCATACTATAAAGAAAATAAAAAAATACTTTTAATATCTTCTTGTGCGGATGAACCTTTATTTATTTTCTATGGAACTACAATTAGCATTAGTAATATAAAAAATGATTATGCGGAGTTTTCTGTGGATGATAAAAAAATCTTTATAAATAAACTTCACTGGTTAATTTTAACTCGCGCATAAGGGGAAAGTTTTGCTGGTAACCCACGCGAACGGCCGTTGCCGCCAAAGAATCGCATATGGAAAATTTTTGATAAAAATTATAAGCTTAGAAATAAAAATAAAAAGGAGAGTATCTTTAAATGAGCAGAAAAAGTTCACAAATTAATAGAACAATATTAATTGATCAACTTGGAACAAAATGTTGTAATTGCGGAAAAGAATGTCATGATTTAATAATATATCACCATATAGTACCTATTAGTTTAGGGGGTAAAGATATTATTACAAATATAGTTCCTATATGTACAGAATGTCATAATATACTACATCATGGAATAAGTGAAGACAATCATATTTCTCATTCAGAACTAATAAAAGCAGCAATAAAGAAACAAAAAGAATCAGGTACTTATACAGGCGGAAGAAAGAAAACTACTTTAGAAGATATTCCAGATCAATTTTTTGATTATCTTAATAAAATAAAAAACAATGAAATAACAAAAACTGAAGCTGCAAGAAAGCTAAATTGTAGTAGAAGTACTATTTACAAATATTTACAAATACTTGAAAAATAATAAAAATTATGATATAATAATAATGTAATAAAAAAGACCCTAACAGCAATTTCTAGTTTATGGATTGTGCCATTTTTTCAATAATAGACTTAGGGTCTTGAAAGGAGAAAAAGGAAATGACTACATTTTTAAATGCCCTTAAAGATGAAACCAATTTCACTTATACCGAAAATGGTGGCATCACTCATAAGACAACCAAAAGTGATCTTTTAGATATGTTTGCTATGGGGGCGGCAATGCGTAATCGCTCTGACGAAGATGTTATTTTAATGTTCCGTAAGGCATATGTGGAAAATCCTACTTATGCCTTAAAGTGTCTTTTCTATATCCGCGACATTCGTGGCGGCCAGGGAGAAAGACGCTTCTTCCGCCTTTGCTTAACTGATCTCGCTAAGCAGGATCCAGAAGCAATGCGTAGAAATATCAAGAACATTCCTGAATATGGACGCTGGGACGACCTTTACGCACTTATTGGGACTCAAGTTGAAGATGATATGTGGAAGTTTATGAAGCATCAGCTTGTTCTTGACACTCAGTCTAAAACTCCTTCACTTTTAGCAAAGTGGATGAAATCAGAAAATACTTCATCAAAGGAAAGTAAGCGCCTGGGTAGACATACAAGAGTCCAGATGCATATGACTCCACGTCAGTATCGTAAGACATTATCTATCCTTCGTGAGCGCATCAATGTTCTTGAAAGACTTATGTCTGCTGGTCGTTGGAGCGAAATTGAATTTGATAAAATCCCTTCGAAAGCTGGTTTTATCTACAAAAATGCGTTTGCTCGTCATGATGTTGAGCGCATGATGCAGAATAAGAATATCCAGTCTTATAAGGAATTTATCCAGGATGAAACCAAGAGAGTAAACGCAAAAGACCTTTATCCATATGAGATTGTTGGTGAAGCCATTAATATTACCAAATACTCATATAATAAGGCTGATACCTTTGACCGTACTATAGTTAATAAGTATTGGGATAATTATTTGGAATCATTTGATGATTTTAAGTTTAATGGTATCGCAGTTGTAGATACTTCCGCTTCAATGCTTCATTATGGAGACAAAAATCAGCCAATGAACATCGCTATTTCTCTTGGTTTGTGCTGTGCGGAAAAAGCAAAAGGCCCTTATCATAATCACTTCATTACTTTCTCTCATGATCCACAGTTGATTGAGATTGAAGGTGTTGACTTTGTTGATAAGGTTAAGAGAATTTACTCTAAGAATATTTGTGAAAACACTAATATTAAAGGTGTCTTTGACCTTATTCTTAATACTGCTATTAAGAATAACTGTGCTCAAGCAGATATCCCAGAAAATATCATTATCATTAGTGATATGGAATTTGATAGTTGCGCTCGGCCTGGTTGGTATTCATACTCAAAAACAGAGTTTCCTACTTTCTCAAAAGCAACTATTAATACGGAGCTTGAAAAGATTGCTATTGAATGGGAAAAGTATGGATATAAGATTCCAAACCTTGTATTCTGGAACGTAGATGCTCGTCAAAATAATATCCCAATGATTGGAGAAGGTGCTTCATTTGTCTCTGGCATGAGTCCATCTATCTATCAGACAATTGCTACTGGCAAGACTGGCTATGACTTGATGATGGCGAAGCTTGACTCTCCACGATATGAAATAGTAAAATAATATAATTTTGGACAATTTTAATAAAATTATTTAATATTATTTTAAATAATTTTATGGCAAAACATAAATAAAAATGCGAAGGAGATAAAAATATGCGTAAAGCGATTATTAATGAAACTGAATATATTTTAAATAGCTACTACACGGAACAAAATGGACGTTTACATTTATTCATTAACAATGAAAATACTTCTTACGATTTAAATAAATTAAAAACAGATATTCAAACTGGGCCAGTAGCTATTTATGAAGATGATTTAAAACTTGGAGATTTTTCTAATTATACACTATTGCGCAGCATGGAAATTAGAGTAGATACAGAACCTCAAATCTATGTCATTACTGACGCAATTAGCCCAAGCGCAATTATTGATGCTCTTCAAAATAAAGTGGATTCATTAGAAGGCAGAATTATTGAATTAGAAAATATTGTTAGGAATCTAACAAATCCAGAAGAAGTAAATGTATAATAAAAAATCCCTGGTTAAATCAGGGATTTTTTTATTTTATATAAAAAATATGATATAATATATAAAAGAAAGGAGAGGTATTATGGATAAAGTCAAAGAAATTGCTTTATTAGCATCTGAAAAATATGATTTAGATTATGAAAAATGCTATAATATAACTTCTTTTTATTTTTTGAAACAAGAGGGGAAAATAAAGGAAGAAGATATTCCAAAAGAATATGCGTATTCAGTTATGTTATTATATAAAAATCCAATTAGCTCTTATATTCATTATAGAACTGAAATTATATATTCAAAAGATTTATATGCAAAAGCAATTAAAAATGCTGAAATTGAAGTATCGGGAGGAGATGATCCAAGATGTCCGTGGTGGAACGCTTAAACGCACATTATCAACACGCAAAAACCAAAGTTGATGAAGATAGAATTATTGGTATATTTTTGGCTGGCAGTCAAAATTATGGAACTGCCTTAGAAACTTCTGATGTTGATACAAAACTGTTAATTGTACCAAGTTTAGAAGACATTTACAAAAATAAAAAAGGAGATAGTTCTACTTCTAAATTACCAGATTCAAAAGAACAAATAAGCATAAAAGATATTCGAGTTGCTTTATCTGAATTAAAAAAGCAAAATCTTAATATGCTCGAAATTCTTTATACAGATTATAAAATTATCAATCCTGGATATAAAAATATTTGGAATGAATTAGAAAAATATAAAGAAGATATTGTTCGTTATGATAAAATGACTGCGGTAAAAACAGTTAAGGGTATGGCACTAAATGCTTATGATAGATTATATACTCCAGAAGGAGAGATTAGTTGTAAACAAGTCGCAAATTTAGTGCGATATGAATACTATCTTAAAAATTATATAAATAACCTTCCTTATGAGCAATGTTTGCGGCCGCAGGGAGAAGATCGCAATTATATTATGCAAATCCGCAATCATGAAATTGGAGCGAATGCACTTCAATGTATTGCAGATCATTCAATCGAAACAATTAAAGTATTAATTGACGCTTATACTAAACGTATTGATGTAGAAGAACCAAATGAAGAAGTTGAGATATTATTGCATGATTGCTGTAAAGATTTTATAGATACAGCCTTAATAAGTCAACTTTCACTGAAAGAGGTGATATAATGTTAGATAGAGAAAAAGTAATAAAAAACATATGGATAATGGGAGATGTCCATGGCGATTGGCTTCCAATTCGGAATTTCTATATGTATCATAAAAATGAACTCTCTAAAGATTTTAGGGAAAATATTTTAATAATACTTGGAGATTTTGGTGGAAATTTTTATTTAAATAAAAAAGATGATAAGTTTAAAGATAAAATAGAGTATTATCCATTAACTTATTTTGTAATTAGGGGGAATCATGAAGAACGTCCTTCTGTATTAGCTAAAAATTACCCATCAGACTGGCATAAAGAGAAATTCTTTGGCAATACTGTTTGGAATGAAGATAAACATCCAAGGATTTTATACGCATTAGATCAAGGCGGAGAATATGAAATTGCTGGAAAGTCTGTATTGGTAATACCTGGAGCATATTCAGTTGATAAATGGTACAGGATACAAAATCATTGGTCTTGGTTTCCAGAAGAGCAGTTGAACGAAAAAGAACAAATAGATATATTAAATAATTTGAAACCGCATTATGATTATATTTTATCTCACACTTGTCCACATATATGGCATCAATATATAAATGATTTATTCTTATCTTCAATAGATCAATCACAAATTGATTATAGTATGGAAGATTTCTTGAATAAAATTGCGGCAAGTACTTCTTGGCAGCACTGGTATTGGGGACATTATCACGATGATCGGGATATACCAGAAAACGCAACCATGTTATATCATTTAGCTATTCCTTTTGGATATTCAATAAATGATTATCAAAAAGATTCTTTTTTGAATAATTAAAAAAATATGATATAATATATATATAAAGAAAAGAAAAGAAAAAATGGAGGTGTTGAATATGACATTCGAACAAAAGATTCAAGCATTAATTGCTAAAGCAAAAGATAACACAATTGATGAAGCTGAAATTGAAAAAATCTTCTCTGATGATGAAGAATTAGAAAAAGCATATGACGCTCTTTATGAAGCTAATATTCAAGTTGTGTTGCCAGATTTTGATGAAGAAAGTAATGATGATTTAAAATTTAATTCAGTAAGCAATTCAGCTAAAATTTATATGCGTCAAATTCACACTATTCCGTTACTTAGTCCAGAACAAGAATTATATCTTGCGAAACGAGTAGTCGATGGGGATACTGAAGCAAAAAATAAATTAGTTGAATCAAATCTTCGCTTAGTAGCTTCTATCGCAAGAAAATATGTTGGCAAATGTAATCTGAGCTTTTTAGACCTTGTTCAAGAAGGTAACCTTGGTTTATACAAAGCTGCTGATAAATATGATTACACAAAAGGATTTAAGTTTTCTACATATGCTACATATTGGGTGCGCCAGGCGATTAGTAGAGCCATTGCTGACCAGGGCAGAACAATTCGTACTCCAGTTCATGTCGTAGAATCATTGTCTAAAATTTCTAAAGCAAGAGCCGAATTACTTCAGACTCTTGGACATGAACCAACAGAAGAAGAAATTGGAGCTGCTACTGGTTTAACCGCTGAGAAAGTAGCAATGTACCTTGCCGCATCTAAAAACCCCCTGTCTATTGATAAACCAGTTGCGGAAGATGATGATGTTGATATGACAGATATTGTTCCAGACTTAAATCAGGAAACTCCAGAAGAAAAAGTCAGACGAGATGCCACAAAACAGGCTATTAATGATATACTCGGAACTCTTTCTGATAGAGAAAAACTTGTTGTTCAAATGCGATTTGGGCTTGAAGATGGAACTGGACATACTTTAGATGAGATTGGCAAAGTTCTTGGTGTTACAAGAGAACGTGCCCGTCAAATTGAAGCAAAGGCAATGCAGAAATTAAGAAATCCACTTCGTGCCAATCAGCTGAAAGAACAAATTATGGATTATTAAGGATGGTGATAAACCATCCTTTTTTTATTTTTTATAAAAAATATGATATAATATTTATATAAAGGAAAAGAGGTGATAAAAATGAATGAAAAATCTTTAATTGTACAATTCATAAGAAATCATCCAAATGATTGGAAAGAATTACTTGAAGCAAAAAATATCAAAATCAAGTTTGCTCCTAATGATTATCGTGCTATTTTTAATTATAGTATTGATTGCGATTTTTCTGATCCAATAGTTCAAGAAGCAAGAGGTATTATTATCAATCTTGATACTTTAGATGTTGTCTGCTGGCCTTTCCGCAAATTCGGTAATCATAATGAATCATATGTTGATAACATTGATTGGGCATCTGCACGAGTTCAAGAAAAAGTAGATGGTTCTATTGTTAAACTCTATTGGTTTAATGATGAATGGATCTGGGCAACTAATGGAGTTATTGATGCTCGTAATGCCGATGTTCAAGGTTTTAATAAAACTTTTTATGATATAATTGTTTCTGCTAAAAACTATAAAGATATTCCTTTTGAAGCATTAACTCATGATTATACTTATATTTTTGAATTAGTTTCACCATATAATAAAATTGTGGTTGAATATCCAGAAATTAAATTATATCATACTGGAACTCGTAACAATATTACTGGCAACGAATATAATCTTAATATTGGTGTTCAGAAACCAAAAGAATATTCAATTTCAACTTTTGAAGATGCTATTAAGGCAGCCGCTGCTCTAAATAATTGCGCCTCTCATGTTGATGCTGAAGGCTTTGTTGTTGTGGATAAAAATTGGCATCGTATTAAAATCAAATCACCAGAGTATTTAGCAGCGCATCATGACTGGAATAATGGCTCTTATTTGTTATCTAAAGATACCGCAGTTTCACTTGCTTTAGATAATACCTGGGATAGAGTTGATATTAGTAATCATGCTTATGGCGCTCAAATTAGATTTTATCAATATCAAATTGAAACTCTTAAATGGGAGATTGATCGTTTCTTAGTTATGGTAAGAAGTTTATATGAAGAATACTCTCACGAGCGTAAACCAGTAGCACAAGCAATTAAAGATCATAAATTAGCATATTTTGGATTTAAGTCTCTTGGAAATAAATTAAATGCCGATGATTTCATTCATTCTGGTGCTGAATTGAGTAGAATTATCAAATTGTTACCAGATTATGAATTACCAGATTTCTTAAAATAAAGGAACTTTTATATGAAAAAATGTCCATTTAGAAAAAGAATATATGTTGATAATACGACTTCCGCTTGGAAAGATACTACTATTATTACTGAACAACATGAAGAATTTGAAGATTGTATAGGAAAAGGATGTATGGCATATACTACAAATAGTATTGTTATTCCAGCCACTGGAGGGCGGACACAAGAAGTTTCAATATGCTCTTTGTGCGTTAGATAAGAAGTTTGCGGCTGGCGGTTAATACGATCGGCGTAGCCCCGGCCGCAAATCGCTTACATTTTAATTGAAAAAATAATAAAAATATGTTATAATATATATAGAAAGGTAAAGAGGTGATTATATTTGAATGGCAAAATTAGAACAACACAGGTTTTTTTGTACGAAGTGCGGTAATGAAGGACTTCCAGTTTTTAGAAACACAGCTTCACAACGAGGTAAGGGGCACTTAAAGAAGCTCTGGTGTATTCACTGCAAAGATGAAGTAAATCATTATGAATGTTATTCACAACAAGATGTAGAAAAATTTAAGAGAAAATTTGAGAATGGAGATTTTGAAAATGACAATACTAAAAGTAATGTGCGGAGTTCCGGCATCAGGCAAATCCAGTTATATTAAAGAACATGCGAATCCAGAAGATCTTATAGTATCACGCGATAAAATTCGTTTTTCAATGATTACTCCTGGCATTCCTTACTTCTCAAAAGAAAAAGAAGTATTCAATGAGTTCTGTAATAGAATTAACAACGGAATTGGAAAATATGATGTAATTTGGGCAGATGCTACCCATCTTAACAACTCTTCAAGATGGAAATTGCTCTATAATATTAACCGCAATGATTTTGAAGAAATTGATTTTGTTGCTATCGAAACACCTCTTGAAGTGTGCTTAGAAAGAAATGCTCCAAGAGAAGAAATGAAAAGAGTGCCAGAAGATTCAATTAGAAGTATGGCGGCTTCATATCGCCGGCCTTCTGTTAATGATTTTTTAAGTCTTGAAAATGTAAAAATCGAGGTGATTAGCTATGGATAATATTTTTGTAATATCCGATACTCATTTCAACCATAATAAAGATTTTATCTATGCGGCGCGTGGATACAACACAGTTGAAGAAATGAATAAAGATTTAATCCAGAAGTGGAATAGTGTTGTTTCTCCTGGTGATACCGTATATCATCTTGGTGATGTTACGCTTGGAGATTTAGATGATGGCATAAATTGCTTGCGTCAATTAAATGGAAATATCTTTATTGTTAGAGGAAATCACGATAGCGATAGAAGAGTTAATGCTTATCTTTATCATACGACAAATATAATGGAAATTACATATGCTAATGTAATTAAAGTGCATAAGCATCATCTTTATCTATCACATTATCCAACATTATGCTCTAACTATGATGACTATAAAAGAACTGCTACAATTAATCTTTGCGGTCATACTCATACAACAGACCCATTTGCGGATTTTGATAAAGGGCTTATTTATCATTGTGAAGTGGATGCTCATAATGGGTTCCCTGTAAATATTGAACAGATTATTTCAGAAATAAAAGAAAGGAAACAATAATGCTTACTATTACTATTGATCAGCTAATGATTTTACTTATAATTTTATCAATTTTTCTGTTGATCGGATGCTATCTCCTGCTTGGAATTAACGAAAAGATACAGAGAGAAAATGAGGAACTAAAAAATAAATTGGATATTATACATAATGAATTGGACGGCATTTTGGAACGCTATAGCCAAGCCGGCCGCCAACCACCGCCTAAATCGTAAAATCAAACTAAATATTGTTTAGTACTTTTCAGAGTGGAAATTTTCCGCTCTTTTCGTCGTATATTTGATATTTTATTTATTTTTTGATATAATAATATAAAGGAGATTTGAAATTATGAAAGAACCCACTTTTTACTACAAAGATGGATATGCGAAATGTACTGCTGAAGATGATATGGGGCGAGTCTTTATTGGTGAAGCATGGTGCGCAGAAGAAGATAAAGATTTTGAAAGTATGATTATGGGATCTACTATCGCAGAAATGCGAGCGCGCATTGCCGCAGCTAAAACATATAGAGATGACTTAAAAATAAAGCTATCTGCCTTAAATCAATTATATTATTCAATGAAACATAGTAAACAATTTAATCCAAAAAGTTATGAAAATATAATGCTACATCGACAAATTAAAATGATTAAAAATGATTTAGAAATTGCTAAACATCAATTAGCAGTTCTAAAATTAGATTTGTATGAATATATCAATATGAAAGACGAACATCATAAAAAAATTAGAAAAATGAGGGAAGAATATGCTAAACTGCATGATGACGAACAGCACTCAATGAGCTTATCATAGGGAATTAAAACCAGTGGGCATTGTGATTCATTCTTCTGGTCGAAATAATCCCTATTTACGACAATATGTACAGCCAAGTAAAGATAATAAAAACTATATTGATATTATTGCTCAATTAGGCGAGAATCATAAACATAATGATTGAAATCATATTCATACATTATATAATTTCCACTATTGAATAGGTAAAGATAAAAATAATAATGTAATAACTGTACAAACTTTTCCATTGAATATAAAAACTTGAAATGATAACTATATCCATGTTTGTATTTGCGAAGATAAATTAAATGATAGAGATTATTTAGCAGACTGCCTTGCTGAATTAGCAGCTTTATGTGATGATTTATGTAAAGATTTTAATTGAGATGAAACAGTTATATTTGATTATTCAGAAATATCTAATTTTCCAGATTCTAATTATTGATTAGAAAAACATGGATTTAGCATACTTTTAATAAGAGCTATTATTTTTGGAATTCATCATCCAAAATCAAAAACTGGAAAAGAAGTTCTAAAAAATTGACAAATAGAAAAATTTTTGTCATAATATATATAGGTCAGAATCGCTTAGAAATTAAAAAAAGTTAAGAAAGGTTTAAATATGTATACAATTTATTGTGATGGAAGTACAAGAATTAATAATCAAAAAGGAGCAAATAATATAGGCGGTTTTGGTTATGTAGTGTACGATAACTCTGGATATATCATAGATGCTTATTCAGAACAAATTCAAAATACGACAAATAATAGAATGGAATTAATGGCTCTTTATAAAGTAATTGAAAGATACGGTTCAGATAGTATTTTTGGAGCGAATAAGGTTTATACTGATTCCGCATATGCTATGAAATGTATTACTGAATGGGGCGACATATGGAGTAGAAATGGTTGGATTAATAGCAAAGGAAATCCAGTAGAAAATCAAGATTTAATTAAAAAAATATATGATTTATATTGGAACGATCATTTTATTATTATTGAGAAATGTAGCGGTCACACTGGGATTAAAGGTAATGAATTAGCCGATAAATTGGCTACTGGTACACTTACTGCGGAAGAGGTGTATTATAGCGATGTACAGAATAATATTCCCAACTATGGATATTTTATAGGTAAAAATAATTGGAAAGCAGAATCAAAATATAAAGATGATCCTCATTATTGGATAATTGGAATTGAAGATGGGTGGATACATCCTACACAAGAATTAATGGACTGGTATGCAAAATATGGAAAATAAAATTTTGAAACAAACTTTTATTAAATTACAAGATAAAGATTTTGTCGTAATATGCTATATAGATCATCTTTCTTTTTCAAGAAAAGAAATAGAGGAATTACAAAATGGATTATCTAAAAAATTTCCAAATAATATGGTTATAATTTTACCTAATAATTATATGGATTTAACTTTCGCTGAGCGAGAAGATACGATTAGACTCCTGAAAAATCTGATTGAGCAATTAGAAAAAGAAAATAATAAAAATGAAGAGAAATAAGTCAAGAAAGAAAAAATCTTGACTTTTTTAATTAAATATGATATAATAATAATATATGAAAAGCAATGAACAAAAACTGATAGATATTATGTTTGAAATTGGATTAATGATTCATAATAATGAATGGTTTAATGAAAAATCCAATGAAGAAGTTGCTGAATGGATTAGAGAACAGCTTAAAATGTGCGGATTTGATACTAAGCCTATTGGTAGTTCATGGGGAGTATTAAAATAGAAAGGATTATACAATGGTAGATAAAACTTTATATAATGAACAATCTATTGAATCACTTTCACCATTAGAGTTTACAAGACTAAGACCAGGAGTATATGCTGGCGATACTACATATTCAACTCAGCTTTTGGTCGAAATTTTATCTAACTCTATTGATGAATTTAGACTTGGTCATGGTAATCAGATTGATATTAATATTAATAAAGATATTGTAACGGTAACTGATAATGGACAAGGTTTTATTCCTAATTCATTTAGAGATGATGGAAAAACAATTCTTGAAGCTGCTTTCAGTGTATTAAACACTTCTGGAAAATATCGTGAAGATGGCACTTATGAAGGAACCTCATTAGGATCTTTTGGAATTGGTAGTAAAATCACTACTTTTTTATCCCATTGGTTAAATGTTGGAACTGTAAGAGATGGAGATGGAGAAAATATTTGGTTTAAAGAGGGAGTTTTTGAAAAAAGAGAAAAATTTAAACCAAATAATTTTAATCTTAAAAATGGAACAACTGTGCAATGGCAACCATCTGAAGAGTTTTTTACCCATACAGAAGTTGAAATCTCTAAAGTAAAAGATCTTTGTAAGACTATTACGGCACTTTGTCCAGGTTTAACAATTAATCTTGATGATAATGGTAATAAATCTACATACTTTTCTAAAAATGGTATTAACGATTTAGTAGATACCGCAGTAAAAAATAAAGAATTAATTGATAATAGATTTAACATGAATTTTGCCAATGGTAAGAATAAAATGGATATGGTTATGACTTATACATCAGCATATGGGTCTATTATTGTTCCATATGTTAATACTGGTCTTACCGAATCTGGTCAACATATTACACAAGTTAAAACTATTTTAACAAGAGAATTTAATAAATTCTTCAAGGAGAAAAAATGGTTAAAAGAAAAGGATGAAAACCTCACTGGTGAAGATATCCAAGAAGGTTTATACATCGTCTTCAACATTACCGCGCCAGGAGTAGCATATGACGCTCAAGTAAAATCAAGAATTACTAAAATTGATATGACGCCTTTTACAAGAGCAATTATTGATAATCTTGAAGCATGGATGAACGCCAATGAAAAAGAAGTTAAGTTAATTGCGGATAAGGCTATCAATGCCCGCAAGGCAAGAGAAGCTGCGAAAAAAGCTCGTGATAATGCTCGTGCACAAACAAAGAAGAAAGAAAAAGCCTTAAAGTTTGATAAGAAATTAGCAGATTGTAAAGGCAAACCCAGAAAAGATTGTGAAATTTATATTACAGAGGGTGATTCTGCATCTGCTAACTTAAAAATGGCAAGAGATAATTCATTCCAAGCTGTTATGCCGGTAAGAGGTAAAATTCTTAACACTCAGAAAGCAACAATAGATAAGATCCAAAAGAATGCAGAAATTATGTCAATGATTGATGCTTTTGGATTGACTATTGATCTTAAGACAATGAAAATTACATATCGTCCAGAAGATTTGAGATATGGCAAAATTATTATTGAATCTGATGCTGATGTTGATGGTGCGCATATCAAAAACCTGTTCTACACATTTATCTGGAACTTCTGTCCACAGTTAATTGAGGATGGATATGTCTATGCGGGAGTGCCGCCGCTTTATAAAATTACTTTACCTGGAAATAAGGGTTATAAATATTTAAAAGATGATGCGGCTCTGGATGAATTTAGAAACCAGAATAAGGGTGTAAAATATCTAGTTAATAGACTTAAAGGACTTGGTGAAATGTCGGTCGAAGAGACGGAAGAAACTTTAACTGACCCTAATAATAGAATTATTAAGCAAATCACTATTGAAGATATTACAGCCACAGATCAGCTATTTGAAACTTTAATGGGCCAAAGTGCAAGTTTAAGAAAAGAATATATTAAGGAGCATAGCAATGAAGCGGGATTATATAACGCCGAATAATGAAACTTGGTACAAAGATAGAGATGGAGATTTTTATTTACCAAAGAAAATTGTAAAACAGGTAATTGATGAAAATAATCCAGATACTTTTATTCCATTATTAAAACTGGGTGATTATCCTTATATAAAATTCTGTTGGGATAATTTAAAAAATTATTATTCAAATAGAAATATATTTGGCAGATATATAGCTTTAATGAAATTATATCATTGGAAAAATTATAGATTTAAAGATTCAATATATAATGATGAGGAAGTATGGCATGAATAATGTAAAATTAAGAACATTGAGAGAAATATATGACGAAGATTTTATGACTCAAGCAGCATTAAAATATCCAAATATTCCCGCTCATGAAATTGTAGAATATGTAAATGAATTTTACAATTTTTATGGATATTATGTTAGAGTATTATGGAACAATAGAGTTTATGTCACAACCTGGGATAAACTAGAGGTAGTTAATGCAAAATAAAAAAATAATAGTCTGTCCAAATTGTGGAAATGAATGTTATATTTGTTTAGACGAATGGGGTAGAACGCCTTGGCATATTCATTGTGATTTTTGTAATATCAATATTGGAATTAACAATATTCAAAAAGGAATCTCACTATTAGAAAAATATCATAAACCCAATACCTATTTAGAATTTTATTCTAATCAAATTAAATTATTAATAATTAATGGAGAGGAGTTAATTAATGCAAAATAACGATATTTATAATGAATTACATACTAATTTTATTGAATATGCGTATGCCGTTAATTCCGATCGTGCCATCCCCAGTGCCGTAGATGGGTTAAAACCAGTAGCAAAACGTATTTTATATTCTTGTCTTATGGAGGGGCGCACGTATTCAAAGCCGCACGTTAAAGCTGCTCGTATTGTAGGCGATGTAATGGGTAAATTACACCCGCATGGTGACAGTTCAATTTATGGCGCAATGGCTCGACTTTCTCAGGATTGGATTATGCGTTATCCTCTTATTGACTGGCATGGAAGTAATGGTAATATCGTCGGAGATGGCCCTGCGGCCGCACGTTATACAGAAGCAAGACTTGCAAAAATTTCAGAAGATGGATTGTTACAAGGATTAAAGAAGAATAATGTTGATTTTGTCCCTACATATGATGAATTAGATAAAGAACCAGTAGTTCTTCCATCTTATTTTCCAAATCTTCTTTGTAATCCAAATAGTGGAATTGGTGTAGCTTTAGCTTGCTCTTGGGCGCCGCATAATTTAATTGAAGTTGCGCAAGCAATTAACGATTATATTGATGGTAAAGAGCCAACATTACCTGGCCCGGACTTTCCAACAGGTGGAATTATCATCAATAAAAACGATATTCCAGCCATTATGAAAACAGGTCATGGTTCAGTTAAAATTAGGGCGAAGTATAAGAAAGAAAAAAATAATCTTATATTTTATGAAATTCCTTATGGAACAAACGTAGAATCTTTAATTGCGGAAATTGGTGAAGTTGCTGAAGAAATCGAAGGAATTACTGATGTAAGAGATGAAACTAATAAAAAAGGTGTTAGAATTGTAGTTGAGTGTGATAGAAATTCTGATTATATAGCCAATCAGCTATTCGCTAAAACAAACCTTCAATCAAGTTTCTCATATAATCAAGTTGCGCTTGTAGGTAAAACTCCAACAGAGTTAAATCTTAAAGATTGCTGTGAAATTTATGTAAACAATGCTTTAAATTGTTTGAAAAGAGAAAAAGAATTTGATTTAAATAAAGCTAAAGCAAGACTACATATTGTTGAAGGTTTATTAAAAGCTCTTGAAGATATTGACAATATTGTTGCATTAATTAGAAAATCAGCTTCTGCGGCAAGTGCTAAAGAAGAGTTAATCAAAAAATATAACTTTTCAGAGGAACAAGCAAAAGCAATTCTCGCAATGAGATTAAGTAGCTTAGCCAACTTGGAAAAAGTTGAAATACAGGATGAAGAAAAACAGTTAATTTCAAATATTGAAGAAATTACAAATTGGTTAAATAATACAGAAGCACAATATAAAACAGTTAAAATTGTATTAGCTTCACTTGTTAAAAAATATGGAGATGCTCGTAGAACTGAATTAACACAAATTGAAATTAAAAAAGAGGATAAAGAAATTCAATTTGTTGAACCAGAGAAGGTTGTTGTTATTATGACTGATTCTGGTTTGATTAAACGAGTTCCAGCAACTTCATTCCGCACACAACGCAGAGGTGGCAAGGGAGTTAAAACAACTGATGATATTGTAAATGCGGTGATTCGTACAAATACAGTTGATTCTCTTATGGTATTTTCAGATAAAGGTAACATGTATCGTTTAATTGTAGATTCAATTCCTGGGGGAACAAATACAACAAAAGGCATTTCTGTTAAAAATCTAATTCAAATGCAACCAAACGAAAATCCAACAGTAATCTATTCAATTTATAGAGATACTGACGCAAAATATGTCTTGTTTACAACAAAAAATGGGTTAGTAAAGAAAACTTCATTAGAAGAATACACAAAGACAAAAAAGAAAACAGGTATCGCCGCAATCACATTAAGAGAAGGTGATAACTTAGCCAGCGTATCTTTAATTAAAGATGAACCAATAATTCTTATTACTAAGAAAGGTATGTGTATTAAGTTCAATTCAACAGAGATTTCAGCAACTTCAAGAACTACTTCTGGCGTAAAAGGTATAAATCTCAATGATGATGATGAAGTAATTGCTACATTGGTCGTTAGAGATAGTAATGATACACTTGGCATATTTTCAACATCAGGTTTCAGTAAGAAAATTTCACCAAATGATCTTGTCTTACAGAAACGTGGTGGTAAAGGTATTATTTGTTATAAATCTAATGATGAAGTTGCGGCAGCCGCTTTATTAAGCGATGAAGACCAGGTATTGGTAGTTGGTAGTTCTAAATCAATCTGTATTTCAGCGAAAGATATTCCGCTTTTAGGACGCACCGCCGCAGGTAATATCACATTAAAAGATAAGATACAATCAGTATCAAAGGTATAATTATGATTGAAAATAAAAGATATTTTATAGACCAGATAAACTCGTCAAAAGCATATCAATTTACATCTGCTTGACATTATTCTGGGGTAGGATTTAAAAAAGCAATTCTTAATCTTGGAGTATTCCGAAAAGAAGATAATCTTTTAGTAGGAGTACTCCAATGAGGTTGTTCTTTTCAAGAAAAAATTAAACTTGATAGATATGTTAAAGAACCAATAGAAAAATCAGAATACCTTGAATTAAATAGATTTTGTATGGCTGATTCAGAAGGGAAAAATTCAGAATCACAAGCTATTTCTCTTGGTATTAAATGAATAAAAAAATACCGCCCAAATGTGCGGTTACTAGTTTCTTACTCCGGCCGCAAAGAAGGTAATTATGGATATATTTATCAAGCAACAAATTGAGAATATTTAGGATATTTTATTTCTGAAGGATTTTGGCTATTGGATGGGCAAGAACGTCACTTAACAACTTTATGGTATTTATATAAGCATAATTGCCCTGAATCAATTCCATTTACAGAAGGCATATGCAGTTTATATTCAGATGTTAGAAAAACATGAACTAAACAATTTATTTATATATTACGTTTAGATAAAACTTTAACACCTGCTTCTGATATTTTAGAATATCCAAAACCAAATAATGAATATCCAATATGTACAAAAATAAAAATTTATAAACAAAATGATGACGTATTTAATAACTATTCTATAGAACATAAAAAACCACCTATGTATTATTACACTCCAAATGAGCGGTTATTTACATTGAGAACGCTTCAGCGAAGGGGTGAGTATATAGGAAATCCAAAAGGTTTTATTGCTGTATATAACGCAGGCGGCGAATTGGAATCTACTTATAAAACAGTAAAAGATATCCAATTAGAAGGATTCAAAACCACTGGAATCCAAAAGGCTTTAAGAGAAAAAACTCGTTATAAAAGTAAATACTTTTTGTATTATACAGATGAACCATTAGAAGAAATAGAAGTACCATTTATCTGTATTATAGATGAAATACCGTTTGATTCTTTTTCAGAAGCTGGTAGATATTTAGGGGTTTCAAGACAAGCTGTTCATCAAGCGAAAAAAAGAAAATCAACACAAATTAATGGTTCAAAAATAGAATGATTTGATTAAATAAAATAATTATGATATAATATAATTGGTTGTAAGAAAGGAATAGAAAAAATGTTGCGTAATATTCAAGAATACTCAGATTTAATAAATCAATTAAACAAAGCTTCTGATGCGTATTATAATTCTGATAGTCCTATAATGAGTGATCAAGAATATGATTTAAAATTAGAGGAGCTTTCCGCATTTGAGAATAAAAATAATATAATTTTATCCAATAGTCCAACGCAACAAGTAGGAACTGCAACTTTACCCTTCCTTAAAAAAATTCCTATTACGCCAAAACCAATGCTTAGTTTAGATAAGTGCCACTCCGACGAGGAGGTTGCGGATTTTGCGAATGGTCAAGAAATGATTGCTATGATAAAGCTTGATGGTTTATCAGTCCGCATCAAATATAATAATGGTAAATTGATTTCCGCAAACACCCGCGGTAATGGAGTTGAAGGCACTGATATTACTGAGCATATTAAGCAATTCCAAAACGTTCCATTAGAAATTCCATATAAAAATGAATTCATTATTGATGGAGAGGCTATAATTAAAGTTTCTGATTTTGAAGAAATCAATAAAAATAATGAGTTTAAAAATCCAAGAAATGCGGCAGCAGGAGCATTAAATGTTCTTGACACTCAGTTAGTAGAAGAAAGAAAATTGTCTTTTATTGCTTGGGATGTTATTGTTGGTAGTGACTATAAGCTGTTAAGTGAAAAATTAATTGAAGTTCAGTCTTATGGGTTTGAAACAGTTTATTTTATTACTGATATACCAGTTGATGAAATTAAATCAACAAATAGTATAATTATGTCTTTTAAAGATGAATATCCTTGCGATGGTGTTGTATGGAAATTTAATGATACTGAATATGGAAATTCTTTAGGACAAACATCCCACCATTTTAGAAATGGAATTGCTTGGAAACCAGAAGTAGAAACTGTTGAAACAAAACTACAAGATATTCAATGGACTATGGGTAGAACTGGAGTTTTAACTCCTGTTGCGGTATTTGAACCTGTTGAATTAGATGGATCTATAATTGAACGTGCTTCACTACATAATTTAAGTATAATGCATAGTGTTTTACACGGTAATAGCTGGGTTGGTCAAAAAATTAAAATTTTTAAGGCGAATATGATAATTCCGCAAATTTTATCAGCGGAAGAAGATGATGAGTATACAAAATCATACATTAGCCAGCCTTGGGTTTGTCCTATTTGCGGAGAACCATTATACGAGCATGGAACTGATTCTATTACTTTAGTTTGTGAAAATCCAAATTGTTCTGGTAAATTAATTAATCGTTTAGATCATTTTTGCGGCAAGAAAGGCTTAGATATTAAAGGTCTTTCTAAAGCAACTCTTGAAAAATTAATTGATTGGGATTGGGTAAAAGAATTTCACGATATTTTTGAGTTAAAATATCATAGAGATGAGTGGGTTTCAAAACCTGGTTTTGGGATTAAATCTGTAGACAATATTCTTGAAGCGATTGAAAATATCAGAACTTCAGATATTCCATTAGAAAGATATATTTCTGCCATTGGAATACCATTAATTGGTTTGAGTCAGGCAAAAGAATTGGCTAAACATTTCAAAGATTTTCCATCTTTTGTACATGCAACTGAAGAGGGGTCTGACTTTGATTTTTATGCTATTGATGGTTTTGGCCCAGAACGAGTAGGCTCAATCCTAAACTTTGATTATGGTGAAGCTATTTTGGCTGGTGCGGCATTAGAAAAGTGGCCTGCGTCCGCAAAAGAAGATAATTTAGATAATTTAAAAGATATTGTAGTCGTAATCACTGGTTCATTAAAACAGTATAAAAACAGAGCGGCACTTCAGTCTGAAATTGAATCCAGGGGTGGTAGAGTTTCAAGTGCTGTTTCTGCAAAAACAAGTTATCTAATCAATAACGATAACACAAGCACCTCATCCAAAAATCTTACTGCGAAAAGATTGGGCGTGCCGATTATTACTGAGGAAGAATTTATTCAGAAATTCTTGCTTTAAAGAAAAATTTTATGTATAATATAATTGTAAAAATTAAGGAACAAATATATGGCAAGTGAGTCATTAAAAAAGAAAATAGCTAGGAGAATAGCGGCAGCAGAGCGGATTATTCAAAATGGTCGAAATAAAGAATCAATAGAATCTGCGGAAGAAGAAATCATAAATCTAACATCTAAATATAATTTAAGTTTAGAAGATATGATGGATATAGATGATATGGTTCAAAAAATTTTAAAAAAATAATTGACTTAATAAAAACATTTGTGGTATAATTTTTACATAAAGAAAGAAATAAGGAGAAAAAAGATTATGATGAAAGAAAATTCAAAGAAAGTATTAATGTATCTCAAGGAACACAATGGTGAAGATTTGACAGCTGCTGATGTTGCTGCTGCACTCGGACTTGAAAAGAGAAGCGTAGATGGTATCTTTACCTCTGCTATTCAGCGTAAGGGACTTGGTGTTAGAACACCTGCAGAAATTGAACTTGATGATGGTTCTCATAAGGCAATCAAGCTTCTAAGTCTTACTAAGGAAGGCTTAGACTTTGACCCAGATGCTGACGCTGAGTAATCTGAGTTAATTTTGTAAAAATACTGGGGTAGGTAATTACTAATCTACCCCTTCTTTTTTAAGGAGAAAATAATGATTTGAATTTATGCGATAATTATTGGAGCATTGATTGGTATAATAATATATTTATATCCAAAGCATAAATTAGACGAAGAAGTGCTCCAAAAGAATAAAGAATTACAGAATAATTTAACTAAATTAACTGCGGAAATCGCTTCTGCTGAGACAGAAACTAGCGCATTAGAACGAAGAAAGGCGTCTCTTAACGCAGACATCGAAACTATAAGCGCCCAGGCATCTGCGGCCGCAGACGAAATCTATAAAAAATCATATGATTTAATGCAAGAACGAATGTCTCAGTCTGCGGAGATAGCTGGATATAGATATCAATTAGCAGAAGAAAAGCATAAACAAGAATATCTTTCTATAATGGAAGAAAATGCCAAGCTTTTTACAGAAAGTATTGCTGCAAAACAAGCAGAATTAAATACTGTAAATGAAGAATTAAAAACATTAAAAGAAAAAGTAAGAGCCGCAATTGATTTAGATAAAAGAAATATGCTTAAAGAATCTGAAAAAGATTATTATAAATTAAAAATTTCAGATCAAGATATAGAAGATATACAATTATTAAAAGAAGTCGCTACAAAATTAAATAAAGATCCAGAACCTATCAATAAAATAATATGGGAACTTTATTATAAAAAACCAACAATGGATTTATTAGGTAGATTAACTCCTACTGGACAAAATCATTGTGGAATATATAAAATTACAAACTTAAAAACCAATCAGTGTTATATAGGTCAAAGTGTTGATTTACGAAATAGATTACGCGATCATATTAAAGCAGGTCTTGGTATTTCTTCTTCAAATAATAGATTTTATACAGAAATGAAGTCTATTGGGCCAGAATCATTTATGTATGAAATTATTGAAAAATGCGAGAGATCTCAACTTAATGAACGTGAGAAGTATTGAATTGATTTTTATCAAAGCACTGATTGGGGTTATAATAGTACACAGGGGAATAAGAATTAATGAAAAAGATTATTGGAGAACCTGGTTCAGGTAAAACAAAACAACTAATGGCTCTTTGCCAGGACGAAAACGCAACATTAGTATGTAAAAATCCAGAAGCAATGTTAGTAAAAGCACATGCTTATGGATATCATGTCAATATAATTTCATATTATGATTTTCTAAAAACATCTGACTATAATCAAAATAATGCTTACTTAGATGATATTGATGAATTTTTAGAAATTATAGGATGTTTTGTTAAAGGGTTTGGAGGAAATTTATAATGAAATTTGAGAATACATATGTATCAAATTTTGAAGGAGCATTAAGAGGAATGCGTAATCCGCTTGCAAGTTGGAAGAAATCTGATTCGTCATTTGGTATTGAAGAAGATGGTAGTTTAACCGCATTAGAAATAGCAGATTTATGGGTCAATAAGTTATTTCCCGACTTAGAATTTGGAAGTAAGGAATACTGTGATGAAGAAGAGAAGCGTTTAAACTGGTTGTTTAAGAATGGAATACTTAAAGAATCTAGCCAAGGTAATTTTTATGAAACAGCTTGGATTGGTCCAAATGATATGGATTTAGCTATGCGACTTTGTAAAGCCGGTCCAGAGCATCGTAAATTTTTACGTCAAATTCAGGTATGTGTTGATATTACAGCACCATTATATTTTTTCAAGGAATTTGATACTTACAAAGTCGGTACGGTAGCCAATAGTACATCAACAATGCATAAATTAGCCTCAACTCCAATTACCATTGATTGTTTTGAAACTGACGATTATGAACCAAATATAATTTTTGAAGAAGGAATTGACGAGACAGGAGACACTCCATTTGATTACCATATATCTATTAAGGATGTTGTTGGAGAAAAAGAAGATAATGTCTACTGGCCAGAAGCTACAATTATCGGGTTCTTGGAATCTCTTCGGTTAAAATATAATGAAACTAAAGATAAACGATATTGGAAAGAATTGGTGCGCTGGTTGCCTAATGGATGGCTTCAAACCAGAACCATTACAATGAATTACGAGAATATACGCAGCATTTGTGCCCAGCGCGCAAATCATAAGTTAACAGAATGGCATCAATTTGTTGATTGGGCGCATACACTACCATATGCGGATCAATTTATATTTGATCAAAAAGTTGCCTTTGAATAAAAATTATGTTATAATATAATTACAATGATTGAAAGGTAAAAAAATATGAAAGATGAATTTTTAAGTTTTATTGATGATTTAATTTCACATAATGAAGATTATGCAAAAAGTATTATGACAGAAGATGTAAAGATGTACCTTGAAATCTTACGATCTGGAAAAGATAGTTCTGCACCAGAAATTACAGATAATGGAAAAGTTGTCTTAAAGTATATGCAAGATAATGATATTAAAATGGCAAAATCTAAAGATATTGCAGAAGGATTGGGTATTTCTTCAAGAGCGGTATCTGGCACGCTAAGAAAATTGGTAAATGATGGATTTGCTGAAAAAATTGGTAAAGATCCTGTTATATATACATTAAGCGAAAAAGGTAAAAATTATAAAATTGATTAAGGAGAAAAGAAGATGAAAGCAAGATTATTAAACTCAACAAGAATTGAAGGTATTTTGTATCAGCACAATCTTGAATTGAAGGTATCGGGTCCGAACTCTAAAAAGCCAGGAACAGAGTTTATTTCTGGAACAATTGATATTGCGACAAATGATAAGAAAACAAATATCGTTCCAGTTCATTTTACATATGTTACTGCGGTTACTGCAAGCGGCAAGGAAAACGCAACATTTACAACATTAAAGAATATCATTGATGGAAAAATTGGTTGTTATACAAATCCAGAAGTAGGAGATAATGCCGCAAAACTTAGAGTTGATTCTGCTATTGGCTTGAATGAATTCTATTCTGACAGAAGCGGAGCAGAAGAACTTGTTTCTGTTAAGAGAAATGAGGGCGGATTTGTTCATGTAGCTCAGTCTATTAGTGAAAATGAGAATCAGAGAAGCACATTTGAAGCAGATGTGGTTATTGTTGGAGTAAGAGAAAAAGAAGCTGTTGAAGATGATAATGGAAATGTAACTTCACCAGCAAAAGCAATTATTGATGGTAGAATCTTTAATTTTAGAAAAGAAATGTTGCCAGTAACTTTCTCAGCAATTAATCCAAAAGCTATTGACTATTTTGTAGGACTTGAAGCGTCTCCAAAGAATCCTGTATTTACAAAGGTTAGAGGTCAGATTGTTTCAGAACAGATTACAAGATATATTCATGAAGAATCTGCATTTGGAGAAGATTCTGTAAGAGAAGTTCAGAGTTCAAATAAAGATTATGTTGTTACTTGGGCAGCATCAGAACCATATGAGTTCGGTCTTGAAGAAACAATTACATTTGCGGATCTTAAAGCAGCAGCTCAAGCTCGTGAAAATACACTTGCTGAATTGAAGCAGCGTAGAGATGAATATAAGGCATCTCAGGGCAATGCGATTGGTAACACTTCTACAAAAGGCACTATGACAGCGCCAAGAGATGAAGAATATAATTTCTAATAGGAGGTAAATATGGCTATAAATTTGTTAAACTTGCAACCTCATAAAGTAAGTCGAGATTTATCTGGCTATATTACCTATGTATATGGAATTCCAAAGGTTGGTAAAACAACCTTTGGAGCACAATTCCCAGGCGCGCTAATCCTTGCTTTTGAAAGAGGTTATAACGCACTACCTGGGGTAATGGCTCAGGATATTACTACTTGGGGTGAATTTAAGCAGGTATTAAGAGAATTAAAGAAACCAGAAGTACAAGCAGTTTATAAATCAATTATCATTGATACGGTTGATATTGCGGCTGCGCTTTGTGAGAAATATATTTGTAATCAGCTTGGTATTGAGAATATTGGCGATGGCGGTTGGAGTACAAATGGCTGGTCTAAATATAAGAAAGAATTTGAGGATTCTTTCCGAACAATTACTCAACTTGGATATGCGGTTTGCTTTATCTCACACTCTGCCGATAAAACCTTTAAGCGTAAAGATGGAACTGAATATAATCAGATGGTTCCAACAGCGCAAAGAAGTGTTAATGAAATTGTAAAGGGAATGGCTGATATCTTCGCATGTGCGGATATTGTGAATGGAGAAAGAAAATTAATTCTTCGTTCTCTTGATGGTAGCGTAGATACTGGCTGTAGATTTAAATATATTGAACCAGAAATTCCATTTAGTTATCAAGATTTGGTTAATGCCCTTAATAAGGCGATTGATAGAGAAGCAGCTGAAACGAATAATAAATTCGTTACAGAAGAAAGAGTTTCTGATGTAATTGCGCCAACATATGATTATGACGCACTTATGAATGAATTCCAAACAATTACTGGCGATTTGATGAGAAAAAATCCAAGCAATGGGCCTAAGATTACAGAGATTGTCGATAAATATCTTGGTAAAGGAAAGAAAGTTTCAGAAACAACAAGAGATCAGGCAGAATTTATTGATCTAATTGTTGGAGAAATAAAAGATACTTTAGTTAAATAGAGAAGGTCAAGCGTAGGCTTGACTTTTTTATTTTATTATGGTATAATAATATAAAGGAGTTGTGTATATGGCTCATTATGTAAAATGTAGAATATGCGGTGAACGCTTTGACGCAGACACAGAGCCCGTTGAAAAGCACGGTAAAACCTGGTATGCGCATAAAAAGTGCTATGATGAGCGAGAAGCCGCAAAAACGCAAGAAGAAAAAGATTTAGACCATTTAATGCAATATTGCGCCAAATTATATGGTAGATTATTTAATTATAGTCAAACATTAAAATTAGCAAAATCATATCATGAAAAGAATGGTTTTTCTTTTTCTGGTATAGAAAGAACAATGAAATATGTATATGAAATAAAAAAAGAACCAATAGAAAAAGGTAATGGTTCTATTGGAATTGTCCCATATATGTATGATCAGGCTTATAATTATTGGTATTCTATTTGGTTAGCAAATCAAAATAATGAAGCCAAAATTTTAGAACGATATGAGCCTAAGATTATAGAAATTAAAATCCCCGAACCGGTGCGAAAAATGCACCGCCGCAAAGTATTTACATTTTTAGACGAGGAGGATGTTGATGGCAAGTAAATTAGAATATATAGTTTATTCACATAAAAATAAAATAAACGGAAAAATATATGTTGGTCAAACATCTCAACCTTTAGATAGAAGATGGCAAAATGGATTTGGATATAAACGAAGTCCAAAATTTTTTGAAGCAATTAAAAAGTATGGATGGGATAATTTTGAACACAAAATTTTAAAATCTCATTTAACATTAGATGAAGCAAACTATTGGGAAGCATATTATATAAATTATTATAATACCGTTAATAATGGATATAATTTAACTTATGGTGGAAATAATGCGCCCGTTTCAGAAGAAACAAAACAAAAATTAAGAGAATCTCATTTAGGTTATAAACCAACAGAGTTGTCAAAACAAAAATGTAGTTTAAATAATAAAGGAAAACATTTTAGATTACATACTGAAGAAGAAAAACAAAAAATGAGTGAAAAAAAGAAGAAAAAAGTTATTTGTTTAAATACCGGTGTAATATTTAATAGTATAACAGAAGCGGAGCAATGGTGTGGTCTAAAACCATTAAGTAATATCGGTCAAGTTTGTAGAGGAAAGAGAATTTCTGCCGGTAAACATCCCATTACAAAAGAACCTCTAAAATGGAAATTTGTAGAGGAGGATGAATAATATGGGTAGTTCAAAATATTTAGACACTGTCGCAATAGTTCAAGTTATAGGTAGCGTATTTATAAAACCGCAATTACTTGATGAAACTGATAAATATGTAATTACAGAAGAGGATTTTGTTTCAGATTTTCATAAAATTGTATTTGGCGCAATTTATAAAGTATATGAGCTTGGCGCAGAATCAATTTCAATAGAAAGTATCTGCGATTTTTTATCTACCAAACCAAAAAGCGAGGCTATCTTTACTGTAAATAAAGGTGAGGAATGGTTAAAAACTATTGCGGAAAAAGCTATTCCATCTGCTTTTGATTTTTATTATAACAGAATGAAAAAAATGACTCTTTTAAGAGCATATGATTCATATGGTATTGATGTTAATTTTATTTATAATCCAGATGAAATTGATACTAAAAAATTACAACTTCAAGAAGAACAGTTAGATAATATGAGTCTTACTCAAATTGCTGATAAAGTAGATGCTATTGTAGACGCAATTCGTTTAGAGTGTGTTAGTGATACTTTTGGAAATACTCATCAAGCTGGTGAAGGTATTGATGCTTTAATAGATAGATTGATGACATATCCAGAAGTAGGTTCTCCTTTATATGGCAAATTTATTAATAGAGTCACTCGTGGCGCAAGACTTAAAAAGTTTTATTTGCGTTCTGCTCCTACTGGCGTAGGTAAGTCTCGTTCAATGATTGCCGATTGCTGTTATATTGGCGCAGATATGATTTATGATGATATGTTGGGTTGGATCGGTAATGGAATCGCAGAACCTTGTTTATATATTTCAACAGAGCAAGAGTTAGAAGAAATTCAGACAATGATGCTAGCTTTCTTATCTTCAGTAAATGAAGAGCATATTATCAATAATCAATATGAAGGCGATGAAATAGAAAGAGTAAGAAAGGCTGCTGAGATCTTAAAAAGATCTCCAATATATGTTGAAGAACTGCCAGATTTTTCTCTTCAAGATGTTGAAGATAGAATTAAAAAAGGTATAAGAGAACATAATGTAAAATATATCTTCCATGATTATATTCATACATCAATGAAGATTTTAGAAGAAGTTACTCGTCGCTCTGGTGGTGTTAAACTAAGAGAAGATAATGTATTATTTATGTTATCAATTAGATTAAAAGATTTATGTAATAAATATGGTATTTTTATTGAGTCAGCAACTCAGTTAAATGCAGATTATCAAGAATCAGAAACTCCTGATCAGAACTTGCTTCGTGGAGCTAAGGCGATTGCAGATAAAATTGACTATGGTAGTATCTTATTACCTGTTGGTCAAAAAGATTTGGATTCATTAGAAAATCTATTAAAGCAAAATATATATGAAAAACCAGACTTAAAATTATCTGTTTATAAGAACCGTAGAGGTCAATATAAAGGAATTTATCTTTGGTGTAAAGCAGATCTTGGTACTTGTAGAATCAATCCAATGTTTGCTACCGATTGGCGATATCAGTTAATAGAAATGGATGATTATCAAATTAAAGTAGAACGTGGAGCATTTGATGATTAACTATGATAAACAAGAAATTAGAGATAGTTTAACTATTAACGACATATTTGATCTCCTTCTTGAATGGGGAGGAGATCCGCAATATGCCAGTTTTGGGATTCTTGCAGAAACAATAGACCACAATCCGCCTGGAGTCGGGAGCCGCAAACTCTATTTCTATGAAAATAGTGGATTGTTTAAATCTTATACTGGTGGAGATGATTCATTTGATATATTTGAATTATGTATTAAAGTTTATGAAATTCAAAAAAACCAAAAGATCACATTAAATGACGCTATTAGGTTAATTGCTTTTAGATTTGGCATCGCTGGCTCATTCGTTTTAGATGAAGATGATAAGCAATTAGAAGATTGGTCTATATTTAGTAATTATGATCGAATTAAACAAATTGAAATCAAACAATATAATGTAAAACTTCAATCATATGAAAAAGATATATTAAATATATTTAATTATGATTTGAAAATACTTCCATGGTTAAAAGAAAATATTTCACAAGAAGTTTTAGATTATAATAAAATAGGTTATTTTCCAGGAGGAAATCAAATAACAATCCCGCATTTTGATAAAAACAATCGTTTAGTTGGTATCCGTGGCCGCGCCTTAGCAAAAGAAGATGCGGAAATGTATGGAAAATATCGCCCTTTAATTATAAATAAAAAAATGTATAATCACCCTCTTGGAATGAACTTATATAACTTAAATAATTCTGCTAAAAATATTGCGACTGCAGGTCGTGCCATAATATTTGAAGGCGAAAAATCATGTCTTTTATATCAAACTTATTTTGGTCATGAGAATGATATTTCTGTAGCTTGTTGTGGTAGTAATATTTCTGGTTACCAGATGAATCTTTTAACTGAATTAGGAGTTAAAGAAATTGTTGTGGCATTAGACAGACAATTCCAAGATATAGGTGATGATGAATTCAAAAAATTGACTAAGAATTTGAAAAAATTGTATAATAAATATGGAAATTATGTAAAAATAAGTTTTATATTTGATAAACATATGATAACTGGATATAAAGCAAGTCCAATAGATGAAAATAAGGAAAAGTTTTTACAGTTATTTAAAGAAAGGATTATATTATAATGCAATATAAGTTAATAAATGAAGAAAATACACAAGATTCTGCTTTATATAGAGTTTTGAAAAATAGAGGAATTACAGATCCTCAACATTATTTGAATACAACAGACAATGATATTATCCCACCAGAAACCATTCAAAATGTAAGTGCGGCCGCACGCTGTTTAATAACTCATATTGCGGCAGAGCATGACATATTTGTAAATGTAGATAGCGATTGTGATGGATACACAAGTGCTGCTTTTATGATCAATTATTTATATTCTGCATTTCCAGGTTTTTCTACTGCGCATATCGCATGGGGGATGCATAAAGATAAGGGTCATGGATTGTTAATGGATCAAATTTTAACAGCAAAACCGCAATTAGTTATATGTCCAGATGCTGGTAGTAATGAATACGCATATCATAAGACATTAAAAGAACATAATATTGATTTAATTGTTATTGATCACCATAACGCAGATTACCTTTCAGAAGATGCTATTGTTATCAATAACCAACTTGATGAAAATTATCCTACTAAATCTTTAAGCGGTGTTGGAATGGTTTATAAATTTTGTTCTTATTTAGATAAATTAGGTGACAATACTTATGCCACTGATATGTTAGATATTGCGGCGCTTGGTATAATTGCCGATGTAATGGAATTAAAAGATTATGAAACAAGACGTTTAATTGATAAGGGTTTAAGCAACATTGAGAATCCTTTTATTAAAGCAATGGTAGCTAAAAATGAGTATTCTTTGAAAGGAAAAGTCACTCCAACTGGTGTCGCTTGGTATATCGCACCGGCGGTTAATGCTGTCACAAGAGTAGGCACCGCAAAAGAAAAAGAAATCTTATTTGAAGCATTTCTAAATCATAAGGCTTATACGCTTGTTCCCTCTACTAAAAGAGGTCATAAAGTTGGAGATACAGAAACTGTTGTAGAACAAGCTTGCCGCATATGTAATAATGTAAAAAATAGACAAAATAAAACAAGAGATGCTCTTGTAGAAAATATTGATTTCCAAATTAAATCAGATCATCTCTTGGATAATAAAATCTTATTTATTAAATTAGAAGAGCCAACAGAAGATAGTAAATCAATTACTGGATTAATAGCAAATAAGCTAATGTCTGCTTATGGACATCCCGTTATGTTATTAAATAAGACTTTTGATGATGAAACTGGTGAATTAACTTGGGCTGGTTCTGGTAGAAATAATCCTGCGGCCGGAGTTGAATCATTACAGCAATTAGCCCAGGATAGTGGATACTTTACTCTGGCTCAGGGGCATGATAATGCTTTAGGATTAGCGATCCCAGATTCTAATGTAGACGCATTTTTAGCTTATAGTAATGGATTATTAAAAGATTGTGATTTTTCATTGACATATAATGTTGATGTTGAGTTTCTGGCAAATAAAATTGATGCTGCCGATATTTTAGAATTAGCAGACGCAGAAAACATTTGGGGACAAGGAGTAGATGAACCATTAGTTGCTATTAAAAATGTTTCAATTACAAAAGATAATATCAATTTATTTGGATCAACTCTTAAAATTAGCCTACCAGAAAATATTTCTATTGTCAAGTTTAAGAGTTCCCAAGATGAGTTTGATGCGCTTTACCCTGGTGAAGGTTGTGTAATTATTGATGTTGTTGGTAGATGTATGAGAAATACTGGATGGGATAATGGGCCGCAAATCATTATGGAAGATTATAATATCGTGCGCAAACAAGAGTATTATTTCTAATTTGAAAGTTGAAAGAGCAGGACCGGCCGGCAGTGGATGTGCGCGCCGACAACCTGATTAAAAAATCCTTTAGGAAATTTTGGAGGTAAATATGGCGAAAACAACTAATACTAATTTAAAATTTACAACAGACACGCAGTCTACTAAAATTGGTGATAATCCAAATAATTTCACTACAACAACAGGAACAAGTAGTAATACTACCATTAATTATTCCAGTTTAGCAGGTTGTAAATATTATCTCCCCTGCGGAAGATGCGACAAAACAGGAGAACTTTGTACTCATTATATTCCACAACCAGTCTATCCATATTATCCATGGTGGACAGAACCATATTATACAACAAGTACTTGTATGTGTGGATCAAATGATGATAATATTGAAAATAAATAAATAATATGATATAATATACATATAAGAAAGAGAGGCAAAAAAATGGAAATGAGAATAACTTGTTATAAAGAATCAATACCTTTTATAAAAGAAATATTAGAGAAAGGATTGCTTGCCACTGGCGATCCTTTTGGTGGATGTGGATGGAATTGTATTTGGGAAGAAAAAAAATGTCTTAAATGTATTAAAGATTATGTTAATAATAAAATTGAATGGTATGATTTAGATACTGAAGGTATAAGGCACGATGAAAATGGGGAATGGCATTTTCATCGTGCCGAAAGGATAAAGAATGAATGATAATATAATTTTAACAGAAAAGCAAGAAAAAGGACTTGAAATAGCAATAAATAGATATAGAACGCATAAGCAATATACTGTAATTTCTGGATATGCGGGATCAGGGAAAAGTACACTTGTGAAATTTATAATTCAAGCATTAGGCATCGCTCCATACGATGTCTGTTTTATAGCATATACAGGTAAAGCTGCCCTTGTATTAAAAGAAAAAGGCAATCTAAATGCTATGACCGCACATAAATTGTTATATCAATCATATCCTCGTGCTGATGGTTCTTTCTTCCATATGCCAAGACGTCCACTTGAATATCCGTATAAACTTATTGTAGTTGATGAAGTATCCATGTTACCAAAAGAAATGTGGGAATTATTGCTAAGTCATAAAATATATGTAATTGCGCTCGGTGATCCTGGACAGCTTCCCCCATTAACAGATGATAATGGAGTTTTACAGAAACCGCATGTATTTCTTGATGAAATAATGCGTCAGGCGCAAGAGTCAGAGATTATTCAGGTCTCTATGGATATTAGAGCTGGAAAAAAATTACAAAAATTCTCTGGAAAAGAAGTCCAAATTATTGATAAATCTGATTTGGTAAGTGGAATGTTAAAATGGGCAGACCAGGTAATTGTCGCTAAAAATGCGACAAGACATTATTACAATGACTTAATGAGAGATTATATATATGGTGAGCATCCTAAAACTCCATTAGAAGGAGATAAAGTCATTTGTTTGCGGAATGACTGGGATTCAATAACTCCTGCCGGAGATGTATTAGTAAATGGTTTAACTGGATATTTAAGTAATATATCTTATGAAGAAAATCGTAATGTTCCTTGGCAAATTAGAAAACAAATGCCAATGTTAATGTATGCGGATTTTATCCCAGATCATTACGCTGAAGATTCTGATGAAGTATTGTATGGTGATGGTGTATTTGATCAAATAAATATGGATTATAAGATATTTACTGAATGGCAACCAACAGTAAATAGAGAAAATTTCAAAAAAATACCAAGAAACTTAAAACCGCATGAATTTGATTATGGATATGCGATTACCGCACATAAATCTCAAGGCTCTGAATATGACAAAGTGCTGGTTTTTGAAGAAGATTTTCCAAGAGGAGATGAGCATAAACGCTGGTTATATACTGCCGTAACAAGGGCAAAAGAAAAGCTGGTAATTGTGCGGAAATAGCACTCTTGACTATATAATAAAATTATGATATAATAATATAAAGAAAGAGGTGAAATATGGTTCCTCGTTTTGAAGTTCATAGTCATAGTCATTATAGTAATTTTAGAATTATTGATAGTATTAATAAACCAAAGGATTTGATTAACCGAGCAATTGAGCTCGGTCTTTCTGGCATCGCGTTAACGGATCATGAAACATTAGCAGGAGCGCCAGAGATTAATCTTTATGCACAAGAAATTCAAAAATCGAATCCAAATTTTAAGATTGCTATTGGTAATGAGATTTATCTTACAGGAACAAGAGATAAAAATCAAAAGTATTATCATTTTATTTTAATTAGTAAAGATAAAACTGGTTGGCGCATGTTAAGAGAATTGTCATCTACCTCTTGGATGCAAAGTTATATGGATAGAGGATTGGAAAGAGTTCCAACTCTTTATTCTGAATTGGAAAATATAATTAATAAGTATGGTAAGGGTCATTTAATTGCGACAAGTGCTTGTATCGGGGGAGAATTATCTTCAACGATTTTAGAGCTTATTAAAGCAGAACAAGCAAATGCCACAAACATCAATGAAATAAAAGGTAAAATCCATGCTTTTATGACTTTTACACACAGATTATTTGGTGATGATTTTTATTGTGAAATTGCGCCAGGCATGTCGCCAGAACAAATTGCGGTAAATAATAGAATGATTTCAATAGCAAGAGCATATGGAAAGAAAATCGTTATTGGAACAGATGCTCATTATCTTAAAAAAGAAGATAGATATGTTCATGAAGCATATCTTAATTCAAAAGATGGTGAAAGAGAAGTCGCATCATTCTATGAATATGCTTATCTTCAATCAGAAGAAGATATTAGAAAACATTTAGAACCAACACAATTAAATTATGAATTTTTATGCGAAAACTCAATGGAAATTTATAATAAAATTGAAAATTATTCAATTCAACATAAACAGCAAATTCCAAGAGTAGAAGTTCCTTTATTTGAAAAGTATGAGTGTAAAGAACCATTTTCAACAAAATACCCCGTCTTATCACAGATGTGCGCTTCTGACGATAAATATGAGAGATACTGGGTAAGAGAGTGTTTGGATAAACTTCAATCTTTAAATAAATATAATGATGTATATCTTGCGCGCCTTGAAGAAGAAGCAGATATCAAAAAAACTATTGGTGAAAAACTTGAAACTAATATGTTTTGTTATCCAGTAACTCTTCAGCATTATATTAATATGTTTTGGGATTGCGGAAGTATGGTAGGTGCGGGCCGTGGCTCATCTTGCTCAGGGTTAAATCATTACTTATTAGGAGTAACTCAACTTGATCCAATTAAATGGAATCTTCCATTTTTCAGATATTTGAATAAAGAACGTATTGAATTAGGTGATATTGATTTGGATTTATGTCCATCAAAACGTCCAATGATTATTGAAAAAATTAAAGAAGAAAGAGGTCAGCATTTTAATAAAGATGTTGATGATTTAGCTCGAAAAAATCTTGGATGTACGTTAATTGCGACATATGGAACTGAATCAACAAAAAGTGCGATTTTAACGGCTTGTAGAGGTTATCGTTCAGAAGAATATCCAATTGGTATTGATGTAGATCAAGCACAATATCTATCTTCATTAGTGCCTTCTGAACGTGGTTTTGTGTGGCCGTTAGAGGATGTTATGTATGGAAATCCTGAGAAGGAACGTCAGCCAGTTATTCAATTTGTTAATGAAGTAAATAATTATCCAGGTTTAATTGATATTATGTTAGGTATCCAAGGATTAATTAAACAAAGAGGTTCTCATGCTTCTGGTGTAATTTTCTTTGATGAAGATCCATATGAGTTCGGTGCTTTTATGAAAACACCAGGCGGCGATATTATAACTCAATTTGATCTTCATATGTGCGAAAGTATGGGTATGACAAAATTTGATTTCTTGGTGACCGATGTTCAAGATAAATTAGTTGAAGCAATTAATTTGTTACAAGAAAATGGTGAACTTGAATCAGATTTAAGTTTAAGAGAAATATATAATAAGTATTTCCATCCAGAAGTATTGCCATTAGATTACAAACCAGCTTGGGATGCGATTGAAAATGGAACTGTTATCAATATCTTTCAGTTTGATTCAATGGTTGGAGCGCAAGCCGCAAAAAAGATTCAGCCAAAGACAATTCTTGAGTTGGCCGATGCGAATGGATTGATGCGTCTTATGACAGCAGAACGTGGCGCGGAAACGCCAATGGATAAATATGTTCGTTATAAAAAAGATATTAGTTTATGGTATGCGGAAATGCGCAAAGCTGGATTAACTCCAGAAGAGCAAAAAACATTAGAGCCATATTTCTTATCATCTTATGGAGTACCACCAAGCCAGGAGCAGTTAATGAGAATGTTAATGGATGAAAACATTTGCGGTTTTGGTCTTGCGGAAGCAAATAGTGCGAGAAAAATTGTTGGTAAGAAACAAATGAGTAAAATCCCCGCATTAAGAGAAGAGGTATTAAAAAGAGCAAAATCTCCTGCGCTTGGTCGATATGTATGGCAATATGGCGTCGGCCCGCAGATGGGATATAGTTTTAGTATTATTCATGCATTAGCATATTCATTTATTGGATATCAAACCGCATATATTGGCACAAGATTTAATCCGATATATTGGAATACAGCGTGTTTAACAGTTAATAGCGGTTCTATTGGCGGTGGTTCAACAGATTATAGAAAAATGGCAAAGGCTCTTGGCGATATTATGAACGAAGGCATTAAAGTTAGTCTTGTTGATATAAATAAATCCGCTCTTGGATTTGAACCAGATATTGAAAATAATCAAATTTTGTTTGGATTAAAGAGTATGTTGAATGTTGGTGATGATGTTATTGAAAATACAATTAAAAATCGTCCATATTCATCACCGAAAGATTTCTTATTAAGAGTTAAGCCAAATAAACAAGCAATGATTAGTTTGATTAAAGGTGGAGCATTTGATCAAATGGAAGATAGAAAATTCGTTATGGCTTGGTATATTTGGGAAACTTGTGATAAGAAAAAAAGATTAACTCTTCAAAATATGCCAGGATTAATTAAACATGGATTATTGCCAGAAGAGACCGAAGAACAAGTTACCGCACGTAGAATTTTTGAATTTAATAGATATCTAAAAAAGGAATGTATTAATTCAACAAAAACATATTATGAAGTAACCAATAGAGCAATGAATTTCTTAATTGAAATGAATTATGAAAATCTTATTGTAGATGGAAATAAAATTTTAGTTAAAGATTGGGATAAAGTCTATCAGAAATGGATGGATATATTTAGAAAATGGATTTCTGAAAATAAAGATAAAATTTTACAAAACTTAAATGATAAAATTTTTATAGAAGATTGGAATAAATATGCGAGTGGCAATTTATCTTCTTGGGAAATGGAAGTGTTATGTTTCTATTATCATGAACATGAATTAGCAAAATTAGATATGCGAAAATATGGATATTCTAATTTTAATGATTTGCCAACTTATCCAATAGTAACAAGTTCTATTAAAACAAAAAATGGTCATATAATGAAAAAATTTCAGTTGTACACAATTTGCGGAACTTGTATAGCAAAAGATAAAGTTAGATCAACTGTTACTTTATTAACGACTAATGGCGTTGTTGATGTAAAATTTAGAAAAGAATATTTTGCGTTATTTGATAAGCAGATTTCAGCACTTGGCGCAGATGGAGTTAAGCATGTAATTGAAAAAAGTTGGTTTAATAGAGGAAATATGATAGTTGTTCAAGGTATTAGAATGGAAGATACATTCTTACCTAAAAAATATACCAATACAGGAATGGCTCATCAGTTATATAAAATTTCAGAAATTAGTAAAGATGGAACAGAAATAAAACTTCAATCAACAAGAGCGCAGGGAGAATATGATGAAGAAGATTAAGATAATTGCGTTAATAGGAGAGGCAGGAGCTGGTAAGGACTGGGTTCTACACCAGCTCTTTCAACGCCATCCTAGAACCGCAAGAAATTGGAAAGAGGTTGTTTCCTGTACAACTAGGGCTAAAAGAGAAAATGAATTAGATGGTGTAAATTATAATTTTCTTACTGAGGAAGATTTTTTTAACCAAATAAAAAATGGCGATTTTATTGAATATTGTGTATTTAATGGATGGTTTTATGGAACAAGAGTTCAAGATTTAGATCCAAATAAAATTAATATTGGTGTGTTCAATCCAGCAGGAATTGAGAAATTATTACAAATCCAGCAAATAGATCTAACAGTCTTTTGGATTTATGCCGATCCAAAAATTCGATTATTAAGACAACTTAATAGAGAAGAAAATCCAAATGTAGATGAGATTATTAGAAGATATAATACCGATAAAGAAGATTTTGAGAAAATGATAAAATCAGAATGGTTTCCTTTGGAAAAAGAAAAAGAAAAAATTTATATGGTTGTAAATAATGATAATAATAATCCTTGTGAGGCAATTTTGGACATATTAAAACAAATGAACTATAATGAAACTTAAATATAATTGAGTCATTGCGACTCCTTAACATATATAAATACTTAGGAGGAAACAAGAATGTTATTAATTATTAAACGAGATGGTTCTGTTGTAGAATTTGACAGAACAAAAATTGAAAATGCGGTTTTAGCTGCTTTTGAAGATGTTGATGGTAAAATTGATGAATACGCAAAAACTAAAGCAGATAATATCGCCACTTATGTTTTTTCACAGGCAAACAAAAGTGATCATGAACTTACAGTTGAAGAAATTCAAGATTTAGTAGAACAAGGATTAATGAGTTGCCGTAGAAAAGATGTCGCTAGAGCCTACATTCAATATCGTTATGAGCGCACAAGAGTAAGAGAACATAATACGCAGTTTATGAAAGAAGTTGCTCGTAAAATTGATGCCAGTGATGTTCAGAATCAAAACGCCAATGTAGATGAACATTCCTTCGGCGGCCGCATGGGTGAAGCCAGTAGAGCATTAACTAAAAAATTTGCTCTCGATTATTGTATGTCAGAGATGTCTCGCAACAATCATCTCAATCACTACATTTATATTCATGACTTAGATGCTTATGCTGTTGGAATGCATAATTGCCTAACTATCCCTTTTGATAAACTATTAGCAGAAGGCTTTAATACTCGTCAAACTGATGTGCGCCCGGCCAATTCAGTAAACACAGCGTTCCAGCTTGTTGCTGTAATTTTCCAGCTTCAATCTTTACAGCAGTTTGGCGGCGTTAGTGCAAGTCATATTGACTGGACTATGGTGCCTTATGTTAGAAAAAGTTTTAGAAAACATTATATTGATGGATTAAAATATATTGAAAATTATAATAATGAAGATTATTTTAATCATATTCCAAAAGATGCGAGCATTGAAGATGGAGAATATAAAAGTCGACCAAAAGCATATCAATACGCTATGGATATGACTAAAAAGGAAATCCATCAAGCAGTTGAAGGTATGTATCATAATCTAAATACACTTCAATCACGTTCTGGGAATCAGTTACCATTTACCAGCATCAACTATGGTACATGTACGCTTCCAGAAGGAAGAATGATTACAGAAGAAATTCTAAATGTTTCTATTGAAGGTCTTGGTAGACTACATAAAACATCTATCTTCCCTTGTGGAATCTTTCAGTGTATGAAAGGCGTTAACCGTGCTCCTGGTGACCCTAACTATGATTTATTTAAGTTAGCACTAAAATCAACTGCGCAAAGATTATATCCTAACTATGTTAATGTAGACTGGTCTACAAATGCGGGATATGACCGTAATGATCCAAACACATATGTCAGCACAATGGGGTGTAGAACGTACAATGGAGCGGACATTAACGCAGAACCAGGGACAAATCCGCAAACTAAAGATGGTCGTGGTAATTTAGCACCTGTTACAATTTTACTACCATTTATTGCTATGGAAGCTAAATTACGCACAAATAATCCAAATGGATGGGAAAGAGAAGAAGATTTAATCAATTATTTCTTAAGATGTTTAGATCAAAAACTTCATGAAGCAAGAGATATGTTAAAAGAACGCTATGAATGGATGTGTTCTCAATCTCCAGCATCTGCGCAGTTCATGTATGAAAATGGAACAATGCTTGGATATAAACCAGAAGAAGGTATTAGAAGTGCGCTAAAGCATGGAACTCTTGTAATTGGTCAACTTGGTATGGCAGAAACTCTCCAAATTCTTATTGGCTGTGATCAAACTACTCCAAAAGGTATGGAGTTAGCAAAACGTATCGAACGATTATATAAAGAACGTTGCGCGCAGTTTAAGCAAGAAGAACATTTAAACTTTGGAGTTTATTACACACCAGCCGAAAATCTATGTCATACTGCAATGAAAGCATTTAAGAAAAAATATGGCGTTATTCCAAATGTATCTGAAAATGAATTTTTTACAAATAGTATCCACGTTCCAGTTTGGAAGCATATGGATCCGTTTGAGAAAATTGATATTGAGTCTCAGTTAACTGGATATTCAAATGCGGGTTGTATTACATATGTTGAATTAGATTCAAGTGTAAAAAATAACCTTGATGCATTAGAACAAATTGTTAATTATGCTATGGATAAAGATATCCCATATTTTGCGATCAATGTTCCTAATGATACTTGTTTAGATTGCGGATATACTGATGATATGAATGATACTTGCCCAGTCTGTGGCAGTAAACATATCCAGCGTTTGCGCAGAGTCACTGGTTATTTAACAGGTAATTATACAACAGCTTTTAACCTTGGAAAACAGCAAGAAGTTGAAATGCGTTATAAGCATTCTAATTCATTATCTAATTGGAGAAAATAATAATGCGTTATGCTGGTTTAAATAAAAATGACTTTGCAGATGGATCTGGAGTATGCGTTAGCTTTTGGGTTCAAGGTTGCCCACATAAATGTCCAGGTTGTCATAATCCACAAACTTGGGATTTCAACGAAGGCGAGGAGCTTCCAAGAGATATATTAAAACAAATTGATGAAGCTATTCATGCTAACGGTATAAAACGTAATTTTTCTGTTCTTGGTGGAGAGCCACTTTGTCCAGAAAACGTCTCATTAACATTTGCGGTCGTCGATCATGTGCGCATATATAATCCAGATATTTTAATTTATATCTGGACTGGTTACACATTAGAGCAGTTAAAAGAACTTCCAATATATGAAATTGGTATTAAACCAATTTTAGAACGTATTGATATTCTTATTGATGGCCCGTATATTGCAGAACAACGAGATATAACGCTCCCATTACGCGGAAGCCGCAATCAACGCATATTATATAAAGGAAAAGATTTTTAAAGAGAGGTAAAATTTTATGGATGCTAATCACTTTACTTGTTTTTTAAGTGAAGAGAAAGAAAAATTTTTAATAAAAAATGATTATACTCTACAAGAATGTTGAACAAAACCGCAAGATTTTATTGGTACATTATATTCTTTAATTATTAGAGATAATCCTACAGAAGTTTTCTTTGAAGGAGAATGGAGTTTATGTAGTGATTATATTTATAAATTTTATAATAAATATCCTAATTGCACTACACCATTAACAATATTATAATTATGATACATTTTATTAAAATAATACTTGTCTTATTTTCAGCTTATTTAAGCTATGACCAAATGATTAATTTAAACAATAGAAAATTAGGTTTCTATTGGATGGTAGTTATGTCATATTGGTTTGTAAACTTTATGCAAGGAATATTAAAATAATATTTCTTGCATTTTTTTATTTTTTATGATATAATAATAATATGAAAAATGTAAGATTAGATTTAATAGTAGCAGGCATTAAAAAAGCATTAGATTTAGATAATAATGTACATATAGCTGTAACTGATATATTAAATAAAGATAATGCTGTAATTGGGACAAAAATAACTTTAGATTTCCCAGTTGGAAAAATAGGAGAATACTTAAAAAAATGGAACAGTTGGAAAAACGCTCACAAGTACAGAAAGATATAACAAAACCAGAAGATATAATAGAAAGAGATATAATAAAATTATATAATATGATAGGATTTATTATCGCTACATCATTTCCATATGAAAAATATAATTTATTTTTCGATGTATCAGATAATAAAGACATAGTTCAATTCGCGGTACGTGCCAGCAGAACAGATATGCAAAACGGAATATTGAGGTTATACGGACAATGCTCAAAGTCAGGGATTTAAAAACATTAAGAAGATTAAAAAATAATAATAAAGAGGGTGAATTAGCTATTGTTGAAGAAACAAGAGTGCTTTATAAATGGGATGGCGCTAACTGGATTGTTTATAAACCAGAAGGTGGTATTAAAGCTAATTTATATGAATTAAACCAAGGCGCAATGACCGCGCTGCCCGCTATGGAGATCGGCGCTATCGAAATCGCCAAACAAAAAATTGCGAATTTTATCTCAAAGCAACAGTCTAAGTATTTTATGCTTTTAAGTAATGATCGAAATTATTATACAGTGTTTATTACTGGTTATGATACTGGAACTGATTTCAATTATGGTAAAATTGAAGATGAGGTTATTGAATGTCTTGATAATCGTGGTATTCTAAAAGATATAGATGAAGTTGAAGGTGGCATTGAATTCTGGCTCACAGAAGGCGATAATTCATATGTTTATTACTTATTTGACTATCAAGGAGGTGTTATAAAATGCCAATAATTGGATGTGGAATAAATATATTTGATTACGATCAATCTGTCATTATTATAAATGACGATGGAACAACAAAACAATTAGGTAAATCAACTTACCAAAACTTAGATCATTTTATTACAACTTGTTGTAATGAAAATCATATATATAAAGTAAAATTAGGTGGTCTTTCGCAATATACAAAACCACTTAAAAATAGAATTGAAAAAGAAAGTATAGCTAGATATGGAAAAAGAATCGAGGTAGAAATTAATGAGTAAATTTTTAGTTAGCACAGTAGAAACTTATCGTGTAGACAATGATGATGAAGCAAAGACTTTAATTGAAGAAGCGAAGAAATCTTCTATGTTTGAACTTGGTAAATACAGTTCTGAATATAAAGAGCAAAAATCAAAAGGTGAAGTTATTGATAGTTGGTATCGTGTAATTTTAACAAAGAAATTCAATGCAGAAAAAGAGCCAAGTCAGCATATTAAAGTTGACTATGATGTAGATTACAATATTTAAGGAGATATAAATGAGTAATTTTGAAATAGTAAGTAAATATCTTGAAGATGAACAAGTGACAGTTAATCTCCCAGTTCGTGCTACCGCACATAGTGCTGGATATGATTTTGCCGCAGCTAAAACTGTTATAGTTCCTGCGTATAAAAATACAATGGAATTCCTTTCTGACTATGTAGCTCCAAAAATTCCTTATCCTCTTGGAGAACTTAAACAAATTGTAAAAACAACTAAACTACGGCCCACTCTGGTTCCAACAGGAATTAAATGTAAATTAGATGAGGGATATTATCTTGAAATCTCTGTTCGTAGTTCAACCCCATTAAATGACTGGATTATTCTTGCTAATGGAGTTGGTATTATTGATGGAGATTACTATAATAATCCAGATAATGAAGGTGAAATCTTCTTCCAGGTAATTAACTTATCACCAGTTGATATTATTATTGAGGCTGGAGATAAAATTGGTCAGGGTATTATTAAAAAATATGAAAAAGCCGAAGGAGATGAAGCAACTAACACCCGCACAGGCGGTTTTGGTTCAACGTCTCAAGCATAATAAAGATGACTGGGGTCATGGTATTCTAACAAAACAAGATCAAGACTATATTTATGTGCAAAACGCAATGATCAATTTAGCAACAAAATATAGTATTGGAAAAGAGCCTAACTTTAAAGTAGTTTCAGATTTTCTTGATGCTTATTGTGAACCAATAGGATTTAAAGAAAGGCTTGATCTTTGGGATGATTTTGAAGATTACCTATATGATGAAGGTCTATTGGATTTAATTGATGAGTAATATTCTTGCGCTTGACCAAGCGAGTAGAGTATCTGGATGAAGTGTATTTATTAACGGAGAATTAAAAGATTGAGGTCATCTCACAACGAATCAAGATGATATTGGGGAACGTTTAGTTACAATTCATAATTTTATAAAAAATAAAGTCCAAGAGTGAAATATAGATACGATTGCCTTTGAAGATATACAATTACAATCATCTGTTGGAAACAACGTAAAAACATTCAAAGTATTAGCAAATGTTTATGGTGTAGTTCTTATGACTGCCGTAGAGCTTAATAAAAATTATGAAGTTATACCCTCTTCAACTTGAAAATCTAAATTACAAATTAAAGGTAGAACAAGACCAGAGCAAAAACGCAATGCTCAAGAGTTTGTTCTCCAGAAGTATAATGTAAAAGCAACTCAAGATGAATGCGATAGTATCTGTATTGGGACTTGCGCGAGCTCGCTTGACCGATCGGTTATAGCGATCGCCGCAAACAAAAAAGAAGAAGGCTTTGATTGGTCAGAATAATTAAAGGTGCTTAGCGCCTTTTTTATTATATAAGACAAATAGGGAGGAAAAATTATGACATTTACAGCAGAGAGTGTTTTTAGTTATATTATAATTGCGTTCTGTGGATTTGCTGTTAGATATCTTTGAGACCGTATGGTTAAGAAAGGCGAACAAACAGAACAAAAAGCAAAAAACTTTGATGAACAAGCTGTTGATAAACATATTGTAGAAATTGTTAATAAAACAATTACTACTTATCAACAAAAAATTAATGAATCTATTAATGCGAATCAAACAGAAGCACAATCAAAATTTGATTATTGACAAAAGATGTATTGAGAAGCTGTTAATAATCTAAGAGAAGTAGAAAAAGATTTTAAGTTATTAAAAGAACAAAATCTTACTTTTTATAAATATCAATTAATTAATACTTGTAAAAAATATATTTCACAAGGTTGAATGACTCAGTATCAATTTGATAGATTAACAGAACTTCATAAAATCTACAATTCTCTTGGAGGAAATAGCCAAGGTGATTTATATTACGATAAAGCGATTGCTTTACATATTCTAAAAGAGAGCGAATCAAGACAAGTAGATCATATTGATGATGAATTGTTTGTAACAGATGAAGATATGAAGCCACATAAATAAAAAATAGGGATAGCTAAATAATAAGCTATCCCTATTTTTTTTATTCTTTTGTACTTTGAGTAAATTTTACAACATTTACACTTTCTTGAATTAATTGAGAAATATAGAAATCAATATCTTTATATACTTCTCCAAGGACTTTTTGCATTTCTTCAGTCATTAATGCTTTTACTGCATCGAATGTTTTATGATATGCGATATCATGCTCTTCTGGACCAAATCTACCCTGTTTCTTTAATTCTTCAACATAGGTTTGATTTGTGGCAATAACGCAAGTTTCAATAATACTAACAAGCATATCTGAATATTTAGTAAATAATTCATTTTTTACATTGTCTTGTAACTCTTTTATTTTCTTATGCATAAAAGCGATTCCATAAGTACATAAGATTCCAATCAATGGAATTAAGACTGTAAAGAAAATATCCTGTAACATTTGTGTTGTCATTATTTATCTCCTTATTCCTCGATCTAACCGATCGTTATAAACAGCAGGGGAGGAGGGATTCGAACCCCCAAATATGGTGTTGCGTACTACTACGGTTTTCACCGCCACTTCTGTTTGTAGTCTGGACTATATCTTCAGGCGTTCTGTCTGGGCGATTATCTAGTCTCTACGGGCCTTTCGTTCCCTCGGTATTCCCATTTTACAGGGTTCACCGATATCATCGCCTCCACTTACTATATTCCTATAATAAGGCACCAATTTTGAAAAACTTCAGGTTGAAGACCATCGTTTTACCATTGAAACTACTCCCCTATAATAATAGTAGAGAACTTCTAAAATATTCTCTACGCCTTAGTAACTATTAATTTAGTTACTTCTGGTTCTTTTTTATAAAGATTGATATAAAGCAATCCATCTTTAACTTCATAAGTAACTGACTTAAACATATCAGCTTTAATATCAAACTTAGAGCTTACTTTATAATCATAATTTAAGACATCATTATGAGTAACGCCTTCAATTACTAATCTGTCTCTGCCATCATCTTCATGAACAACATCAACCTTAATATCATCCTCCTTAACCCCGACGATATTATGTACTAATACAACTCTATCACTAAGAGTTTTGATACTATAAGGTTTCATATCGTGCACTGGACGGCTAAAAGTGTAAGCGGGTTTATCCCAATCGAAAAAAGAATCTAAATCAAACATCATATTAAAAATCCTCCTAAAAAGTAACAAGAACTAATCCACCAGCTAAATCATTATGAATAGTTTCATAATTAAAATGGTCATTAGTATCTTCTATAAAAATTTGTAAGGTAAAAGATTCTGGATATATAAATCTAAACAAGAAGTTCTCTACCTTTTTTAATTGTTCATAATCTCTTAAATATAACTCCATATATCTCTCTCCTTACAATTGTTATTATACAAAAATTTTCTAGAAAAGTCAAAAAAAATAGTGGACTTTTTTTATTGAAGTCCACTATTTCTTCATGAATTAAGTTGATTATAAAATTCAAACATATAATTAGATCCTCTTGAAAGCATAATCGCTGTTGCAATAGTGCCAATAATTGGATACTTTTCAGTAAATCCTAACATTGGAAATAAATTAATGTTTGAATTATAACAAAAAATGAAAGCCACACAAATTGCCACTACAATTTGTCATTGAATCTTTTTTTGTTTAATTATTGTTTGTCCATAAGTAATCAATCCTTCGATTAACAAAGATATTGCTAATAAGCTATAAATCTCCATATCGCTCCTCCTATATTAAAATAATATTACTCTTATCGGTTGCGCCAATAACGACAGAAGGTGTTCCAAATACGATTCTATTATTACTCATAGATTTTACAATATAATTTGTGCTATAAACAAATGAAGCATATTTTCTCTTAGTATTTAAATCAAGAGCGCCTTGTTTAATTCTAACTTTTGCGCCAACCTTTAATGTTTTATTAACTTTAGTCTGATTTTTTACTAAATTATTAACTAATGACTGAATAGTAGAGTAATTATATCCAGCAGCGGTGAGCTTCTTTTTACGCTCATCTCCATTGCCCCACTTGCCTTGAAGTACTTCATTAGCAATTTCTTCATTTGATTTTTTATTAGAAACAAGATTATTTACAATCTTTTGGACTGCACTGTATCTTGAACCAAGTAATGCTTTACGAATATCTCCATTTCCAAAAGTGCCTTGTAATACCATTTCAGCTAATTGCTGATCTGTATACTTGGATAAATCAGTTGTTTCTTTTTGAGTTTCTGTTTCCCAAGCTTTCCATCTAAATGCGCCGGCTATATCTAATTTTAAGGTGCGCGCATTGACATATCTTAAACCACCCTGGTTTTGTCCTACAACTTGACCGTTCCAATACATACCAACATGTGATAATGGGCAAGATGAACCTTTAGATCAAATTAACCAGTCTCCATTTTGAAGTTTTTTTGGATCTGTAATATATGTAAAATGTTTTGAATAATTGTATCTATCTCTTAGATTCCATAAATCAATTACATATCCAGTAGTAGCACAATAAGTACTTAATCCAAGACCAAAATACTTAATAAAATAAGCAAAATAATCCCAACATTGGTTGCCATATGCGCCATCAACATTATACCCCTTCCCAATAGTCATATTGTATCATGCTTGCGGAGTTAGGTATGCGCCCGGCGCTGTGTAGGAACTCTTAACCGGGGCTGGTGCGACCGTTTTACCGGCCAGCACATCTCAATCCGCAGCCGTTCCATAAAACTCATTACAATCTAATCTTCCGCTATATCCATTTAAAATACCAGCTGAAGTTCATTGTCACATTTTATATTCTTTTCAATGTTTGACTTTTGGAGCAGTTCCAGCATTAGACATATTATAATTATAATCAACAGCATTATCTCTATATTTAGCAACTCAAAGCGCATATCCCGCATTAGCGACAGCACTTCAATTGTAAGCATTAACAACGCTTTCGCTCATATAAATCATAGGTTTTACACCAGTTTGCGCATAAACACGATCAAGCCATTTTTTAGCTCAAACAGTATTTTGTTTATTTTCAGCTTCTCAGTCTAAAACCAAAATTGCTTTGCCGATAACATCTTCTTTTCTAATAACAGAAAGAAAGCTATCGGCTTCTTTAACGGGATCATTATTAGCTGTTGGTCTAGCAAAATGATATACCCCTAATTTTTTCCCTGTATTTTTAGCCGCATTATATAATTTTGAAAAACTTGGATCAGTTCAACCAATCCCTTCTGAAGATTTTACGATAATGAAATCGGCATTAATAGCAGATAAATTGATATTTTTTTGCCAATTACTAATATCGATCCCTTTTAAGCTCATGTTATTACCTCCAAATTTCTGTTATTTTTTGTCAGTATTTTTCAGCTTTTTCCTGTTGATCTCCCATTATTGATTCAATATCAAAATCAGTAGATTTTTTCTTAATATATAAAGAATTAGCTTGCGCTAATTCATCACTAACATCAGCAATTAAACATTCTAAATATTTAGCATCAGCAATTGCGCCAAGAGCGAACAACTCTTTATACATTTTAGAATAAAGCTGTAATGTATCTTCTTCTCAATCAATTCATTTTTCAAGTCCTGTTTTTACAGCGTTGCGCTTTGTAGTAGCATCAACGTCCGCGCGCACATATGCATACCAAGAGTTAGGAATAATCTTAGGATCAGTAACAGGTTTTTCTTTTATTAACTTGTTATGATGCCTATGATAGTAATGATTTAATTCCATGTAATCTTTATTTTCACATAAGTAATGATAGGTATGACATTTTGCGTAACCTTTTAGATTAAGAAAACAATAGTAATTAGCCATTTGATTATGAACCATTAACCCTTTAATCATATGGGCTGATAATTCAGAATAAATCTCTTCTATTGTCATAATTATACCCTAACTGCTGTTACATCAATAGTACTATAAGTAGCTTCAATACCAGCATTTCTTAAACTAATTACTGTTGTAGTTGCGCAAGGGCAATTGATATAATTACTATCAGGAACCTGAACTAATGTTGTAAATGAAAACGGTGTTTGTGAAGTAGCATCGGCAGCTGTAATGAATGAAACTGCTTGCGGCTGCGCAACTCCATTCTTCTCCAACTGAACGACAATTTCTCCAGCAGCACTACCAATAACGCTACCAGATACTGTAACTTCATAAACCCCACATTTATTTAATTGAATTGTTGATGTACCCAATAATTGTGTGCTTGTACCTTTTAGTAAAGCGACTGTAGTAAGCGGAATACTAGCATTTTCCGCAGTTGTTACATTTTTAGAATAAACTTCTAACATTTTAATCATTCCTCCTAAACTTTTCCTTCTTTGATTAAAAAATAAAGGGGCATTTCTGCCCCTAGATTGTTATATTAAAGTGTTGCTCCGCAAGCGCAATTACAGAATGGGTTTGAACCTGCATAGTATGTACTTGCTGTTGGATAGCGAACTACGCCAGCAACGGCTTGCTGTAACTGAAGCTGGTTAATTTGATTCTGCATATCAGCCATTCTATTGCCGGTAATAGCGTCAAGAATCTTTTGAGTCTGTTCTGTTGTATTAGCATTAATAGCAGCTGTATTCATAGCATTTGCATAATTTACTCCGTCAATAGCACGAAGTGTCTGGCAGCAACATTGATTTTCTTGAGCCAACATATTAGCTTGACCTACTGCTAAACCACTAATGTCTCTTGCTAATTCAGAATATTTATCGCTTAAAGCATTTATTGTATCATGGAATGTCTGATTTGTAGCAGCTACTGCCTGTGCTGTTCCAGCATTAACAGCAGCGAGAGTCTCTCTCTGATTTGCCATCATATTCTGTGTATCAAATCCACGATCAACTTGAGACTGTGTTGCGAGATTTTCATAACCAATAGCATTAGCAAAACCATTTCCACCTCAGCCATTAAATCCGCCACCAGCAAGAATTAATAAAGCAAAAATCCACATCATTGAATTTCCGCCCCACATGTCGCCATAACCATTACGGTCACTTAATAAAGCAACATCGCTAGCACTTAAACTTCCATTTTCCATTTTAATTTTCCTCCTAAATAATAAGATTTTCAATGATAAAAGTCTTACCATTTAAGAGTTATTTTAACATATTTAATATATCGTTAGGGTTGACTCCTTTTTGTTGCGCCAATGCGTAAAACGCACTTTTTGGATCTCCCCCATATTGATTTATCAATCCAGTAACTTGAGGGTTTTGAGCCATCATATTGCTTATCATGGCTTGCGGATTTGGCGAATTCTTAAACGCCGCAATCATATTCATTAAACCGTTATTATTGTTTAATGGTCTTGATTGGTTTAACATCTGCAACATCGGATTTCCTTGCATTGAATGCCTCCTCTAATTTTGCTATTCTCTCTTCAAGAGCAGAATAATCAGTATTTACTTTACTTGTAGTTTGAGTTTCAATAGGAGTTATTGTATATCCAGTTACTGTTGGATATGATGCTCCATCTGTTGTCTTTAATCAAATAATTGGTGCAGTCTCATCCAGAAGTAGTATACTACTATTTGGCGCCATCTGGTAGGCATTCGCACCATTTTGACCATTTACCCTAACAACTTCTTGTCGTTGAGGATACATCTGTTGACCCATATTCATAGCATTATAACTTGGATAGCTAGGAGCTGGGTATCCTGTGTAATTCATCATAATTTTTCTCCTTCCATTTTTAGTAAAACTTTTCCATTGAAAAGAACCAGTCTCTTACTGGTTCTACTATCTATAAAAATTGCGATGGCAAAATTATCTTAGTTTGGCCTATTATTTTCAAGTTCCATTACTTATCTTTATTTGAGTTGTATCGCGTCTATGTCATTTACCATCAGTGGCTTTTACATAAGGAATTCCTATTCTTCAAATACCGCCAATTTTAATTCACACCTCATTACCTAAGGCAGAAGCAGATACTCTACTTAAGCCTCATTTTGCCCTAGTGCCATTACTAGTTCTAGCAACTGCGCTATAACCCATATCACTAGTACCGCCACATAAATATCTATCATTATCCACATTTTGAATGTAATATACTGTTGAAGTAGTATAACTACTAGTGGTTTCGGTAAAGTATCATCTAGCGGCATTATTACTAGTATTTCGTTGAACAGTGCAATTTACTTTTCATCAATCAGAATTATAAAAATATTGATTTGAATTATAAGTCAAAGGTCATTCAAGATAAGCAAATACATTATACATTCTTCAAGGTTTAATTCAATAATAATGATTTGTAGTATCAACTTCTTGAATATACCAATAACTATAAGTTACATCTGGTTTAAACGTATAATAATCAGTGCCATCTACAATAGCTGTTCCTCCTGCTGGTTCTGAATTTTTCGTTTTGCCTCCAACAACCACAGTATTTGCTGCTGGATCAACTAAATATAAATATGCTCAGTTATTTGCCTCAGTTGATTTTCAATTACCACCTCACATACGAAAAACTCCACTAGCTATTTGTGCATTTGCCATAAATCCACCTCATTATGCAGTATATCTAATATATACTTGACCATTTTCACCTCAACTATTACTCGGTGCAGTTGTTCCATAAGCGATATTTCTGATTGAAGCGGAAGAAGTATCTGCATTAAAACTAGTTCAAATATTATTGCCAGAACCTCTTACTATCATTCATCCTTCAGGTGTAGATCAATCATATATTCCATGATTTGTTCCACCAGTTCCCATATGTAAACCAAAACTATACGATTGTGTTTGTATGTTTATAGCTAAACCGGCCGTATTATTTGCAGTATTGACAACATGTAGATTTCCACTCATTGTATCCCCAGATTTTAATACTCAAGCGCTGCCTTCATTATCAATTGCATACTTATAATTAGGTATCCCCCCATTAGCAAAAACTTCATAGCTTGTTTTTGGATCTGTTGCTGTTGTGTCGTTGGCTTCTGCAGAATTAATCAAACTCCACCCTTTATTAGAACCTTCCATAAGATACGCAATTCTTCTTGGATACGTAGGACATTTTACATAAAGATTAAAAGTAACACTATGACCAGAAGTACCTGCGTTTGGTGACATACAAATATCATTAACAGCAAATCCATATCTATATAATCATACAACATCCATGTTCATTCCACTGTTTGTACTATTTGTTCTTATCATCGCTTTTACAATACCAAAAGCCCCTCCATGATATCTTGAACGTAATATAATTATAGCATCATAATCTTGATATTGTCCTGTAGTAGTTGTACAAGTTGCAAATCTATGTCATGGATAATTAGCTTTATTTCCTCCGTCTATGGTACAATAAACAGGATATCAACCAACCACTGCTGGTTCTCCAGTGCTCGTTAAATAAATTCCTCTGGTAGCAGAACCTAATTGTGCAGCACCCAAAGCTTTTGCTCTTATATCATATGCCGTATTTGAAACATTTATTTGTTTAACATAAGCCATTAATATCTCCTCCTATTCTCTAAATAGGGGCGATATTAATCGCCCCTCTCATTCATCAATTAAGAGACTAATTTTCCAGAAGAATCAAATGTTGCTGTAATTGTAACTTTTCCAGTCTGCATTATTCCATTAGCATCAAAATAATACCAATTCTTCTGTCTATTATATTCAAGATATTGTAGCCCAGTTAATTTCTTATTATTCTTATAATAATACCATTTATTATTTTCTTTAATCCAACCTTCTTTTGGTTTAGAATCTTCGACTAATTTATTAACTCTAGCTTGAACTTTACTATAATCATATCCAGCTTTTGTTAAATTATTTTTACGAGTATCACCACTGCTCCAATAACCAGTTAAAACTTCTTGAGCCAATAGATCAATAATAGCATCAGCAACACTCATTGTCTTTAATTCTTTATCAATTAAAGTCTGAACTTCAGTATATCTTGAACCTAAATTATTCTTTCTTATATCGCCACTTCCATATTTACCTTCTAATACTTCAATAGCTAATCTAATTGCGGATTTAGCATCTATGCCGTCATTAAGCGGGTTCGCAAATCCCCATACATAACTATCGTTCATATTATAGTTAATTCTTCCTACATGTGAAGTGCGCCATGTGTTTTTATCAACATATTGATTACCATCAATAGTTGTTAATGTATTTCCATTTACTGATTTTACAATAGCAGTATGCATTTCTCCATTTTCTCCAAAATAAGCAATATCACCAATTTTTGGAGTATACTGAGCTTTTGTATGTAGTTGTCCTTTTGGCTTATAGAAAGCATGTGCTTTAGAGCAAATGTCAGCTTTTGGCATTAATCCAGCAGAGATAAATCCTAAACAGTTTGCGCAGTAAGCTACAAATTCGCTACACCACTCATCTTTATATCCGAACATTTCCCAAGGTAATGTTCCATCCATACCAAGCTGTGCTTCTGCTAACATTTCTAATTGTTGACCTTTTGTTTTAGCATTTAAAATTTCGTTAATTTTATCTTTACCTAAATCAACTAAATGCTGAACACTATTGTAACGAGACCCTAGATTTTTTTTACGAGTATCGCCAGAACCTAAAGCTCCTTCTCAAACCATTTTTGCTAATTGTAAATCATTATATTTGCTAATATCCATTTGTTCCTCCTTCAATCCAAAATTGTATCTCAAACCAATCCAGTCTACACCTCATTCATAAGGCTTTTCGCCAATATTACGAATACTTCTATATTCTCCATAGTAAGTATAAGCATGACCTGAATCAAAGTAGGTGATAGTTCCAAGTAAATCATTGCGCTCGCCAACCATTGTGATATGATATCCGCCATCATGCCAGTTATTTAACTGGGTAATAGAACTTCTATTAGCGATAGTTTTATTAAAAACATAAATAATATCACCAACTTTAAGATCTTTTGCGTTTTTGATTAAAGTATAATTGTATCCTTTTGATTTCCAATAAGCTGGATATTCAGCAGGATCTGGGAAAGATTTAGGACATAATCCAGCTTTTTTCAATACTTGTAACGGACCCTGGCCGCAATTAACAACTGCGTAATATTTATCAGGGTTGCTTAACATTTCATCTACACCAGGTAAATCTTCACCGTTACCAAAACTAAAAGCCGCATAATTCATATTAAATCTTTTTTTAGGATCTTCTTTTGGATAAAATTGAGAACCATCTTTTGCGTAGGCTTTATAGATATTTTCTGAATAAGTGTAAGAACATCCGTTAGAATAATCTACTCCTCAAATATCATATAAACCTCAAACATAATCAGCAATTTCTTCTAATTGTTTTGTTGTTGTAATTTTACCAGTAAAATCAACATATTTAGCAAATACGCCACCTAATGATTTTACATAGGCTTTATATCCACCTTTTGATTGTAAAAATGATTTTACTGTATTGTAATTAAAATCTTTTTTATGAGCCTCAATAATTTTTTGAGTCTCTGCTTTGTGATTTGTAAATCCTTGTAAGCTCATATTTATTTACCTCTCATTTTTTTATTAAAAAATAAGGAAACGAGGATTTTCCAGCCAAAATTTTCCATCCATTTTCTTCAACTTTTCCATTCTGGTATCAACTCGTTTCCTTACGATTATTATTATACCAAAAAATATTTTTTAAAAGCAAATATTTTTTAATTTTTTTTAAGAAAATTTTTTATTATGAAACTGAATGTGTTAATGTTGCAGGTGTTCCACTAAATGTATAAGTTGGATTACCAGTAAGAACGCCTGCTTGATTAGCACTGCTTCCCGCAGCACCCGCAGAAATTGTCAAAACTTCATTGGCAACTTCTGCATTAGTAATAACTTGATTAAATGTTACAGTCTTTACAACAGTAGCCGTTGATGTTGTTCCGCTTACAGTGATATCTCCAGCTGGAGTATATGAATGATTTCCAATGCTGGATTTAGTTGCTAATGTACCTAAACCTAAATTAGTTCTAGCGGCAGCTGCAGTGATAGCTCCAGTACCACCATTAGCAATAGCTACAGTTCCAGTTACATTTTCCGCAGTCCCAGTTATATTTCCAGTGGTAATATAATTATCTGTTCTAAAATAATAATTAGTTCCATCATAATAAACCAAATATTTACCTGCTGGTAAAGTATAATTACTTGCGCTTGAAGCGGTTCCATTAATATAAATTGGTTTGGCTCCAGTACCATTAACATTTAAAGTCAATGCACTTTGTGCGCTATTTGCATAACGCAATGTTAATTCAAAATAGCTATATTGTCTTAAAGCATAGTAGCTTGCGTTGCTACTAGCTTTTGCTGCAGTTCCAGCAGCAGTATTACATCAAACCGAAGTTATTGTATAAGTAGTATTATAATCAGCATTTAATAGACATCAATTAGTGCCATCATAAGAAAATACTCCTACGCCATTTGCATTTATTTCTCCAACCGCACTTAAATTATTATTACCAGTACTATTATGTAATTTTTTAATAGGCTTCGCGCCTTTACTATTTACATTTAATTTTAAATTTGCAACTGCAGCAGTATTAGTATTACTGAAATTAACAATAACAATATCTCCTTCAGTCAATGCATCATAAGTTGCGCAAGTTACTGCCTTTTCTGCCGCGGACGCTGCAGAGTCACAAGTACCATAGAAAATTCTTCCATTTCCTGTCGCTGCTCCAAGATTTGTTCTTGCAGCGGCTGCGGTATCTGCACCAGTACCACCATTTGCTATCGGTAATTTACCATCTACTCCAATAGCTGAAGCTGTTGAACTTCCACCTTGTATTGTGGCTGTTTTAGATGCAGAAGCTAAATTAACATATACTTGTTGTGCAGCTGCCCATTTAGTGGCGGTGCTAGCATTACCAGATAATGCTCCAGTAAAAGTAGTAGCATAAACATTGGACCATTTATAATTACTTAATCCTAATGATTCAGTATTATTAACACATGGATATAATCCATCATCAGTAATTCTTATACCTTCAGTACCTGATGAAGCAGTTGGGGAAGAAGGTTTTATATATAATCCACTTGCTGCATAAATACCTAAATCACCACCAGTATTTTCTCCAATTCTTGAACCATGAGTAAACAATAGTCCTTTGTCATTATACGCACTAGAACCATTAGAAAGTGTAAGGCCTCCAGTCATTGTATCTCCCGATTTACTAACAGCACCAATATCCGCAAGAGTTCAACTAACATTAGCGCTACCATCAAAAGTTTTTCCACTAGAACCAATGGTTAATGTTTTAGCTGCTTCTAATTTAGTTGCTGTCGTCGCATTGCCGTTAAGGGTAATTTTACCAGTGGAGTCTCTATATACCATTCACTTTTCATCTGTCGTTCAAGTTGAAGCAGTCGGCGCATAACCATAACTATAAATTCCATGATTTTGATGAGCAGAGCCAAATCCATAGAATACTTCACCTGTTGATGTAGTATCTTTTGCGGTAAGTTTTGCGGAATTAGAATGTTCAATATTTATAGCATTTGTACTTGAAATACCTTTAAATTTACCAGTTCCATTAACATCTAACATAACGCTTGGTGTTAATGTCCCAATACCTATATTACCATTAGCTTGAATAATCATACGTGCATATGCACCATTTGAATAAGAACCAGTGGTTCCAAATATTAAACGAGAACCATAATTACTAGAAGATTGGTAATATATTCCAGCATAAGTAGCATCATCTTTACCTCAAGTAATTGCGCTTACATTACCATTATTAATACCGCTACCAGTACTATTATTAACATTAAAATTTAAATCATAACGGGTCGCACCAATTTTTAAATTATTGTCTATTGCCAGAGATAAACTCGTAGTTCTTTTAATATCTAATGCCCCCGTCATTTCATCTCCAGCTTTTAATACATATTGACCATGTGTATGTGAACTCGCAGCATCAGCTCAAACTATTCCAGTTCCAGTAGATTTAAGAATCTGCCCATTTGTGCCTAAACCTGTACTATCTGCGTTTATAGAACTTAAATTTGCATCCCCAAATATTGTTCCAGTTACACGAAGGTCGCCAGCGACCACCGAATTTTTTAAAAATGCCATCTTTTGACCCCCTATCTTTCTATCATTTCAGAACTTCCAATAAATCCATTTTTATAAAAATATACTATATCATCACGTTCTGTGAATTCGCTTGTTAAAACTTGTCCTGTCTTTTTTAATAAAGCAACTTGAGGATTACCAGTTATTTCTCTTAAACTTAAATAATGAATTGTTGCAGTTCCTGTAGTATCACTAGTGGAACCACTTCATTTATTTAAAACTCTTAAAGATATTGTATCTGTTGTATTTGTTCCATCAGTTGCAAGATTTACAGTTCCAAAAAATCTTTTTCGAACTAAATCTGTACTTGGTTTTTGGCTTACTATATACACACAAGCATTATTTGACCTTGGAGTTTTATCTACATCATATCGTTCAATTCCAATATAAAATTGATTACCTGCGGCAATAGATACCTCTGTATCATAATAGTATGTTTTTCCGCCCGGTTCTATTTTTATATATTCAGAACCAGCTGATGAAAATCCAGAAAAAGTTGGCTCTCCATTAGTATTATAATTAATAAACATATTCGTTGAATTTAAAATCTTTTGACCATAACTACTTGTCCACAATCTTCCACCAAATAATTCAATATCATTAGTAGCATTTTCATCAAATTCAAAAGAATGAAGTTTATTACTTTTATCTATTTCTATTGGAGTTTGATATAATTTTTTAATATCTTCTGCTGAAAGAGCTGTTACATAAATGCGGAAATCAGAATAAGAGCCAAGTGTTTTTCTTCAAACACCACCAGCTCTAGAATAACCAATAAAAATATTGGTAAAAGTTTTTAATGGTGCTTCTGTACTACTAATTGTACTTCTATTTGTTTCAACTCCATCTTTATATAAAATTGCTATTTTTCCATCATAAGTAACACAATAATAATGTCATTCATTTTTAGTATAATTATTAAATGTTAAACTTAAAGATGTTGTAGAAGCTAAATTTAAACAAATATCAAATTTAGCATCTCTATGATGAAAAGCAGTTGAGTTATAATCAGTAGGATGTGAAGAATTTATTGATGTACATCAAGCAGCATGATTAGTTGTCCCACCATAACCATTTTCAGGTTTTGCTCATCAACATACCGACATTTGTATAGGTGCTGTTAATCCAAAATTAGAATGAATATATGTTAATCCTACATCATTATTTGTTGTTGGAGACGATGAATTTAAATATGTAGCCATATTAAATTTTGGAGAGTTTGATTGAATTATTGTATTTCCTACTATTTCTCCATCATTTCTATAACCAGAAGAATCTGCTATTTGATTTTTTTCTTCTCCAAAATATAATCTAATATTAGAAATGGTAAAAGATGCTCCTGGATTGCTACTCATAAGTCTTATCCTAATACGAGATTGCGCAGTAGTAGCATAATCGGCTTGCGCAGCAGTGACTTTAAAAGTTCATTTATGATGACCTAATGTAGTTGCCGTTAAAGTAGAATAATCTAAAGATTCATGTGGAGTAACTCTTGTAGTATTAAATTGTGAATATAAATAAGAAGTTGTTTCTGTCACATCATTTACACTATAATCATATTCTACAGTTAACAAAGCTCCTTCTGTCATTGCTGAAGTATATTTCTCATCTATATATCAATAACTAGTATAAACACTTGTTCCAGTAGATGAAATTGTTTTTGTTTGTGAAGATGTTGAAGTAAGAATATTTTGTTGAGTGTCTCCATCTAATTTATAATGTAATACTAAACCTTGACTTATTTCTTTTATCTCTAATGCTGATAAGCAGTGGTCATAAATGCGAAAATCATTCAAACAGCAATTCATTGGATAACTTATTGCTGTCCCTGCGCCTGCCGTTGAATTTGGTCTAGCTCCTATGCATAGACAAGTTTGGGTTTTTGGCGAATTAGCATTTGTTATTGTTGAATTTAAAACACCGTTTACATATAATAACGTTTGATTCCCCTTTATTGTTATACATAAATGAGTTCAAGTGTTTAAAATTGGGGCGTATGTAGAAGCTGTTTCTGAACCATGACCAACTAAATGTAATTTACCGTCAGTTTTTCAATAAGCTAATCCTAATTGAATACTAGTACCACTTACATTACTACCTAATGCAAAAATATAAGGATAATTATTATTAGTTAAATTATTAAATTTTACTCAACAACATGCACTCATTTCTTGATTAGAAATAGAAACATTATTAGCATAAATACGATCATCGGCGCCATCAAAACTATAACATTTTCCTATCTTTCCATTATTATCAACAGTTGCCCCATTATTAGTAGCTATTATATCACTACAGCCTAAATTTTTAAGATCACCATTAAGCGGTAATCAAACTTTCAAACTCATAATAGTGATCTCCTTTCTCTCTATTTATTATATCATAAAAAGTTAAGGAGAGTCAAATCTCTCCTTAACTAATTAAATGTAAATCCAATTGCTTCAACTGTTGCATCATACTCCATTCTTCCACCAGAAGTATTTGCTGCATTACCACCAACAGTAACTGAACCATTAAAAACAGCATGACCTAATCCACTAATTGAAGCTACGTTAGCGCCAGCATGTCTAAATATATATCCTCTATTGGTAGCTCCAGTAAAGCAGAAATACCCAGCCCAATCTCCTTGAACATATCCATGTTTTCCGAGTTGTCCTGAAGATGTACCAGTGTTACGCATAGTAACACCATAATCAGTTGGCGATGTGCTATATAAAGAAACACCTCCAGCAGTGCCAGAATTAGCCGTATTTGCATTGACACCGGCTGTAGTGGAAAGTATTTTTGCGCTTAATGTACCATTAGTTGTATATACTTCTTCATCACTGTATGTTGTTACACTTGCAGCTTGTGAGGTAGCACCAATTAAATATAATTTACTATTGCTATTAGTTGAACCAGCAGTATTTTTAGTATCAGGTGGAGTTGCTCATTTTGCAGTTCCATCTGAATCTCAACCTAAAAATTGTCCAGTTGATCCGCCACTTGGAATATGCTTATTACCAGAAGTTGTTGGATGTTCATATTTACTGAAAGTAATACTCCCATCGCTTACACTTGAAGAAGTTACTGTAATTGCTTGATTTTTTACATTACCCAACCCTACATCTGCGGCAGTTGGTTTATTTGCTGTTGTATATATACGATATCAATTGCCTCAAGCTGTTGTTGCTCCGCTACGTCAAAAAATACCAGTATTATTAAAAGCCAATTCATGAGAATTACCACCACTTGAGTCACTTCATCCTCTTAAACCAATTACGTAAGAATAATTATCTGATGTAGGAGACCCAATCTTACTATTAGTTTTTAGTCCTTGAAAAATAAAATTATTATTATAACTATTAGGGGTTGTATCGTTATTTCTTTGATCTCCAACAGTTACTATACTACTATGAGTATGACCCGCTGCGGAAAAACTGCTTGGAGAATAGCTACTATTCTTAATTAATTTACCAGTAGTTCCATCGAATAATGCGATGTTGCCGCTCGTTGCACTAGCTGGTCCAATTACTGCACCATCTAAATTAGTTTGCGCTACTGTTCAATGCGCATCATTAGCAGCTGTTCCATCAGTAATACAAATAATTAAATCACCAATTTCGCACTTAACTCCTGCGTAAGTTCCAGCTGTTAATACCCTATAAGTTCAACCTATACTGTGCGTAGCTGGCAATGCAGTTACTGTAGCTCCAGATGAACCAATAGTACCTTTAAAGATCATTGCGTCATTAGCCGCAAATGATTGATCTACATATTGCTTAGTTGCTGCGTGAAGATTTGCGGTCGGTGCTCCACTAAGGGTAAGAGCACCTGTCATAGTATCACCAGATACATTAACATAAGTAGAATCATGATTATGTCCACTAGTAGCAGCACCAATATTAGCAGGAGTAATACCTAAATTGGTTCTTGCGGCAGCTGCAGTAGTAGCTCCAGTTCCTCCATTAGCAACAGGAATTGCGGAACCGCTCCAAGTGCCATAGTATGTTCCAGAAGTTTGAATCCCAGCCGCTGCTTTTAATTCTAAAGTCACTGCAGTAAAATTTGATGGTAATGTCGCACCATCCGTAAAGGCAGTATATAAAGTTGGCTCTGTTGTGCCCTTTGTTAAAATGAATAAATGACAAGATACACTTTGAGTGGTGCCTGAAGCAATACTATTAGCTTCATCATATAATTCTATATAACAATTTCCACTAGAATCAACTACTCCTCTAATCTTTATCGCAGAATAATTTGAACAAGCAAGTGCTGTAATATGGCATTTTGATGCATGATGTGTAGTAATCATAAAGGTATAATTATAAACAACACTTCCTCTTGTTCCTCGAACATTTAAAATAAAATTAGTACCAGTAACGGATGTAGAACATGGAATATAGCAGAGTCTAGATCATTTTTGTCCTTGCACTACTGCAGTCCAATCATAAATTAATCCTGCTGTGCGTTTATTACTTGCACCAGTACCTCCTGCTGCAATCGGCAATGTTCCTGCCGTTACTACGCCATTTGTTGTAGTATAAACTGCCTGATTAGCCGCTGTACCAACTTTACCATCATTAGTAATATTGCCATGAGCATGACTCTTAGCCGCATATAAAGTATCTGTTTTTGCTTTTATATAATTATATACATGAATAGCATCTCTACGATAAACAACACCTTTTGCATTTGTATCAGCAAATCCATTATTACTTGCATATGAAGTAAAAATTTCTGTATTATCAGTTAAATCAGAATTGCCTTCATTAATATTTTCAGCACCATTTTGTTGTATTTGACTTCAATTAGGTCAAGCAGTAGCTTGGCTTGGTTTACCGCTAATATTAGCTCATGGAATAGTACCTGTCGTAATTGTTCCAAGAGTTGTAATATTAGTAGAACCTGCTCATGTTGAAAGTTTTGTATTTTCAACATTACCTAATCCTACATCTGCATTGGTAAGTGCGCGAAAGGTAGGCACTCCGTTCGCCGAAGCAGGCGCCGCAAGTACATATCGTGCTGTTTTACTTGCATATGGATTTTTAGTATCTCCATAATTATCAGCTAAACTAATAGTAGTATTAAGTGTAGATGTTTGTGCCGTATTAACACTTGATACTACTGGACTTGTAGCTTGTACTCTAACACTAGTTACGCCAGAACTTGTTGTATAAGCATTTGTATCTAATGTTCAGGTATTTGCAGCTGTCTTTTTTAATAAACCAGATGTTCCACTTAATGCTTCGATAGCTTTTAAATCATCAGCATCAACCAAATCATTTAATGGAACATCACCATATATCGTGCCAGTGACACGCAAATCACCAGAAATTAATGTATCCTTTAATTGTGCCATCCTAGCACCTCCTTATTTTTCTATAAAATTTGTTGCTTCAATAATACCCGTTTTATCAATACCACTTTTTTTAGATATATTAAAATGATTTCCATAAATAATGCCATTTTTATTTATATTTATATTATATTCATCATTTAACAATGATGAATTTTTTTCAATAATTCCAGTTAAAACAGGATTAACTAAATTTAAATTACTAAGAAGTAATTCTGTATTTGCATTTGTTCTTTGGAAAACAATCCTTATATAATAACAAGATTCGGGTATAATAAAATTCATTGTTTGAGAATTTCCAGATGAGTATGAAATTCAAGATTGATTTTCAGTATAAAAATGAACTCCTCTAACTACAAAACCAGAAGAAGTAAAAGTTTTATACTCCGCGTTTGGAATAATAGGTAAGTATAGAGTTCGTATTCTCGTATTTAAAGCGACTTCAGCACCATTTGCATCGCCAAGACCGCCTTGTTCAAATGATTTTAAGGTTAAAATATTACTACTTATTTCATTCATTTCAAATCCATGTACTCCACCTAAATTATCTATTTGCGCCGGAGTATGATATAACGTGGCTATATCTTCTGCGCTGAGAGCGGTTGCGTAAATACGGAAATCTGACATTTTATTATTAACCATTGAATAACCAGTAGCATTTGCTCAACCACTTAGTCATATTTGAGTTCCAGTTAATCCAACATAGGTTTTTGCTTTTGCTTTATATTCACCATCTATATATAAATTAGTGACCGTTCCATTTCCAGTTATCACTAAATGATGTCATCCATTTAATAAACTTGTACTAGTTATATTTGGTTCAAATGGATTGCTTGTTCCATTACTTGTATTTCAACATAACATACTTGTATTTACATGATAACAATTTAATCTATTACCATCACTAAAACCTCATGGCATTGGACTACTACTAACAGTAGTTAAATATTCTCATCAAGAAAAAGTATATGATGAACCAAAATTACTATAAGTAATTACTGGTAATTGAATATGTGCAGTATTTGTGGGAAATTTAGTTGCTATTAAATATCTTCCATCGGTATTACTTATCTCAGTTGTTAATGAGTCAATAACAGTTCCATCATTTCCATAACCAGAAGAATCTACAATTTTAGTAGTATCTATACCAATTTCTGATAATACGGGAATTCAAGGAGTTGCAATTGAACCTTGTTCCATTTTTAAACTATATGGTTTAATTTCAAATCAATCTCCAGTTTGAGAATTAGAAGTCCCATATCGTGTGCATATATAAATTTGAGAAATATCTTTTGCTGCTGGAGAAGTAAAAGTAATACTAAAATATTTATATTCTGTTTCAGACATATCACTTCTATTTACTCAAGGAGTTGATTCATTACCTCCAGAACAAATACGATACAATGTCATATTGGCATTACCTCGTAAATAACAACTTATTGTATATAAGGTGCTTCTATTAACAGAAATAGGTACATACCTAAATCCTCCCTCAGTACCGCTATTTAAAGTATATTTTTGAGATATTCCATTAAAACTTGTATTAGGTAATAGATTTTCACCTACTCCACCACTAAATCCATTTAATTTATAATGTAAAATTAACCCTTGCGAAATTTCTTTTACTTCTAATGGAGAAAGACAATGGTCATATAACCTAAAATCATTAAAACATTGAGTGCTGGTTTGACCTGTTCCAGATGTAGCATTATCATTTGCACTTCTACATCCAAATCCAAGATTTAATTTATTTGCATTAAATGCTGTTGTACAAGTACCTGTTTTTACTAAAGTTCCATTAATATATAAACAATAATTTAATCCATCATAAGTTGCTGCTACATGATATCAGGTATTTAAATTAAAATTATAGTTATAAGAACCAGTTCCACTTGGACCATTTATTCCAAGATTTAAAGATTTACCATTTATAATAGAAAAATAAATTTGGCAATCACTAGAATCTTTTAAATTTTTACAGAAAAGAATTTGATTATATTGACTTCAAGCACTAGTTTCTTTAACCCATAAAGCAATACTTCAATTATTATTTAATATTTCTTGAGACAAATGAGTTAAACCATGACCCTGATAACATTTGCCTAACTTTCCTAAATTATTAATAGAAAAATTATTCGTAGAAATTGAAATATTACTAATCCCTTTATTTTCAAGATCGCCATTTAACGGCAATCATACTCTTAACGCCATAGCGATCTCCTTTCTCTCTTATTATATCATAAAAGTTAAAGGAGAGTCAAACTCTCCCTTAACTATGCAAAAATAAAATCTAATGATTTCGTTGTTGTATTATATTCTAAAGTTACTTCTTCATCTACTTTATAAGTTTTTGCATTTATTTGACCAGCAGTTGTCGTTAAATAAACTCCAGTATCAGCAATACCTTCATGGGCTGCCGCAGTACCAGTAGGAGTTGTCTCAACAGCTGTTATATATCCCTTTTTAGTAGTTTGTAATGTAATATTTTGTTTAGTATCAGTCCAAGGTACGTTTACAAAAGCTTTTTCACTACTCAATTGTACCGCATAATTTTTCCCACTTGAAGAATATCCAATTTGAATACCACCTCTAGTTCCATTTGCGGCAAGTGGTAAACTATAATTATTAAACGGTTCTCACGTACCTTTTGGAGTTAATGCTTTATTAGTTGTTGAGCCATCAAATACAATAGAAGTATTTTTTAAAATATAACTATCAGAAGCATCTGATATAATTAATCTATCGTTATTTGCAATAGTTACATTATCTGTACTCGCAATTTTACCATCATTCGTAATCTTTCCATGTGTATGACTTGCTGGTGTCATTGTAGTTGGGAAATCACTAATTTGAGATTTCGTAATACTAATATTTCCAAATGTCGCACTGACTTTTCCATTGGTCTGACTAAAGGCAGTTAGTGTCTTTCCCGCTCCTGGAGTAGTACTATTTAAATTTCCATCTAAAGCATTTATTGCATTTGTTACAGTAGAAACAGTAGCTGCTTTATTGGTAGAAGAATCATATGTTCCATCAAATGTATAAGTAGTATTTGTTGAATCAATTGTAATATTGCCGTTTGCATCTGAAGTAACTGTTGTAGCACCAGTACCAGCAATTTTTCTTCTATCTCTAGCAGTAGTATTATCAGTTACAATTAAATAAGTATTGCCATTTGTTGTTGCGGCATTAGTATTTCCATCGCTAGCACCTGCATATAGATGAGTTGTATAATGGCTATCACTATCTGAAGCTCAAGCAGGAACACCACTAGAATTAACTTTTAATACAGTGCCATTTCCTCCAACTGCAAGTCTTGTAGGGGTTCCAGAAGCACTAAAATAAATTATATCTCCTTTAGCAGTTCCTATTGATTTTGGAATTTGAGCATCATTTGTTACATTACTTAAACCAACATCACTTTTAGTAAGAGCATCTCCAATTACCACGTGACCAGTACTATCATTTCCTACTTTAACAGCCGCTGCTGTTTTTGCCGTATAAGTTGGATGAGTGTAATTATTATATGTTGGTAATTTGCGTTTAGTAACAGTAATTACACCATTTGTATTTTGAGTCACTGCAGAGACAAAAGTAGTAGTTGTAGTTGATTCATTATAAGTAAAATCACTTACTGCACTCTGAACTACCTTATAACTGCTATCTCCACCAAGCCTTTCTCATCGACCAAGAGAAGACCATACATATTCATAATTAGTAGTACTATCTATAATAACGTCTCCTGGCGTAGCATTGGCTCCATTAACGCCAAAATCATAATCTAAAATCTCAGGATCTGTTGTAGTATTATCTCCAATTGAGACAGTAGCATGTCCAATAAAATGCATTGCATTAGATAATCCTAATGAAGTGCGTAAATCTGTAGCGCTAAGTTCATCGCCAATATCAATTTGATTACCAGCAATTGTTACACCAAGATCAAAATTTCCTTTGTCGGTATGACTCATTAATCCATCTACCTCGCTTGTGGCTAAGGTAGAAGGTATTTTAACAGTATGTGCACCCGCCGATGTAATGTGTCCAGTTGTATTTACTTTAAATCCAGGTACACTAAAAGTATCGCCAAAAGATGGATTAATCGCTGTGGTTGCTGTAGTTCCATAAGTATTAGCAGCGACTCCACTTGCTGCATGTGATAAAGTTACTGCACCAGTAGAGGCACTAGCAATAATTGGCGAAGTTGCAAAAATTGTTGTATTAGTAGCTTCTTCTGCAATTCCATCTAATTTTATTTTATCATCTGCCGACATTAATCCAGTGTTTGATGATGTAGCTATTGGTTCTCCTGTATATAAAGCAATTTTTCCATTTTTATAATAATATACAGGATGATTAACCTCTAATTCTACACGGTAACAATTACCACTATTTTCATAATAAACTTGACCTAAATAAATATAAATTTTTCCATCTTTAGCAGTTGGTAAAGTTTGCGTAATTGGAGTAGAATCTAATTTTGCCAATCCATTTGATTGAGGTATTGCGACTATATAAATAGCTTTTCTTGCAGTTAAAGTTGTCCCAGTATTAAAAGAATACCTTAAATCAGCAAGTACTTGTTCAAATAAATTACCTGCGGTAATCGCTCCATCAGCTGCAATATTGGTGGTTGCATTATAGTAATAAATTGGACCAAAAGGATCAAATGATTCTGTTGTTAAAGTTTTTGATGTTCCTGTATTATTATTTACACTGTTAACAGGAAGTAAAGATGTTTCATCTTTTGTTAATAAAACTTGATAACGATATAAAGCAGCAGCAGCTGTATATGATCCATAAATATGTCTTAATTGATAAGTAATAGTATTATCATAATCAGCTCTTGTTCATCTTGCCTCTGCTGTAGCAGTTCCACTCACTTTAATAGAACCAGCAGACCAATAAGTTAATATAATTGTAGATCCAGCAGAATAATGAGTTGTTACTCTTGTAGTAGCTGTATAATACACGTTAATAGGACCTGTTGAATCTCCATTCGCAAGAGTTAAATCTAATGTGGCCGCAGTTGATGTTCCATTATAAGGTAAATAATAAGCAATTGTTAATCCATCAAAAAGCTCATTAACACCTTCAATTGCACCAGTTCAAACACTAGTTGCTTTAGTCTGCATACCTTTAACTGCATATATACCAGTAATACCTATAGTTTTACCAGCTTCATCGGCGTATTCAGCTTGAGTGCTCATGACAACGCGGTGAGTACTATCTACATCATATAAAATTTTACCAGTTTCTTTATCATCATCAACGGCAAAATATATTGTTCCAGCTTGAATATTAACTGGGGAATGTCCAGTTTCATCTTTTTCAATGTTTTTGATTAAACCAGACTTCATTCTAATTAATTCATTTGCCATTTGCGCTCGCTCCTTTCTCCTTTATTATATATAAAACTCTCTATAAGAGTTAATTCTCTTTGCTAAAATACTTAAAAAAACAATATATTTGTTTTCCTCCATTTGACCAAAAAAAATAAGGATTCCTTAATCGGAATCCTTAAATCATAATCTCATTGGTGACGCATTTTCAAGTCCATTAGAATAATTTGTAGAATTTTTCGTTGATTTTGATGGTTGAAAATCAGACCTAAATTCGCTATCTGGCAAATCAGTTCAATAAATTGTTGCTGTTGCATGTTCAATTTTATCATTAATCTGTTGTGCGAAATTAGCTTCTAAATCTGCAGCGGCCTCATCTAAAACACCTGGATCCATTCCAACTAGAACTTGTCCAGTAGCAACTTGTGTTCTGACATTATAAACTAATTCAGTTTTTGTCTCATCTAACTCATAGAATCTTAAAATAAACTGAACTTCACCTGCGGCCGCAGTAACATCACCTTCAATGCACCAAGGTATAATCATCTTGGCTTCATGCACGACCTGTTCTCCATTTTCTTCAGAAAAATATCTTGGATATGAAGAAATGTCATAGAAAGGTACTGGATAAAATCCACCTTTACCTTCTGCATTGATAAATTCAATCATACATGATGTTGTTGCTAAATCTTTATATTCAAAGAAACGATCTACTAAAAAGTAAACTGTTTCTGCTCTGTGATCTTTTGCTACACTTAAAAAAGTAGGTACTGAAATTGTTCTTGACGAAAGATCGACATCAAAAGTTCTCTCATCAGATGGTAATATAATAGAAAGAAGAGGTTTGTTATTATAAGGATTTTTTGTCACCATAATAACATTTCCCTCTTCATCTAATTGTTCATTACCATTTTCATCTAAAAGAGGTTCTTGGATTTCAATACCCCATAAATATTTAAAATATTCTTCAGGAGTTGTAATCATTAATTAAACCTCCTTTCTATTAGGCAGAAATCTGAATTGTACCAATTAATTCATCTTCACCACCATTATAAATAACAGTAGCACCATTTAATGTATTTCTAACTTCTAAGAAGAAAGCACCTGCAACTTTAGGCTGGAATGGAATCTTAGCCTTGCCTTCAGCATCAAAAGTCATTCCTTCTGCCGGAGAAGCTGGAGAAGTCATATCATCTTCTGTTGCAAGTTCTAAATCTGCTGCTAGTCCTGGATGTTCAGCATCTGGGATTGTAACTTTATGCCACTGATATTCAATCTTATCATAATCAACAGCATCGCCATTAATATCTTTTAATTCAATATCAATAGCATTTGGAATTGCGCCGGCACTAGCTGATGCCTTAAATGAAGTCCAATCAATTGATGGAATCTTAGGCATTCCTGTTACACGACAAGCACCTGCATCTAATAAATCTGTTGTTGTTACGCTGTTATTAAAATCATTTGTGACTTTAACTGCATAGCAACCAGGTTCTGATGCTACATAAGTAGGTGCGGTTGCACCTTCAATAACTTGCCATCCAGCATCTGCAATTAATGTAGCTTCTTGTGCAGCCCAAACGTCATCTTTTAATCCTTCTGGACGAGTGTAATTAGCAGCATTAGCTACTTCTCCACTATCCATTAAATGGTTATTAGCATTTTTATACCAAGTATATGTTAAACCAGCTGTTTCTGCAGCAGTAACAGTTGGCTTTAATTCAATTAAATTAGTATCTGCAACTACTGTAGTACTTGTGCGCAAATTTGTCTTACCACGATTATCAATAGAAGCTTCATTAAAACTTTCATCGGCAGCTAACGTATATTCTAATTCATTGCCAACAAATCTTGAAGCCATTTTTGTCCCAACTTCTGGCTTACTTGCCCATGGAATATAGAATGTTGAACTGTATGCGCTATTAGCTTTCTTTCCACCAGCTCTATTATCAGCAATAGCATAATAATGACCTGGTAATTGTACCTCAACATAAGCAACTCTTTCAAAGAATTCTACATCTGGATCTTCTTCAACTGCTAAAGCTGCATCATTAGCATTAACAACTGCTAACATTCCAGTAGAATCTTTCATAAAGAAAGTTTTCTTTGTATTAAAGTTTTCTGCTGTTCTCTCATCTTCATCTGTAAACACATCTGTAGCTTCAATAAACTTATATTTAGCTACAATACCACTTGCGCCGGTTGCTGCTACGCCCGTACCTTCGTCGGCTGTATGCGCAATACGTCCAAATACATATGAAATTTGTCCGCCATCTGCGGCATTAGCTTCAACGCGTAGTTCAAGTTTACCGTTAACAAGATTAATCTTATATTCTTTTTCTTTTTCCGCAATTGCGCTTGCATTAACATAAAATGCTGGAGTTAAATCTCTAACATAAATAGGTAATGCCGCAAGTTCTGGTGCGGTTTCATCAGCAGAATCTGGATCAGAATCTTCAAGATAAAGAACCATAGTTCCAATATTGTCTTCTGTAATTAAACTATTAAAATCTTTTAAATCTTCATCATCTTCAAATAATGAATAATTTAAACTGTCAACAACTGAAACTGTTGCTGGCAATGAGCTAAAGCTATAAAGCATTTGAGTATCTTCTGTAGCAGTATCAAGATTAATTCTACGATCATCCTGATCTAATACAGTATTATCAAACCATTCAACAAATCTAACTGCAAATCTAATTGTACCGACCTGTTTTGTTAATTCTTCACCAATAGCCCAACCAAAAATAATCTTATCTTTCTCAGACTGTGTATCTCTCAAGAAATCTCTTGAAATACCTTTTGTTCCATCTGGTAATTCCCATTCAATATAAATATGACGAGTATTTAAATCTACTGCATCATAATATCTATCAATTCTAAAGAATACGACTTCAGCTAATTTATCACCTCTTACAGCAATCTGACTTAATTCACCAGGAACTGTAATCCCACGAGTATTAGCATTAATTTCAAAGAATGGTTCATCAAGAGGAAGTCTTAGAAAATATGGATCTGTTCCAGTACGGCCTGTACCAATAGCCATACCGGCTAAGTCTCTAATATGTTGAAAATATTCATTTAAACTAGTAATTTGCTGAACAGGTACTTTATTACCATTTCCATCATCAACTAAAATAGAATCTGTTGCTGTGTCAATTTCATCAGGTTCACAAGCAACTGTAATTCAAGCCTGAGTAGTTTGATCATATTTTCTCTTAAAATAATGTTTAGTTATTTCATGAGTTTCTGGATCACGAACTTCTTCAATAATTGGCTTTAGACCTAATTTAGTAGAGGCTTTATCAAACAATACCGTATAGTTTTGTCTATTTTCACTATCAATATAAGTGATCATTTAGTTTTCCTCCTATCTTTATTAAAATGAGGGAGAGAGATTAACTCTCTCCCTTTAACTATTATACTTAATTTTTCATTAAGTTAAATTATTTAGAACTGACCTTAGAATATATTTCTTTCCAGTCATCTACCTCTTCAGCAGAAACAACAATCGTTTTAGTTGTTATACCAGTTGAATCATTTACAAGGACTTTATTTTCACTCGCTTCTAAGCGATATCTTAAAATATAGTAAATATCTTCAAGATGAACAGGAGAAGTAATTGTTCCGTTGGTGCCTAAATAAGTATATAAAGCAGTTTTTTTCATTATTTTTCTCCTTTCTTAATTAGACTAAATCATTTGCTGGTACAAAACTAACATTATTAGCTCTAATATAATTTAAATTTACGATATCTTGTACCGCATCTCTTATAGTTGGTGATTTATAATAGAATACAAAGGATTCTATTGATCCCCTTGTTGTATAATTAATTATTGGATTGCCTGGTCTATCACCATTTGCTAAAATACCATCATCAATTTGCGCCAAAGAAGATCCTTGTTCCTTAGTACCTATTTCAATTAAAGAAACAATAGCATCAATATTACCAAAAGTTCTATTTCCTAAACGAGCAACTTCTGACGGAATAACAATTCGATTAATTGTAGCACTTTCTGCAAAAGCGCCATTGAATGCGTTGGCGCCAATAAATCTAAGCGTTGAAGGTAATATTATAGAATTTTCTTCAATATCGCCATTAACAATAGGAGTAATTGTTTTAAGATGTTTAACACAGAAGAATGCTGAACCGTCAATATGGCGCAATCCTTCTGGAAGCTCAATATATTGTAAATTTGTAGGTGCATTATTCATTCCAGCAAAAGCATAACTAGAAATATATCTTAATTTACAAGGCTCTGATTCTGAAACTTTTCAGAAAATATGGGTAATTTCAGCACCTCCGCCTTGTCATCCCGCAGATGCATTTGTATTTTTACCAAAAGTAGGGCCAATAGCTATAACAGGTAGTCCATTATAATATGAAGGAAGTGTTATTTTACCTTTTAACTGCATATTTTCTTTAATAGAAATCATATATCCAGTAATGTTATAACTATCATCACCATAAGCTTCTGATACACGATCTTTGTCTACGTAAGTTAAAGGACTAAAATCAAAATATTTTAAATCTGTAGGTTCATCATATACAGATTGTTTCTTAAATGCTGCGTAAAAATTATAATCTTGAACAGATAGCATTTTTGAAAAATCAACAAGATTAGCCTGATTTGCTCTTTCCACAATTTTAATTCTCTCATTTTGAGTTCATCCTAAGAATTTATAATTTTCTGTTAAATTTAATGAATCATCAGTATAATATGGCAATATTTGAGGATCTGATAGTACAGAACCAAAAGGAATATATTTTGTTGCTACTAAATCAGTTCCAACATAATAAGACATTTTATAATTATGAATAGTAAAAACAGCATAGAATATATAATCATTTACGTTTGGATCAAATACTGAAGATTTGGCTGAAGCTCAATTTTCAGATGAAATTAAACCAGTATCATCTTTAGTTGTTGACCAACCATGGAAGTCATAATTATCTTTCTCAGCAACATATAAATTATAAGGATTTTCAAATCAATCTGAACTACTAATTTTTTGAATTGTTAATTCTGTAATATTTTCATCTTGAAATTTTACATAAGAATAACTACCATCTTCTTTTGGTAGAACAAATTTTGCAGAATAACATTTTGTTACATTAGCAAAGAAGAATTTTAATTGAGGATAATTTTTAACTAAAGTATTTTTAATATATAATTCATCTATTGGATTAGTATTATTTACATAAATAATACCAGTAATGTTTGGAACTTGTGAAGTGCCTGCTGTATAATGATTATTTGTAATCATTTGCGCAAGCATATCTACGTCCGCAATTTGATCAATCGTTGCAGTAGGAATACTAGTATCTAATTTATAAATTTCTCCACTTAGTACCTGAGCATTAAAAGTATCTCTATTATATGAATAAGGAACAAATCCATAGTGACCATCATCCATATAATATTTTGCAGAATCAGCTGAAATATAAGTGTCGCCTTCAACTAATTGAATATATGGACTTCATTTAACTTTAGTCATGGTAATTTGATTACTACCAATGTCTGTTCCAACAATATCTAAAGCATCTTTAATAGAATATCATTTAGCTAATAATTTATAACTATCATATCCTAATCCGCCACCAAGTAATTTAATATTATTAATATTTGTAATATTATTTTCAAATAATCCTTCAATATATAAACCAGGTCTTGCTTCAAGTTTTCCAGAAGAAGCATTTCTAGTAGGAGCTTGATAATCTGTTAAAAGTTTCGTTAATAAGTTGGCTTCTGTTAATTGTAGTTGAGTAATGCTGTCTGGTAAATATAATGTATCTAAAGCTACTCCTTCTGCAAATGAGAAATTTTGGTAATTTGAACCAGTTGCTCTTAAATTTCTTAATTTTTCACAACTTGTTAAATCCAATGTAGGAGAGCCTGCATTAATTGTAATATTACTTAAATTAACTTCTTGTAATAAAGGTAAACCAAAACCAGAATCATCTTCAGGCTTCTTTCCAGGAATAGTAGGAAGATTCATATTTCTATTATACCAGTTATTATTATCTTTATCCTTACCATCATAACCTAATTTTAAAGTCGTTAATTTTCTAGCATCACCAGATAATTCAAATTCTTGCCAGTATAAATTATGCATCTCACCCAAATCAGCCATCTGATTCATACCATAGATATATAACAACTGCTCAGGATAGTTAGCACTATTCTTAACACCATTCTCAATAGCGTCAATATTAAATTTAACTGGATTTATACCATCATATTTCTGAGATGGATAAGCTTCATTATCATCACTTAATGTAACGTATGAACTTCTAACAGGAGTTAAATTAATCCAATATTCAGCATCAAATTCATGTGATTTCTCACCATTTGGCTTGAAGTAAGGATCTTCCGCAGACGCTACCCATTGGTCTGATGTTTTTGCCGGATTGTTTGCGGCAACACGTCCTCTAATTCTATTAGCGCCACCACGCTGGTAGTTACCCTCATTTAACCAAGAGTCAATATATTCAATACGATTAGACAAGAACTGTTGTCTTGATTGAGATCTATCACCCTGTAATGCATAGAAGTAAGTATTTTTACCACTATCGTCAATGAAGATTCCATTGTCATCCATATAGCCTGTTTCGCCAGTAGACTTACCTTTTGGATTTGTGATAGTTAAATATTTATACCATTCATCCAAATTTGTTGCAATCATAGGTCTTGTACCACGCATTGCAATACTATTGCAAACGTTTGGATCTGTTTCATACCAACTCTCAATAAAGTCAATACTCTTAAGAGGTGGATTAGCTAATCTAGTCCAACTTGTAGGAACTCCAGTTGTAATTCCCTTTAGATGTCTATATTTCTGTAAAACATAAGACTTTTTAAATCTATTATAGAAATTCATCCAAAGAATACTATCAGAAGTTGAATAGTTTCCAGCTTCTGTTGCGTCTACATTAAATGCAAATGAAGGAATACCTGTATTATTAATACCCAACTGAGTATCAATATCATAGAAAATTGGATACCAGATGTAATCTCCACCAGCCTTTTGAGGGCCCCAAGAAGCCATCATTAAATTCTTTCCACGAGAGTCATAGCATTCAAAAACTTCTGTCATAATAACATAAGTAGCAAGATATTCAATATCAAAATGATCTGCTAATTCATTAAAGAATTTTGCAGAACGATATTCTTGAGTATCATACTTATAACTCTTACCATTATAAACAACAGTTTTTCCTTTATAATAAGTATTTGGAATATAAGATTCAGAAGTTAAAGAAATCTTCTTTGTTGGAGTGTCTACTCCAGTAACAATATCTTTTACCTGAACACTACCATCATATACATAATATTCAGCGGCAGGATCAAATACTCCGTCAGAATCTTTTTCTACCAATCTTGCGGCTCTTGTTGCTAGTTGCTCATCTGTATATTCTGTAATCTGATAATATGTTAAAGACTCATCAAAATCATCGGCAGATAAGGTATATGTATTATCTGCATTTTTAATATAATATGTATTTTTTACATATGGAATTGCGCTAACAAATGCATTTACATATTCATCAATTGTAATACTCTCTCCTGTTTCTGTATCAGTTTCTTCTCTGCTTACTTTATTTCTGTAGACAATACCTTCTCTGTAAGTAGGAGAAGAGTCTAATTCATAGACACCTGTTGATTCATTATAGACATAATATTTATTTGGCTGATATTCATTACCAACTTCAATCTCATTATAAGTACCAAGAGAAGCAATATCTTTTGTAGAAGTAGACCATACCCACTTAACAGCTTTTTCTCAGTTCTTATAAATATCTAAAATTAAATCTCCTGCGGCTTCAGCATTTCCAGCAATATCTACGCCGAATTCTTTTAAAATATCCGCGCAAGTATCTGGACTATCTATTGCTGTAGAAGTTTCAATTAATAAATCAATAAAATCGTCATTTGTGTTATAACGATATTCAAAACTATCTACAACAACTGGCGCGAGCGCACCATTTAATGCATTACTTCCATTCGGATAATCTGCGGTTCTTTCAGCAAACCATGCAGCATCTGGGCCTTTAAAACTTAATTCATATCTATCCCAAGGATCTCTAAAAGAACAGAAGGTACGGGAGTTATTTTCAAATTCTCAACATTCAGCCTTTTTGCTAATAGCTTTATTTTTTAAATAGCTACCAACAATGCTCTTATCGGGTTTAAATCCATACATTTCATCAGAACCTTTGTCAATGTTCATGTTGTATAAACCGATAAATTCATAATTACTACCACTTGTTCCAGCTACCTTCTTTTTGTGGAAAGCTAAAACTCTATAACCTTGAACAGAAGTTCTGTAATCATTTAAATGACTAAACTGATATGGCTGATAGGCTGTGATATAATATGTATTTGGTTGATATGTTTCTGCAGTAACTTCAGCTTTAGTTTTTCCTTTTGAATCTTGATAATAAGTCTTAGATTCATCAAAACTATTACTGCTATCTTTCTCATATACAGTTTTCGCAAAAGCTCCAGCTTTATTATAATCACTTAAAGGATGCTTTGAATAAGCATTTGCAACTAAATTAGCAAAACCTGTATTATAAGTTCCAGAAGATTCCATATAATCAATCTTCATTGTGAATTTAGTTGTACCAACAGTGTAATTATCCATATAGAAGAAATCTTGTGCAGATTTTAACTTATAAGCTTCGCCTGTCGTAGGATCAGCAAATTCAGTAAAATTCTTTGTTAATTCTTGATCTGCTAAGAAATCATTTAAGAACGGTCCTCTATTTAGATAAATATGAGTTCTTTTCTGTTCATCTGCATCAAATTTTGTTTGTGTTTTAATCTTATAATTTCTTCTAGGATAGAACTGTGAAGAAGTTCCTTGCACTGCCATTTCTGCATTTGTACTAATAAAACTAGGGCAATGATGCAAATAGTATTCTTTAACTGCAGCTTCTTTAACTTCTGCACTAGAACTTGCAGTACATAATCCATCGGCAATAGCTAAAGCTAATAATTCACCATTTCTATATGCTAGCTCTAATGGAGTGTTAACAAATTCAAAATCAATAGGAATCTTAATCTTTTTAGCATAAGATATTTGATCTGAAGTTTGTCTGCTTGTATCATAAATAACATAAGGCATTAATGGAGCATTTGGATGTGCTTCATTATAATCTAACATTGCTTGATAATCAAATTGATATTCTCCCAATGTGGAATTAGCTTTTGCTAAAGCGTTTTGATCGTAAATATCAATATTCTTCTTATCAACAGCATAGTTTTGAACTACTTCATTAACATTTAATGCTGTTTTATAAATTCTAAATTTATATAAATCAATATCACAATATGTTGAATTAAATACTAACTTATCTGTTGCAATAGAAAAAGTATCATTAATACTATTTGCAATAACTCCAGTAATAACACCATTATTATAAATATATAATCTTTGATCTGGATATGAGAATACCATTGTAAAATTAACAACTTTATCCTCAATAAATGAAATATTTACAGTATCAGTACCATTAGAGAAGAATGCGTCTTGTGGACCAATACCAAAACCAGTTAAAGTTGCGCCAGAACCAGAATAATATTTTGCCACAACTCTTTCTGTATTAATATCTTTTTGGACTTTTCTAAATTTTAAATCATCATATTCTTTTCCAATAGTAGGTAAATAGTCATGTAAGAATGAGTCATAGTTATTATATTTTTCCTGCGCTAAGAATGCTGCATAATAGCTGTCATCCTCTTCATAACGAGTTGTATTAGAAACTAAGTTATCATAGCTTTGAACGTTTCTAACTTTAAATTCCATTTCAAAGCTAACTGATTGCTGATCAATATGATCGCCATCATTCAAAATCATTGAACCAATAGGTAATTCTAAAGATGCTCCATTACTAATTCTCAAGCATGCTTTTTTATCATTATCTAAAATTCAACCATTATTATACCAGTTAAAGTTAATAAAACTTGCTGGAATGTTCTCTTTTGTCAATGCATCATTAATTAAAATTCTATTAGATTCAGATTCTGCGTTTGAACGACCAGTAGCGTCAAAGCATAGAATCAAATCATCTTTCTTTATTAATTCCATTGAACGATTTGGGTCTTGACTGACCATAAATGTAATAGTTCTTTCTGTTACTCCGCAAGAAATAGAATAATAATTTAACATATCTATATCTGCATCGGCAATTTCAAAGATATTCCATGAACGAGAATTTGTAGCATCTGTTTCAATGGTTCTTGGAGAACCAGCAATATCCTGTCCATTTTTCTTTAAATGAACAATTGTACTTGCAGGAGATGCAGGATTATAAACCATAAATGGAATTTGAATATTATCATAATTATAATATTCATTTTGATAACTTCCTAACCAAATGATAGGAGTTAAATTTTCTGAATTACTATCATAAACCGCAATTTCAAATTCAAGAGGATCTAAAGTTGTAAGAACTTCTCATTCCTCTGTCGTTGTGTTAATTTTAGCTTGACTTAAAGTAATTCTAACTGTATGAGCACCTTGAGTTGCTAATTCTGGAGACACTTTATAAGTTTGAGTTTCTGTCGATGTTGCTGACAAATGTCTACTTTCAACAAGATCCCCATCAAAGTAGAAATTTAATATTTTATCCATTCTACCAATAGCTTCACAAGATAAGTTAACACTATTAGATGCAAATAAACTTAAATTAGAAAAACTTGCAGAATTATTTAAAGTTAATGCTGTTGTAGTAACATCAGTGCTATATTCTTTACTAGTACCATTTTCAATACCTTTTGCATAAATAGTAATTTTAGTTGTTGTAGATTCTCTTAAAAATTCACTAATGTCAAAGTAAGAACGAGTTTCATTTGCAACATCCTTTTGACTAGAATAATAATTAATATAACTATTCGATGTTCCGGCAACTTTTTCAGCTAATGTTATATAAACAACAAATTCTTCATCTAACACAAAATCATTAGCATCAATTGCAGAATTAACAGTAAAATAAATTCTAAAATTCTGCCCATTAATTAATGTTGATGGATTAGGTTTTTCAAGATTTATTGTAAATCTTCTTTTAAATGACGAACCACCGCCTCCACCTTCTCCAGTGCCACTAACCGCAAGCAATATAACACTAATTGACTGAGTTGAAGAATTATAACCTGTAACTCTAAAGAATCTTCCATCAGAATTTAAGATTAAATCATCTTCTTTTGGAGAAACTAATGGATTATCCAATGCATCTAAAGCAATTGTATATCCAAAATCCGTCTCATCTGCTGAAGTTTTTACTATTTGAGTATCAGAACCATTGGCATAAACAATTCCAGAACTACCACCGCCCATTAAATGTTTAGTTCCATTTGCATCAAGATAAATTTTATTTGTATCTGTCGCAAAATAGATTTTACCATCATAATATGGACATATGTTCTCATCTAAAATTTGTGCTTCTGTACCCCTAATAGGTCAGAACTTTATTTTATCAGCCATATATTTTCTCCTTTCTTTCCTTTTTATATAAAAAAATTGGGAAAGAGGATAACCCCTTTCCCAATTAGATATCCTCTAACTAACATAAAGGATATGGATTATTTATTAACGATTTTTGTCCTTAGAATGTATCCCAAACGAAATTAACTTTTACTTGACTGCTTGTTGGTGCAGTAACTGCTAAATTATCAGATGCCAAACTAAATGAAGCTGAATGCGGATCTGGAGTATTTGCGCCAGAAGTCAAAGTCGCATTTGTAGTAATTGTAGCTATTTTACCTGCATTATTACCAGTTCCTGCTGTAACAGATTCAGAGAATTCTGTTAAAGCTGCATTTGTATCTTGAACTTCATAAGGAGTAATAGTAATACCTGTAACATGTCCATTATTAGTAGTTAAACCAGTAACGGCATTAATTGTTAAAGGAGTATTTTCTGATTGAGTAATTTTTGTAGCAGTTGTAGGATTACCATTTGTAGCTGATGATATATCTGCATGAGCAACTGTAACTGTCTTTTCATTAGTTCCAGAGTCAGATAATGCAATTTGTTTCCCTGCTGCAAGTTTAATGCCACCAATATCATCATTTGTGACATCATCATGAATTTTGATACCATAAGTATCACTTACAACTGAATAAGTTTGCATTAAATCATCGCCAGCTGGAATGATATCATAATACAAACCAGAAGTAATTACACCATTTGTTTCTGTACCATTGGCAATTAATAAGTCGCCTAATTTAGCCGTACCAGTAGTTGTAATAGTACTACTTCCAGGCGCTTTAATAGGAATGCTTGAGAGGTCACTAACTACTTTATATGTATCTCCAATACTAACATTAGAAATTCCACTAATAGTAGTTGCCGCAGATCCTTGTGCACCAACAGTTCCCTTATAGGTCATTCCATCAAGTGCTTTTAATCTACGATTGATTTCATCTTTTGAATAAACATCAAGCGCAGCTATTCCATTCTGGAATGTCACATTCGCTGTAGTTGTACCAGCTTCATTTGTCAAATAAGTGATAGTTGGATTAAGTGTACCACTTACTTCATCATTGTTGCTATCTTGAACAGTAATATTAAAGCCATTTGAAGCATTTGTCACTGTTAATGAAGAATTGGTTGTATCTTGAGCAGAAATTCTAATGTTATTTGCTGCTCCTTCTAAAGTAATATTATTACCACCTGAAACAGCAATAGATCCACTTGCAGTATTTCCAGTAGAACTTAATGAGATAGTTGTTGCATTTGAACTATTTACTGCTGTAGAAGCTAATGTCGCAGGATCTCCACTGATTGTCAGCGCGGTTCCAGAACTACTAACAGTAACACCATTTGTTCCAGTAACAGTCATATCTGCTGTAACTTCGTCGTTATCAGATCTGTATCCTGTCCAAGTAATTGTAGCTACACCATTTGATGTATCTATACTATAATCAGCTGAAGTTAAAAATTTATAATCTGAACTTGATGGAGGTGTATTAATTTGTCTCCATTGATTACCAATTTTAACAGCTAAAATATTTCCATTAGTTACATAAGCAAAATCACCATCATTAAATGGAGTTGCGCTTAATGTATTATTTAATTCTGATTGATTTGTTACTGTAACAATATTACTATTAACTGGTAAAGCCGTTGTTGTACTAGTACCAATATATAGTCTACTGGTTTCTTTATTTTCATCAATCGTTAAATAAAATGTGCCTTCTTCAATGCCGCTTTGTGTCTTTAATTCATTAAGACGAGCCAAAGTACCTTTTTTAAAATTAATTAGATTGAAAGCCATTTTCTTTCCTCCTTTCTATTAAAAACTTATTATCCTAATTCATGCCATCTTAAACGATCATTCATTTCAGTGACTGAATTATTCAAATAAGTAATTGCGGAACTTACATCCAAATAGCTTCCTTCTACTGGAGTAAAAGTTCCCATTGTAGTTTCAAGACTAGAAACTCTTGCCTCTAATCCCTCTGTTGTATCTGTTCCATTAATAATATCTTCTAAATTACCAATTTTTGTTTGTAATATAGAAATATTAGAATTAATTTCTGCAGCATCATGTGGATGATCCTGAATTCAATCAGCAATCTCTTGTAAAGTATCTAAACTTTCTTGGGCGTCTTCTGGAATTAATAATTCTGCAACTTTTTCAAAAACTATAGTAGATACAGACTTATTTGGATCGTTGCCAATTAAAGTTGTTACTTGTGTTTTAAGCTGATTAATATCAGCTTTATCTTGTTGAGATAATTCTCCTGTTACTGTCGCTCAAGTTCCATCTCCTCGCAAAAATTTTAATTGATCACCTACTACTGGTACTGGAACTAAGCCAGCCACTCCGTCCGCAGATGCAGTTGCGCCAACCATAATCGGAACATTTAATGCTTCAGCAAAAGGTTTATTTACTCATTTTCCTTCTGCTTCATCATATACAAGGAAATCTCCATCTGCTAAATTATTATCAAATAAGATATCTTGAATATCTGAAAGAGAAATATCCCCACTTGGATTAGAAGAAGAGCCAGAAATTAATTTATTTCCAAGGTATAATTTACCGTGATCATCATTCACATTATCATATACAAAATACAGAGCATCTTGATCTTTTGTACCAAGGCTACTATATAATGCTTGTGTACCACGCATAAATTTGACATAATTTACTGCCATGCCCTTACCCTCCTTTATTCGTATTATTTAAAAAATAATTATATAATTTTAATGTAATTCGTCCTTAAAAAAAGGAGGAGATTATTCTCCTCCTTAAGCTTGGACTAATTCTCCATCAAGTTTTTCTAATAATATATATGTATCATTATCTGCTAATATATTTATAGAAGCACCTGTACTATTAACATGAGTTACTGCTAAATAAATAACATCTCCTGCATTCAATTGAGTTAATTTACTAGAAGTAGCATAAGTCGCATTTAATGTTGATGTTGCAGAATTTTCCAATGATTCTGTAATAGAAATAATTTTTTCTTTACTTCCACCATTTGCATTAATTTTCATTACTCATACTTTTACACCATTTATTAAATTTGAAGCAGTACTTTGTGTTTTTACTGCAGCACAAGCTTGAACTCTATATAATCCAGATTCATTAACCTTAATTCCAGTTAAATTTGAATTATCTGAAGAAAGTGAATAATCTTCACAATTACCATTAATAGCACCATAAGTTAAACTTTTTTCATTTAAAATAGAAACAGGCACTATGGCATTATCTAAATTTTGATCTGAAACAGAAATCACTTGATTTTCTGTTGAATTATAGAAAGCTTGTACTCCTCAAATATGAGAAGAAAATCTAATTCCTTCATTTAATTGATCCGCTACTGCTTGATCAATATAATCTTTTAATCCGTATAAAGTATACGCTGGAGTTGCTCCATTTCAACTATCTCCTATATTACCAATTAAAGAATTTTTTGAACTATTAACAATACCATATACCGTAGAATCATTTACATCAGCAGAAGTACCTTTAAAATTATTAATTCTAGTGTTAACAGTAGTATTACTATTATCTAAAACCGTTTCAATTTTCTTAAAGGCTCCATTAATAGTATCACTTGCAGTAATTAATGGATTTGTTTCATTTGCATTATATCCAGTTAAATCTAATGAACCAACAAGTGCTCGATTTTGGGTAAATACTCCAGTAGATGGTACTAAAGATAAACCCGTCATAACATTACCTAAACCATCTGTTACCAAGCTAGATTGCGGAATGGTTACTGTATGAGTTCCCTCATTTGCTTTATGCCCTTTATTATCAAAATCAAGATCTTTAATAGTAAATGTACTGCCGAAATTTGGAGTTTCATTAGCAACTGTTGCGTGCGCTTTTTCATGAGGCGCACTATGTGCTAAACTAATTTGGTCTGCACTTGCCGCAGTAGTCACTCATGTATCACCAGTAATACTGAATGTATCATGTGTGGCAGTAGCTTCGCTACTACCAGTATCACCAGTGAATTTACCATAGCTATTTGGCATTGTTAATGTTTTCGTATCATGACTAGAATAATGATTAGTTGCATCAAATGTATAAGTTGGAATATCGAATGTAGTTGTTCCAGAAATTTCTGTTGATAAATTTAAGCTACTTTCACTACTTGAAACATTTTTTACATCATGACTAATTGTAATTACATCTGTACTAGGATTTGTTTCAATCTTAATCCATTCATTACCTGAGTTAATTCCAAGAGTATCTTGAGTATTGTCCGCAATTATATCATCTTGTGCCGCTAAGGCAATCTTATTATTATTACTGTTTCTGCCATTTGTAGAAATAGTTTTAAATCCATAAGGTAATGTAACAGTTTCTGTATTCTTACCAACTACGTGTCCAGTATTATCTACTATTGGAGTATACAATGATAAAGTATCTCCAATACCTTTATTTAAACCAGTTCCTGTTGCGATATTTTTATTTGCTGTTGTGGTTGTATCAGCGACTGCATTAAATGTATGTTCTAATTTAATGTGTGGTTTAAAGTCAGTAGCTTCTCCAGAAGTTGTAGTTAATTTTAACCAACGTTCATTGTCTGCGGCAACCGGTTCACCGTCCGGAATATCCGAGCCCGCATTTGGATTTCCAATATTGCTATAACTAAACTTTTGCTTACTATCTCAATCTCCACTGTGAACTCTACCATAAGTATCAACCATAGCAAATTCACCTGGAATTAATATACTAAATTTAGCAATTATATCATTTAATGTATTAATAGCACCTTGAACTGTTCTCTGGTCTCTTGTTATCATATCACCATCGGCTAATTTCTGATTAATTCTAACAATTAAACCATTAATAGTATTTAAAACATTACCAAAATCCTTTAATTCTCTAGCTTCTCAAGTATTTGTTTTTCTACTTAAAGTTAAAGCATTACTGCCATCCTGAGCTTTTGGAATAGAAGTTACATTCATATTCCATTTTGCACCTGCCGCAAATATCTCATTTTTATCTGCTGGCGCACCATTTTCCCCAGGTTTAATATACAAATCTTCATATACTTGATATTTTTTATTACCTCTAATATCGTCGTAATTTTCAATAGGCGTTGAAATTATATTACCATTTGTATCAAGCACAGGTTTTCCATTAGCATCCAATTGAACTTCGCGATACATATTAGGAATAAATATATTATATCCATCATCTAATTTTATAAATTGCATTAATTTATAATATGTTATTGCCAAAGTTTGTCCACTCTCTTTAAGTGCAGCGTTATTTTCTTTTAAGTAATTTCCAAAATCATCTTTATAATAATAATTTTCTTGAGGGTCAAAATAAACAAAAGATTCTGATTGAGATGTTATTTTAAAATACTGACCTAATTCAATTCTAGTTCTACCTTGCTCTTTAGTCAAATCAGCTATATTTTCTCTTTTATATATGTCATTAGCACTTCTGCCATTAATAATAGAATAACCTGGATGATAATAATAATCTATATCTCCAGTATTTTCATCTGGCTTTAAGGTGAATCCAGATATAATTTTAGCATTTTGAATTGTATAAACGGGATCTGAAATAACTCTAACTAATTTAGTTGCGCGAATTAAATCAAGTTCTTTAATATTATTATTAGGATTTTCTACTCACTGTTTTCATTCAAGCAATGTTTTTATATTTTCTTCATCGGTTTTTACTTTACCTTCTGCATCTACGTTTTTTGTATTGTAATATTGCGCTGCTTTATATTTATAATGTAAAAGACTAACGTTATTTTCACCTGCGACTGTTGAAATTTCTACATTTTGTAAAATTTCTGTAATAGTATGATTATTATTTGTACTATCTTCAGTATTATTGGTAACAATTTTTCCATCAGCGTCTACAGTGATAGAAATTTCATATACAGTACCTTCATCAGGACCGCTTTGTGCTGTAATTCAATTATCATCTTGATTTATTTGAGTATATTCTTCATTCTTTATGTTTTCATCTCGTAAAACATAAGTAGATTTACTTGGATTTAATTGAACCCCTAACAAAAATTTATAACCAATAAATGTGGTAACGTTTTCGCCTTTATTTTCAATAATATTATTATCTTCATCTAAATGAATACCATTTATACCCAATGCAGTATCTATATCTTTTTCAGCACAAGGACTTAAAAAATCAAAATCGCCATCTTCAAAAGTAGTTTTAGCATTTCAATTATTTAATTCTCTTGAAGTTTTAAACTTTTTTATACCAAGTCAATAGACATCTGGTACATAATAATATTCAAGTTCATTCGCAGTAACCGGTTCAAACTTCATCTTATAATAAGATACATTATTTACTGGTGTTTTTTCTGCATTCTTTACATCTGCTAAAACATACACTTTATCAGTTACTTTTCCCTGGTTATCCTTAATTTCTTTATAATAATATAAATCTTTACCATCTACATCAGTTTCAGCATTACTATAATTTTCAAAAGAAAGATTAGGTAAATGTTTTAATTTTAATGTACCATAAATCGCATCTTCAAGAATATTCGCATAATCTTCATCAACTTTATAATAATCAAAATAGGCAGAGCTATCAAGATATGATTCTTCTTTACCTTCCTCATTTTCCTTAGTAGCATAGTAATTATCATACATTTCTTCAGATTGTCTAAAATAACGTGTTGTTATAATATCACTATCATCTTCATCATTATGAGTAATAACTGGATCGCCACCATCAGTTACGTCAATAATTTTATTTCCAGGTATTCCGTCACCAGCTGTATAATTTTCAAAATTATACGCTCTGGCTTTATAATAGTATTTACCATCAATATAATAAATTTTTTCTGGATCTCAAGTAGTAACTGCTTCAGGTTCTAACGAAGTGTTCTCTCTCTCAATGATTATCATTCCCATTAAATCGTGGACAGTATTAATAATACCAGCCATTGAATTCAATGCTTCTTTATTATAAGTAATTATCTCTTTATCATTCTTACCTGTTTCTTCATTAAAATTAAGTTTTATACCTTTATTCATTCGAATACCTGTATTTGTATTCCATTCAATAGCGGTATTTCTCATTAACACAGGCTCTTCTGAAACTATTCATTTATTATTTTCTTGATTTTTAATATATTCTTCTTCGGCAGCAAACTTATTAGTTTCTTTATCTCATAAGAACTTTCCAAGAGCATCATAAACAGCACCTTCACCATATACGATATCTCAAATCTTAGAAATCGTATTACCAATAGATGGAAGAACAATACTTAATTCATAAGTATCTGGATATTGCTGCGCAACTAATCCCTCTTCTCTTATTGTATTACCATTTTCATCTTCAATTTTATGACTATAATATTTATTAGTGCTATATCCAGTAGGCATCATATTAATGATGTCATCACTGCTTTCGCTTAAATGTGGAAATTTTTTATCAAAACCAGCTTTATTAAAATAAATTGCTAAATCTTTATTTACAACTTTTTGTTCTAAAATATGACTATCTGTTCAAATATTATCTGGATAATACCCAGATTCTCTTGGTCTAGCATGATTATCTATTAATTTCTGATCTATAATAAAGCTACCTTTAACATCTGATGGATATTTTTTACTATCAAAAGAAAATGAGCCATCGCTTGCGCGAACACGCATACCTCAAGAAGGTTGCACATGTAAACGATAATATACATTAGATGTATCAGTATCATAGTGCGGTTTTAGTGGAACTTCAGTTGGCGCATCTACTGTAACATCAAAAGTAGGCACAACTGAATTTAATTCTGCAATCATTACATATGCTGCTTCATTATTCTTATATGTTTTCTGCCAAACTGTTGAGTCCCAACCTCTTCCCAAATCAGGGAATCTTGCTTCATCAACTCTATAGTTAGCAAGATATGAATTTGCCTTAATATTTAAATCATCTAAATCTTTAGTTAAAGTTCATTCTAAATATTGCTGTTCAACATCTTGATCTTGATCATTTTTTACTGTTTCAGTACCAATACTAGCTTTATATAATAAAGGCGTAATATCTGATTTAAGAGAATATTCATATTCAGCAGTTCCAACTTTTTGTTGTCCAATTAAATTTCCAAGAACAACACAATATACGTCTTTACTTTCATCTAAAGCATTCTTAATTCTACTATTGTCAAGAGTATAATCACGATCTCTGCTTAATCCACTAGCAATTATAACATGCTTTCCTGGGTCTATAATGTCTTCTTGTTGAGTATCTTGATTTGTTGATTTAATCTTTACTTGATAGCCGACTAAACCTAAAGCTTCTTCGCCAAGAGTACCATCATTTCTTAGTGTTGAAAGGATAGATGCTGCAGATAATTCTTGATCATAATCAACTAAAACATATCGACCAATAAAAATTCCATCATCTTTACAGCTATCTTCCATTTCTGCTCTATTAGAATAAATTTTATCAAACTGGAAAGTCGATTTATTTACACTACTTATGTTTCCATAAAAACCCATATTTTAATCCTCCTCTCCATATAAAACATCTACTATTAAATATCCAGAATTACTGTTATCAATATTATTCATTGAATTTGCAGCAAAACTTAAATCAGTAACTCTGGCTCCATTTTTAATATCTAAATCATAAATGCCAGAAGCTCCTATTACAATAGGATTAATATTACCATTTAAATAAAATTTTGTTCCTGGTAATCCTTGGATACCCAACTGAGAAATCGGAAAAACATCTGCAAAAATAGTTCCATCAATAAAAGCTGCTTTTGTTGCGCCAGATGGACGATTTCTCTCATTAGCATTATCTGATTTATAGTAAAATTGAGCTATCTTTTTTGCCATTATCCCAATTCCTCCTTAATATAATCTCTTCGCAGTCTGTACTGCATTAATTGTCATTTGAGCTGTTGTCCCAAGTTGAAAAGAAAATTTTTGTGCAATATATTCACCAATAATACCAGTATCTTTATCTTCTACATAAATTAAAGTATTAGGACTTAAATAAAAAATAGGTATTGTATTTAAATTAACTGCACTCGCTGGATAAGTATAAGAATAAAGATATTCATCAATTACATCCATAGCATTCTTGCCTCTTGAACTAATGGCAAACAAATTATCTAATCCAGCAGGAATATGAATGTAACTATATCCAGGTTTTATTCATTCTGACAGAAATTTTCTTTTACTTTTTTCTTTTTCATCCTCTGTTAAATAAAATATAACATTAGGAGTTTCTCTAAAATAAATGGCTTTTATTGTTGTATCATTAGTTGCTTTTGTCCTTTGACCAATATTGCTTACAGTGTACTTATTTAAATCACCAGCAGTATCTAAAAAATCAAATCAGAAATTAAGTGCTTCTGGATTATCAAGAACATCTGGATTTCACCCACTTTCATTATATCTAAATTCACTTAAAAATTCTGATCAATGATTTTCTACCGCCTCTGGTTCAGTCTTATTACCATTTTCTGTTGAGCGATAAACTTTTTCGCCATGTCGAACCAAAACATCTTTTGCATAAACGGTATCTCCATCTCAAGCTGGCGTACTTTCATCATCTACACACTCAAAATTTCCATTAGATAAATATCTACCTTCTTTTCCAGCTTGCTCATAATTATATATTTCTCGCCAATAAGCAACAACTCCTTGGCTTAAATTCATTTCAAAGTCAATATAATATTTTTCATAACCAGTATATCCTTTTGGATATAAAGAGTCATAATTTGTTATCATATTGTTATCTCTTACTTTAATTAAAAAGTCTTCTTCTCTATAATGACGACGATAATCATTAGCCATTTGATATATTATTTCACGTCAATCAACTAAATAAGCTTTATCATTTTTAGTAAACTCAATAAGATCTAACCCTTCTTCTTTTCGTCTACTATTAATATATTCTAAACCTTCTTCTGTATAAAAAATAGCTCCAGCATCATCATACACTTCAGTAAGTGGTAAATAACAAATTATTTCTCCTTCTCCATTAAATTCTTGGCTAATATCTAATACATAAGTATCTCCAACTAAATAATAATATTTTTCTGGTACATATGTATTTTTATCTACAGATACTTGCTCATACATAGGATTTTTTATAATTTTTCCAGTTCCTTTATCTATATATTCTAAATCAGTCTGTTCATAATCACCATTAATATTATCTTTACTATTATAAGCAAGACCTTTTTTATTTCTTTGAATATGATGACCAATAACTTTATACCACATCGGTTTATGATCTATAGCATAGCGCATGTGAATGGGCACTATTATATCTCCTTGTTTGCGCTCGCCCCATAAAGAAAAATCATTTTTTAAATTGCTTAAATTAGGAGAGTTTTGAATAGAAGATACAAGGTAGTTTTTATCAAAAGTATAAGAGTATTTAGAGTTATACTGACTACTATCTGCTCATACTTCTGAATTTATTGAATGCTCATTTACAATATTATTATAAGAAACATCAGTAAATGTTTTTTTCTTCTGAAAAATAAATCTTCCTTCTACATCATAAAAATATTCAAAATTACCAAGCATTTTTACAAGTTTATCTAATACTGAAGTAAGAGCTTCACCAGGAGAGGCAATTAAATCATAAGGATAAACGATATCACAAATTCTATAACCGCAAACTTGCATACCATTGTTTTTAGTTATTTTTGCTACTGTATAAATAGGTGCGCCAGGTGCCGTGCTAAAAGTAATTTTTACTGGCATATAATCTATTGTTTCCGTGGCATTTCCGCTAGGATCAAGCTGCTCTATAAGCTTTTCATAGCAGAGTGCGCCGGCTGCGTTTGTGCGCTCCGTGTCTGGAATATTTTCAAGCTGGGAAATTGTTGTTGGGAAATATTGCTCTCCAATTTTTCTTTCTCCATTTTCTCAATAATCCAAACGAGCATAGCAATCCATATCGCCATCCATGGTCATTTGATAAATTTCTCTAGAATTATTATCACCGCTATCTGGCTCACCGATAATATAATATAATGGCGATTCACCCATATATTCTAACAATTCAATGCCATAATCATCAAGGTCATTAACAATTATATTGCTTCAAGGTTCTTGCGCATATTCATGAACAGCTTGTAAAATAATATCTTTAATTGGATAAAAATCTTGTGTTACTGTTCCATCATCATTCGTAACGTCAATTTTACCAAAATCTCAAGACGCTGGTACAACTCCACCAACTTCACCGTTCAATAATACCATTTTGTCTTTGCCTTGAATACTAATAGTATAGTTATTAGTTCCAACAGAACAGTTAAAAGATGATATCAAAAACATACCTTGTTTAAATCAAATAATATCTGGATAACTGTCATCTATTCAATTTTCTAATCCTATCTCAACTCTAAACTTAGTATTAAGACTTCAATAAAAATTATTTATATCCACATCATTCGCCACCATGGTTAAACTGCATGTGCGACGAACCGCAGAGTTCCCATCAATATTGATACTACCACCAGTAATCTTACCAGTAATCTCTTCCATTGGGAACTCTTCAAAATTTAAGGAGATAATTTTTGCTCATAAAAACTTATGAGGATATTGATCTAACTTATGTAAAAACTCTTCATCTAACATTGGATCTTTCATAAATTACCTCCTTACTTCTTTTCTTTATATATCTTTAGATAATAATCTATATCTTTATTAAATTGAGCATATTTTTTATTGTAATCATTAACAATCGTAAAATTATCACGATTTTCTTCATTTCATCCCTTATTAGAATTTTTTTCTGGTTCTAATAAAGCTTTCGCTGCTTCATAAGCTGGTTTACTGTAAACTTTATTTCAATCAGCATATTTACTTAAATCAATAACAATTTCACTGTTGCCACCATCTTCTATAGTTATACCATAATCATATTCAAATTCACCAGGAAAAGTTGGTCTATAGACATAAACTTTTGTATCTTCTCTAACATCTCGTCATGTCTCCATTGGTACTTCTATATTATGTTCTTTATCATAATATTTTTTTACGTCACCATTGTCATCTAACACTTTAAAATTTGGGATAAATTGAAAAAATGAATGAGTGCATGATGATCCATGAGAAGATCAAGTACCATCTGAATGTTGCATAACCATTTGTATATGATCTGTATCTCTACCTCAACTACCTGATCATTTTGTGCCAAAAACTGCTTGAACCTCTCCAAATGTAGGAAGAAATTCAATATCATCAGTTTTTTTATAAAATTTTAAATAATTCATTGGATAATATTGTCAATAATCTTCTTCAGAAATATCCTCTGGATCTTTACCCTCTAATAAAATATTAACTATTGCATAATATCTTGCTCAATCCTGAACATCTCATCAAGTTTCTGGCAACCCATTTGGGTTTGGAGTTTTTTTGTAAGTAATTTTTATAGGAGGATTTTCTTTCTCATATATATTTTTTTCTTCATCATTATAGATATTCCCATCTTTATCTTCATAATGATAAACCTTATCTTCAAAACTATATTCAATAATAACTCTTTGATAATACATCTCTCCATAAACACCATTACCAATAGTAATAGTAGAGTCTAATGGATCAACATTATCCAAACTATATTTTTGAATTTCCCTTAAATCAATATTTTCTCCATTATACGTAATAGTTGGGTCGTATATATTATCTGCGGAAACTGGCCAGATATCACCAGTCCATGCATCAATCATATAAAGTTTATTATTATTTAACCATTGCTTAATTTGCGCCTTTGCCTCAATGGCTTCCTCATCTGGGTTTTCTAACGCGTCTAATTCTGCAAGTTTTTCAATTACTGCACAATAATTAATTAATTCTTCTTCTGGAATCTGCGCATTTATAATTCGATCAATGTAATATTTTTCAAAATAGTGATTAGCGGAATGTTGCGCTTCATAATCATCTGCGCTACCTCAATTAACCAAATGACCCTCAATATCTATATTTTTAACTATGTATAAGCTAAAAGGTGAATATTCCATAGACTCATCATCATTAAATTCATCTGTTGGTCTGAAGTTTAAATCTCAATATAAGCGCAAACCATCTACTAAATTTCTAGTTCCTTTTTCTTTATCTTTATCTGTAAAAATATTTTTTAAATCCGTTGAAAAAGATCCACCACCAGCTCTATAATATAAATATTCAACTGGTCGTTTAATATAATTAGACATGCAAATTTGTGTAACTTGCTCTTTTGCGCATTCAACAGATTTTACTAAATTATCTACAGGCCCAACAAATTGAGCATACGCACCAACATCTGCCTGTGTACTTTTTACCAGATTAAATTCATTTTGACCTGGAGTTTCATACTGATAACTGACACTGCCACCGCTAGATGGAAACTGCAATGATAAAGGCTTTCCCTGTTCGTTTGTTACAGAATTATTTAATAAATATATTCCATAAACAGGTTCTACATCATCCGCATAATAATCTCCAGTAGAACCAATTTCTACAATGGTTGAATTACTACTGTTAAAATTCCCGCTAGGATCAAATACTAACTTAAAGCGAGTACCTGGAATAAAATCAATAAATCTTAAATAAGTAGTATAAGCTGAATCTTCACTATCGTCTAATAAATTATTAGAAGCTAAACCGTTATTAATATTTTCATTAAATGAAAAATTATTAATACTATGCTCTCTCCAATTGGTTATTGTAGCAGCAATTGAATCTGAAGAGACGTTCTTAATAATTCCATATTCAACTAACTTTTCATAAATACAATCTGCGCATTCATATGCGGTTGTCGAGACTGTGTGCAGCATACGACCTATCTGCGCATTTGGCGATAAAGAAGTGTCCATTACACGCACTAAATAGTTTCCTTCACCAGGTGATCTAAATAATTTAACCTTACCATTATTTAATCAATCTAATACCTCTAATTTAAACAATCTTTCAGAAGCAAAATTTTCTGATAATAGATTTGTATGGTTATAAACTTTAGATCATTTTTTCTTACTTTCAACTGTATCCGTAGCATCTCTATCGGCAATGAAATCTTCACGAATTATATCTTCATAATTAACAAAAAATTCATTATCATCCGTACGCATTGATACTAATCCAGATATTGGGAATGTCTTATATCCAACTCTTGCATTTCTAAAAAAGAATGGATATTTACTTCCAATCGTTTCTGAACGTGATTCAGCAAGCTGAGTTTTAAAACTACTTACCTGTGGATTAAGACGTAACTTTAGCTGTCTTTCACCATCATATAAAAACATATCATCAAAATCCGCATATACTTGATTAGATTTTTTCCTATCTGAATAAATCCCATAAGGATTATATTGTTGTAAAGAATAAGTATAAGTTTTACCTTGCTCTATTGTAAAATCTCTAAATATATTTCTTGTAGGAAATTCATGGTTAAAAGCGAATCTCGTTAATTCTTCTCATACTCCTGGATTTAAAGAATCTTCCCTTGCCAGCACAAATGTGCCATCAATAATCTCTTCGCCACCGTCCGCACTTACCGCACCGATAGTTTGGACATCAACAAACCCATCTTCATAATTTAATGCTGCCTTTAACAAACCTTTAAACTCCATTGTTAAAGATTTTTGTTGCGTTAACAAATACCTTGGACTTGATATTTTCAATCCATTAGTAGTAGTTACGTTATATTGTATTCTATATATTTGACCAAAATCTAAATCTCTATTGAATAATACCCTATCTTCAGAAGAGTAAGAATTTGGATTATTTTCTACATTATGTAAAACTTCATCTGTATCAAAAATTTCATTACCTTGTAAATCTACAATTCTAAAATTACTTGAATACACTTTTTCAGTTACATCGCCACCTTCTGACTGGACAAAGCTACCTATAAATTCAGTGCTGTTGTTATTAACTTTATTTTTATCAAAGCCTACAATACTTACAGTTGGTTTGCTTGTACACTTAATAACACCAACAGTTGAATAATATCCAACAGTCCCACCTTTATCAATAAAAGCAAGTTGAATTTTATAAAACATTCCTCTTCTTATACTAATACCTAAACTAGTACCATTTTGTAAATAAAATTCTTTTACTTCAAATCTTACTTCTCCATTAGTAGATCAACTACCGCCGTTATCTTCTAAAGTAGTAGAACCTAATAAAACATCATTCTGAACTGATTTTATTTTTATAGATAAAGACTTTATTTCTTCTTTAGATACCGCTTTATTAAAAGCAAAGGGAATGACCATCTCGCCATTCCCTTCATCATCTACTCAAAAGGCTGGCAATGTACCCTCTATATATGGTGGGTATAATTTTGCCATACTTTCTCCTTTCTTATTCCTTTACTTCTGGAATAAAATCAGGTTGTTCTTGACCTGGTGCGTCCTTAGGTTGCTGCGCAAGATATTGTTCTGTATCAATAACTTGCTGCATTGCCTGTAATACATTACCCATTGTAATTGTATCAGCACCTTTTACACTAATTGTCATTAATGCATCCAAAATATTTTGGAGCGTTTGAATTGTTTGATTATTCATTTTCTTCTGTCTCCTTTTCCTCTTTTATCATAAACATTAAAGTATCTAATTGATTCATATTGATAAATAAATCATTCGGAAAATCATTTAATGAAATTGTATCTATATTAATTTCTTGAGTTATTCCGTATAAATTATCTAATTCTTTTTGTGCATGTGTCATATTTTCTGGTTTAATTACATAACCATCTTCTTCTAATGTGCCATATTTTTCTCCAATATATACCAACATTTTATCAATATCTACTTTTATATTTTTTAATTTTCTTATATTTTTTTGAATATAATATCCAATTTTAATAGGAAGATTAATTGTTAAAGATTCATTAAAATTTTTATCATAATTATTTAAAATTTCTAATATATCCTTATTTGAAAGTCTCATTTTTACACCCCATTAATTATAAACTATAAGTCCCTAATACATAAATACCTTGCATTTCTCAAGATTTTACCCCAGCTATTGGATGCGTTACTAAATTATTTCCGACTCAATATTTTTTTCCATTAATATCAATATAGCTTCATTGACTTGGAAATTGAAAATCTTTTGCATCAGTTGAAAAACTTTTTAAAACACCCAATCGATTAAGACCAATCGTACTTCCATTAAATAACATATTTTTTACATCTAATGTTCCGACTTTAATTTTTGATGCAGAAATGCTATTTGCAGCAATTCGATCGGCACTTAAAGTTCCAGTATTAATTGTATCTGCATTAACACTTGTGATATTCGCAGAAGAAACTTTAAGTACGCCATCTTTTATTTCACATCCGCCTATACTTCCAGCCGTCGCGGTAATAGTTCCACTAATATTTGCACTACTAGCATATAATTTTCCAGTATTTGATACTCTAAAAGGTGCTTTATCTCAATCAGCTCAACTGTTGGTTGGTGCTCCTGCTACAAAAGCCCAATTTAGTCTTCCTTTTGAAGCATCATAATTGCTACGCTTAGTAACATTCATTCCTACTACTTGATTATTATCGCCTGCTGATAATCATCCAGAAGCAATAGTTCATCCCCCAATTTTTCCAGCAGATGCAAACATTTCACCTTCATTATTAATGCCAAATCTATATTCTTCTGCTCTCTTATCTGGATTTTTGTCTCAATAATCAGATCCTACATTAATTGTCCTATTATATCCAACCAAAATCTTTCAATTAGTATAGAGTCCTCCGTTTATAACTTGACGTCATCTAGATTGAGTACCTGGTAAAAGAAATATTTGTTCATTTGCTGATTTTAAATAATTTTTACCAATAACTCAACCGCCAATAGTGCCACCAATTGCTTCAATATTACCTTCATCATCAACAGTAAAATTTTCGCCAACTTTAATACGTTCCGTTCCTTGATTTGTTATTACAATAGATCCAGAAGTTCCGGTGGCAAGATTTTGAGCATTGCTATATTCTCTTATTGCATTTAATAATGTATTATACCCTTTTTCAATAATTGAACAATCATTAGTTAGAATTCTAACATTTTCTTTTTTATTAGCAATTCTATCATTAAGATTTTTATATGAAATGTTTTCATTTTCATAATTAATTATAATACTACTAGTATCATTAACATTTTCTCCATCTTTAATCATATGTGCTAATTCTTCATTATTATTTAAATAAAGATCATTTTCTTCTAGGTTTTTTCAATTATCAGATTGCGTTAAATATTCTATTAAATCACTAATTGTATCCCCTATAGAATTATTTGAAACCATATCATAAACTTCTTGCGCTTGTTCTAATGTTTCTTTTGCGTTTAAATATTTTTCTCTTTTTTGAAATAAAGTATTTTCATTATCTTTAGCAATACGTAAAAGGTTTTCGATATTACTATTTTCATACGCATCATTATATTCTTTTTGTTTATTAGCATAATTAGTTCAAGCTGTTGTTCTAGCTGCTTCTTTTTCAAGCACAATCCTTTCTGCCTCTTGAATTTGAGCAGGGGAAGCATCAGGATCTTCATTTAAACTAGCCAATTCTTGTTGTGCTTGAAGATAATTGTTATTAGCTATTTCATATAAATCACCGAATTCTCGTACGGCTTTATATAAATTATTTAATCTTTCTTCTGTTTCATTATATTCTTTATTAATTTCTATAACAGCTGCTTCATAAGCAACATATTCATTTTTAATATTTTCATCATTATATTCATTATATGTTTTTCCATCTTCATTTAAGTATTCATTAGACTCACCCAATATGCTTGTTAATCCATCAAAATATATTCTTTTAGAAGAATTTTCTGTATTATAATCAAAATCATTTTGCGCCGTTTCTAATTCTGTTTTAAGATTTTGAATATTGCTAATATTATCATTATATTGCTGATATTGTGCTATTTTTCTTAAATATTCATCACGTTTTTGTTTTCTATTTGTATCATAATTTATTCATGCTTCATTTAAAATTTCCTCCATATCAGATAAACTTTCAGTTTCAACTACTAAATCAGATCGTTTGGATCTTAAAAAATTATTTTTTAAAACACAATAATCTTCAAAAGTTTTTAAATTTGAAATCTTTTTATTAGTTATTTCACTATTTGTAACTTGAGGAACTACTATATTATTGCCATCTTCATCAGTTATTGGTCGATAGTCTTCAGTTAACTCTCCTTCCGCAATAAAAGCATTACTTAAATTTACAATAGCTGAATTTAAAGCATTATTAGCACTATCTGCACTGACCACTCTTTTTTCCATTTGAAAATAACTATTACTATTTTTATCTATCCCAATTTTAATAAAATTATTAGTATTTCCAAAATAAATCTCTGATTCATTGCCGCCGTTAATAGTTATTTTATCATAACTATTTAAAATGCCTCGTTTAAGGTCTAATTTTAATCCTGTTTTATTTTTTTCAGAGTAATTATCAGTTTGTAAATAATAATCATCATTAGCAATATGCATCAATCTATTGCCATTATCATTATCTATTGAAAAATAAGCCTCAGTATCATTATCTGTTGTTACATCCAAGTGAATTCGACTAAGATTATTATCACTACTACTTCTAACATCAATATAATTTTGTGCTAAATTAAATTCTGTGCCCTTTGTGTCACTACTCTCTCTGGCGGCGCTTTTAATAGTTCCAGTATTCCCATCAATATAAATTCTACCATTACCAGATTTTCCAATAAATGCTTTACCGTTAGTGTTTAATTCAAATACTCTTGCTCCAGCATCATATCCAAATAATCCAGTTAATTTTTCATTATCATGGCTTACATCACCAATTAACACACCAGTAAATGTATTATTTTCATTTTTGTGACCAGCGCCAACCATAGAAGCAAGAATTTTATTTCCTACACTATCAACAACTAATTCTCCATTCCAATTATTTATTGCAGGTATTTGATATTTGTTTTGAAGTATAACTAACGGACAAGTATATAAATTATCTTCATGGGTGATTGCTATATTTTTAGACAAACCATTTATATATAATGGAGGCACTTGTAGTTTATAATCTATCCCTATTTCTTGTTCTTCTCCATTTATATTTTCTTTTATTGTATTCAAAGCAATTAACTGAGGATAATTGCCACGATTTTTTGCCTCTTCCGAAATATCGGCGCCAAAATAAATTTCAAAACCTGTTCTTTTTACGCCTTTAGAACCAATTAATTGATAATAATCATTATAACAGCTAGGATTAGCACCTTTATCATCATAAACAATATAATCAGAACCTCTTAACACTCAATCAGTTCCAGCTGCTCTAACATGAACAGGCAACAATTGAACAAATTTAACTGCTTTTAATGTAGATTCATCAGTCTGAACATTTTTATTAGTTACCGCTGCTTGCAAAACAATATATCGCAAATTATTAATATCATTTTTATTGGTTTTTACAGCAACTCTATCGTAATTATTACCATTTTTTGTTGTGATAAAATCTAAATGAGTAGCATTACCAACAACATTATCATCTTCATCTAAACTTAATCCAGAATAGAAACCATCAATACTTGTTTTATTTTCTGAGTCCTTTTTATCAACTCATAATTTAATTATAGCATTTTTTTGCTCTGGTGTCAAATCTATTTTTTCGTTTTTAGAATTAAATAAATCAAACCCAATTTCCAAATAATTCTCATCACCAATAGTTAAAGCTGTATCACCTTGCCCAATAACTTCTCCTCAAAGTTCATTACCATTACCATCTTTTATAATATTATTATTTTCATCTTTTTTAGGAGCTATTTTCTGGATAAACCCAAGACTAAATGTATAATCGGTTCCAGATGTTCCATGCTGACCAAAAGTTAATGTAGCAGAACTTTTAAATATATCACTATTTTTAATTATATAGCAGTAAATAGTGTTATTAGTATTAGCCTTATTATAATATGGCGCAATCTGATATGTTTGTTTACTATTAACTGGATTTGGTGAATCACTAACACTGCGTTTAATATAATAATATTTTGCATCATAATCCAACGTACCAATAAATGATTTAAATTCATCCGCAGTCGAATCTAATAAAGTTGAACCATTTTCTTCTAAGAATGTTTGATTCATTAAAATCATTGATCCAGTTTTAGGTATTTGTCAAATTATAGTTTCGTTACCATTTAAATAATCTTTATCATCAATCAATGATTTACATGTTGCTTGAAATTTACGATCACGAGTTACATCTTCTCTACTTAATAATTCACCAGTAGTTCCATTATAAATAGGATAATCTCCATCCGTGCCATCGCTGAATCCAATTCTTAAAGCACTCGCTTTATCATCAGACAAAGAATTAGATGTAATTCTTAAATTATCAAATTGTAATATATTAGATTTAATTTTGTGTTTAGTATCACCCTCATCATATTCTATGATAGCCATAACCTTAGAATATGAACGTTTATAATTAGGAATAAAATCTATACTTCACTCAGTATTAGCAACATCTATTGGTTTTCATCCACTCCCAGCTAATGTATCACCAGCTATTGAAGAACTTACGTTTGACGCATTTTTTGCGTTAGATATAACTTGATTAATTCGTTCCTCAATTTTTCCAATAAATACAGGATTATCTGGATTCATAGTATCAAATTGATAATCAACGCCCTGTTTTAAATTAAAGGTATTAATTAAATTAATTCTTGCTTCTTGTATTTGCTCATCCGTACTAGTCCCATTTCTTTCTACAGCATCTCAAGTTTTATATGCTTTCATTTTAACTTCAACATTTTCGCTTTCTGCTTGAACTGAAGCAATATAATCAGTTCTATCGTGAATAGAATCTTCATATCAATGAATTTTATAATTACCACATTGAGAACTTGCTTTGGAACTATCCAAATTTTCAAATTCATCTGAAGTAGAATTTAAATGGGTTCAACGTAGCTCAATAGTTTTAGTATTAAGAATATCTTTTTGTACAGGATCATAAGTGGTTCCATTACGAGTAAAGATTATAGCCCTATCATTATGTTCCATTAAATCATCACCAAAAGTAACAGATACATTTCTTACCAAAATATTGTCTGATAAAAGATGGCTATCTCCATTTAAAGTATAATGAGTAGGTACTTCTTTATTATTACTCATAATAAAATTACCTCTTTGATAAAAACCAACGATTATACTTTGAACTTCTCCAAAAGCAGAAATATCATATAAAACAGCTTGTTTGAAATATGTATTAAAATTATACACGTTTCCAATCATATCTTTAACACTTAAAAAATAATCTCGTTTTTCAATAGCTGCGTCTTCTTGTACATCATATTTTACAGCATGTCATATAGTTACAACAATACCATAATCTCCTGCTATTGGTGAGAATGTATTTAATAAAGTTTTAAACTCTGCGGAAATGCCTATATATTTATAACCTTGATAACTCGGTGTCTCTAAGTCTAATGATACTTTTGAATTTGGGTCTGAAGGTTTTTCTAACTTAAAAGGTCTACTTAAGTCTGGCGCTCGATATATTTCAACAACCTGACTTTTTTTATCATCATATAAATAGTAAAACTTTTCTTCGTCAAATTCTGCGTCATCGCATAATTTATATTCACCATTCTCATTTTTAATAAAGTATTTATTTGACTCATAGTCTGCTTCAGTAATATCTACTTTATAATAAGGTTGTTTATTATAATTAGCTACTAACCCATACGTAGTATCATATCCATTTTTCTTTTCACCAACTTTCTTATCTTGTAAGATATTTCCAGTTAATGGCTGAAAATCTGTTAATGGATTCCTATAAAAAACCGCGCTTTCGCCATCTGCTACATACGGGCCAATAATATGTTTTTGTTCCTTAAAATCATCATTCGGGATATTGACATAAACTTTTGTTCCCATTTCATAGGCTGTGTTTTCAGAAAAAGCTTGATATCTTGCGGAGCCGTTCCATACGATATACTTACCCAGATTACGTTCAGTAATATCGACAATCTCAACTAATTCACTTTTGTTATACGGTAATCCCTGCACCGCATTCTTAGTGTGAATTTCAATAGCTCTATTTAACGCTTCAAGCATATCATCGACTTTATTCGCATTTAAATCTGCCATATCCTTCCTCCTTTTTCTCTTATATCTCTTTATAATTAAACTTCTTATATTTTTAATTATCTTTAATTGACCAAAAAAAAATAAAAGGAAGGTATTTCCTACCTTCCTTTAAAATTATCTTTTTCTATTAACATACTGACTTGCTGAATTAATTAAATTATTAAATGCTAATTCAATTTCACTATGTGATTGCACATTCGGGAATGATGCCTCAATATGAACTTGCTGTTGTAGATCGGTAGTACCGGCCGCCGCAAGTTTACTATAATCAATTATATTACTAAACATATTAGGATTAATAGCATTATTTAAATTAATAGCATTAGATATGCTCCTAACAATATCAACAGCTTTTAACATATTGCTTGTATCATCTTCATTCAATACAATTTCTTTTTGATGTAGTACAGCAAGTTTTCCATTAGTACTACCTCATTTTCCAGTATAGCCACCAGTATCAAATCCAGCTGTTGGATCTTCGTCTAAAATTTCAGAATCTTTAGAATTTGCGTTCTTTCCAAGAGCTTGACTTAATAAATCTTGCAAATTTCATTTCTTATCAACGCCCGATAGTGCTGCAGTAACATCATTAATAGCTTTAACAACATTCTCTAAATTTGTAGTGATATTTGATAAATATCCACTAAATTTTTCATCAAATTCTCTACCTTGTTCAAGAATCTTCGGAAAGTCTTCTTGCATTTGATCTGCCATACCTTTAGCTGCATCTTTAGCTTCAGTACTCTTTGTTTTTAAACCGTCATATATACTACTTAATTTTTCTCCATATTCAGCGGTTGATGAACCAACATTTTGCATACTTATTTCATTTTCTTGAATCCATTTACCATAAGCACCTAAATCAGCATCTGTTAATGTTTTTGCCGCGTTTACAAAGCCCTCTAATCCATCTTTTGCATCTTTTCAAGCTGGAGCCATTTTGCCAAGAGTCGTATCTTCAAATTTAGTTTCAAAATCATCTGGCGCCGCAAGCATTCTACCAAGAGTCTTTTCCATATCAGCCCAATCTTCGTCTCTTAGTCTACCCATTTCACCAGTAACCATTTCCATTTCATTGGTATAGAATTCAACCTTAGCTTTCATATCCTTTTCTAACTGACGTAATAAAGCTTCTTTTTCAGATTGCGTTAATGACTCATCGTTAATAATATCATTTCTCTTATCCAAGAATTCTTTATAAGATTGTAAAATCGCAGCTTGAGTATCTTCAGAATATTGACGTTCATAATCCAATAGATCATAGAACTTATCCGCATAATTCTGTTGCGCTTCTTCTATCTTTGACGTATCTGCGGTATAAGTATAACTGAAATTACCCTCATTATCACGAGTCATTCTTACCGCGCTCTTGGCATTACGCGCTGCCATTAACTGGTCTTCAGCTTGTAATAACTGTAAACGCTTTTCAAGAATAGTTGCTTCACCTTCTGATATTTCAGCACCAGCAGCCATTTTATCATTAACATCATCCATCAAGTCTTTTAATTTACCTTGGACTTTTACATTAGGATTATTTGCTAACTGTTTATTAATATTGGCTTGTAAATCACCAAGTTTTTTATACTTCTCATAATCATCTAAATGCAAATCATTAATTTCTTTTTGCATATCGAATTGATCTTGAAGTTTATCAAGCGTTGGTAAAATACCGCCACCAAGAGATCTCTGATAAGCTTTTTCATTATCTTCCAATGCTTGTTCATACATCTCTTTGGCTTTTTGTAAAGTTTCTTCTAATCTTGTTAAGGCTTCGTCTTGCGCTGCCTTTTCAGCTTCTTCAGTTGTCTTTAAAACTTCTTTAGCACGATCAATTCTAAACTGATTACCAGATTTAATTGCTTCTTCATATTCTTTACGTGCTCTTTCAGCTGCATCATGCGCTGCTATATAATTAGCTTGCGCTACTTGCGCTGCGTCGCGTTTAATGTCAAGCATTTGTTGGTCTCATTTGCGCATTTCTTCATCAGATAATCCTAATTGCTCTTGACCTAATAAATCACGAATCTCTTTATAATGATCCATTAAACTCTGGAAACCATCATTCTTATCAAGATTCTCATTCAAGCTATCCATCATATCTTCAAAAGCATCAACCATATTTTCAGTTACTTGCTCATTGATATCACGAAGGTTATTGTACTCTTCCATAAGAGCATCTCTATAACCATTCATTAAATTTACAATATCTTCAACAGGCGCTTCTAAACCCTTAGATTGCATTTTTTCAATAACCTGATTTATAGTTGTTAGCATTGCTTTTGGATCATTAATATCTAATGTCATATTAATATCACTAAAATCAACTTGACCTTTATAAGATTCTGTGACTTTAGAAAGCATGTCACGCAAGCCTTCTGCGTTAGCTTGAACTTTTTTCGCTGATGATTGTGCTTGTTTACCAAGATTTGCAATTCTATCTGCAGCTCTATCTGCGCTATCACCTATATTATCATAAACTCATTCAAGATATTTTTGTTCATTATCAGCAATGCTTATTTTTAATTCAATTTTTTTCGATACTAATTCCAATGCTTTATCAAATAATGAATTTTGTTGATCTAGCAATTCTTGTTCTTTTTCTTGCATTAAATTCATTGTATCTTCATATTGATTTAAATATTTTAATTGCTTATCATAGTTTTCTTTTTGCTTATCATAAGCCTCTTCGGCTTGTTCAAATTTTTCTTTTGCTTTTTCTCAAACTTCTGTCGCTGCATCACCCTGATCGCTAACATTAAATACATCTTTAGCTTTATTATATTCATCAACAGCTGCATTATAAGCTTTAGTAGCAGTTTGATCAAATTTATCTTGAATCTTATTAAACAAACTTTCATAATCTTTCAAAATGCCTTTTTCATCAAAGGCACTTTTAATCTCTTCATCAGAAAGACCAAGACCACCAACCAATTCTCCTGTATTAATATCTGTCCAACCTTTACCTAACGCATCTTCAAGATTTTTTCTATCTACTTTTGAATAATTCTTTATTTCTGCAATATATTTTTTAGTCAAACCAATTTGATCTTTAGTCTTTTTAATTTCGTCATCCATATATTTAAGACGTTGCTTACCATAAGCTCGATCTTTATTTTTATTAAGTCTATCCATTTCAGTATTTAAATCTTCAATAGCTTCTTTAATATTGTGATAACGATCTTTTTCTTTAATATTTTCTTTCTTCTCTTTTGGCTTTTCTACTTTTTTCTTTTTTTCTTTAGAGCTACCACTCTTGCCTTTATTATGTGCTAATATTTGATTTTCTCCAACATAATAATTATGAGTATTAGAAACTTCAAAATTGTATACGGTCATAAACCTTAATTGCGTATCAATTTTAGAAATTTGATGTAATGAACCATTAGCAAATAATACTAAATCACCAACTTGTAAATCAGCAGCTTCAATTCATTTTTGTTCATTATTATGAATTACCAAAAATCTATGGTTGCCAGTGACTTTAAGTTTATCGTTTTTAACAAATAAACTATAGATTTTTTCATATACATTATGAATCATAGTTTGAAGAACCTTACTATATTCATTCTTTTTAGTTTTTTCATTATACGATAAAACAATGTCTCCAATTTTGACATCTTCAATATTTTTATAATTATGATTTGTAGTAATTAAAGTTCCAGAAGCAAAACAGCCTCCGCCTTTTTTACCGCCATTTCCAGATCCAAGGTTTCGTGCTGGCATGCTTTTTATTTTTGGGGCAGCTCCTCCAGTATAATGAAGTGCTGAATCTGATTTTATTTGATATGCTTGAACATGAGCAGTTTTTTTATTTTGAGTCGTTGTCTGCGCACCTTTTGAAAAATGAACTTCTGAAGCGGTACCATTTACAGTTCCAGTTGTGCTTGGAGTAAAATCAGTATCTGTAGTTTCAACATGAACACCTTCATATGGAATATCTTTTTCAACTACATCAACATTTACATCTTCTTTAAAATCAGGCTCTTCAACATCTACTGGTTGATCTGTTAATTCTCCTGATCAGCCAGATGCTGCCATGATAGCATTTGCTGCATCTATATCATCTCCAACGGCTGCCAACATTTCATTTAATGAATTAACAGTATTTGTATAATCAACACCATTCATTGGAGTCAAAGGATCACCTAATTTTAAGTTTAATCTATCCACAACATCTGTAACTGTATTATAAGCTTCTTCTCATTTACTTTCATCAAGATTTGGAATTAAATTTTCTCCCAAATCCATAAAAGCTATTTTTTGTAATTCTTCATATGCCGCTATAGCCTCTTCTTCTGTTCCTGTTAATACTGTATTCATTAAATCTAAATTTTTTGAATCTCGTAGAAAATCATCGGATAATTGCGATCCATCCATGTCCAATAAATTCCCGTATGTTTTCTTTAAATCCTGAACAGCATTATTCATTTCTATAACATCTCCACTATCTAGAGCTTTTTTCCATTTTTTATAATTTTTAGAAACATCTTGCATAGCATCATCAAATCTTAAAAATGAATAAGCTACTTTATCAGCGGCCTCTTTACATTCTACAATATGCTCGCTCAAATCTTGAAATTTATCTATATTATTTTGTAAAAAATGAGATAAAGTATCGACCTCAGCTTTAAGATCTTCTGTTTTTCCTTTAAAATTAACTAAATCATCTGCATTAACTTCAAAATCAATATGATGCTCTTCTTTACATGCATCTTCAACATATTTAATAAATTCTTCGATTGTTTCAAACTGAGACATATCTGTTTGAATTGCAAAATTCATCTGCTCACTAGATCATTGATCCATTTTATCTGAATAAGTAGATGCATTTTCTATTGTCAGTTGGTCACCAAAATTATTACTAACTTTAGAATAAAGATCTTGCTGTTGTTTTTTTATTGACTCTGTCTCATATTTTATTAAGTCTTGAGCTTCAGCAGCACTCGCCTTTTCTTCAATCAAAGCTGCCTGTCCAAGAGTTTTAATTTCACTTTGAGCAATTTCAGAACTTTCAACAATTTTACTAGATGCAGTTTCTATTAATTCACTAGTAGCTTCATCATATTTATATTGACCACCAGATCCTTCAGCAAAATATTTTAATTGCTGATTTTGATCCATCCCCTCCCATTCAGTTTGAGCTTGAGATTGTAGGTTTTCATATAATTTTAAATAAAAATTTTCTAAAGCTGAACCAGACATTCCTGACGTATCATATCCGGCTGAATCTGCAGCCATTCGCCCAACTTCTTTTTTATAAGCATCTGATTCTTTATCAGCACCAGCTATTTGATCAGCAGCTTTTTGAATTGCTTGAAGAACATCTTTTCTGTCTTTAATTTCTTCTAAAAAAGCCAATTGACCGTTGCTATCTTCAATAAGTTCTCTAGTTAAATCTTGACCTGCGTATCCATTGTCAACAATTTGTTGCGCTCAATCTTTGACTGTATTTAATAATTCTTCATCTGATTGTCTACCAATAGTTTTATTATAATCTATTAATTGGTCATAAGAAATATCCCCACGTTGATACGCTTCATGATCATTTAAATTTCTTATTTCATTTACTGCTTCTATTAACGCATGATTACTCTCTTCATTTGAAACATTTATTCTAGATAGCGCAACCCCTATATCAGCCGCAATATTATCAGAACGAGCATTTGATTTTAATTCATCTGCATTATCAACACTTATTAATCCACCTTTACCATAAGATAATTTCGCTTGACTTAATTGACCAGACATTTCTAATGCTGCTAATAACTCTGAGTTAGAATCAGCAATAGCCTCTTTTCATTCTGTGGTTCCTTCAATTAATTGATTAATAGCATCTTTTTTTGAATCAAATCCATCTAAAGTATCTACTAATTTTTGATAAGCATCATTTGTTTTTTGTGCTGCCTCTTCAGCTTTACTTAAAGCCTCATTAGCTTCTTCAAGCTTTTTATTTGAATCAGCCAATCTTTCTTCACTAGTATAAACAATTTTATCAAATGCATATCAGGCTCCAGCAAGCGCACCTAACGCGAGTAAAATAGGACCTAAAGGTGTTGCTGTTAATGCCGTCATGAATGTCATTGAAGAAGCGGTAGCTCCTTCTGCGGCCCATCCTAAAGAAGCAAATGCTCCACCTAAAGTAGTAATTCCAGAAATCAATGTAGGAATTCCCATTGTTAAAGATGGTATCATAGTTCTTATTTTCTCAGCTCAGGTTAAATCTTTATCATTTAAAGTATCTAAAACCTTTCCCAAAGAATTAAAGGCAGTTCATAATTGAGATATTCCTCTTGCACAAGTTACGAGACAGGTAGAATATTCATCCACTTTGCCCTTTAATTTTTCGAATTCTTCTTTTGCTAATCTTAAACGTTCATTATAATTTATTTGTGCATTATCAGCTTGTTCTGATGCTGCCTTTAATTCAAAATGAGCATTAGCTGCATCCTTCATCTTTTGTGCTAATTCATTCGCAGCCTGTCCTGGTCCACCAGCTATATCAACAGCTGCTGTACTCATTGAATCTGCAATATGTTCTTTAACTAAATCACTATTATTCGCAACATCTTTAAATTTCTCTCCTAATTGCTGTAATGCAGCAGCCTTTTCCTCATCTGTTGATTTACTATTAGACAAAACATTATTTACATTTTCAAAAGCATCCTGCAATTCAGCGCTTTGATCTATAACTACTTTAAATTCTGCCTCTAAATTAGGCAATAAAGAATCTTTTCATACATCAAAATTTTGAGTGTCAGCAAGATTAGATGCTCATTTTCCTAAATCTGCTTGTTTAGCAGTAAAATCACTTGCTAATTTATCTAAATTTTCAGAGTTTATTACAGAATCTACTTTTGCTCTATTTTGAGATTTTTCTTTTACTGTATTTCCTAAATTTGCAGCATACTCTCTTGCATTTCCTGCAGCGTTAGCTCGTTGATCTTCAGCTGCTTCTTTTAACTTCATCGCTTCAACATAAGCAGCACCATATTGCTTGGTAATTTCATTTAAAGATAATAACTGCTGTTTATTAGCTTCAGTAATTGAATCACTAGCCTGTCTTAATTTTAAAGCAAAATCAATCTGATCTTTTAACACTCCAACTTCAGCTGTTGCCGTAGGACTCTGTAAATCTTGCCCCATTTGATCAGCAACATTTTTAAATTGAACAGCTAAAGCATCTGCATCTTGTTGTGCTTGTCCAGTAAACACTTTAAAATTATATACTGCATTTTGTATACCTTTCGCTAAACCATCGGCAAAAACAGTGGTAATCAAAGCCCCAACAACGCCTAAAACACCCTTTAAACCGCCCATTCCATCAATAAGATTATCTACACCTTTTAAAACTTTTTCAAATCCATTAAGAATAGTTATAAAAAATTTATCATCAATTAAATCTTGATATATCGCTTGTCAAGCTGCTTGCACACGCTTTTGTGCAGCTTCTCAAGATTCTGCATATATTTCAGCTTGTTTTTCAAGTGCACCTTCTGCATTCGCCGCAATGTCTAAATTTTTTTGAAATTCATCAAAATGATCCATCCAAGCAATCAATGTATTAGAGTTTCTAACGCCACCAACTGTTTGCGCTAACGCATTTTGTTGCTCTCTACCTAAAGTTTGTCACTTTGCGCCAAGATCTTGAATAACATCACTCATGTCACGCATTTCACCATTTACATCAAGAACTTGAACACCAACTTTAGCTAATGCTTCAGAATATTTCGTTAAACCAACGCCATCTTCAAGAGTTTTTCCAAGTTTTAAACTTTCAAATCTTTGTAGCAATGTTCTAAATGAATTACCAACAGTTGAAGCTGATTGTCTTGTTTGCGCAACTACCGTAGCTAACGCTGCAACTGCATCATCATAATTCAATCCTAAAGAACTACCTAACGCTGCGAATTGTTGTAAACCAGTAGCGATTTCTTTTGAGCTTGAAGCTGTTGCTGCTCCCAACGCTGTAATTTTATCAGCAAATAACTCAAGATTATCTGAACCTTCTGCAAAGTTATTTCAAATAGCAGTCATATAACTTGAAACTTCTTCTGCTGATTGTCTAGTAACATTAGACATTTTTAAAGTAGTTTCAGTACGTGCTTGAACTTCTTCATCATTTAAACCTTGCTGATAATAAATTAATGCAGCATCTGTATAAGCTAATGTGCTTGTACTTAAAGCTTGGGCAGATTTATTTGCCTGATCCGCAAATGCCGCCATATTATCAACAGAATTTCCAGTAACAATAGCAATATCAGTTAAAGATCTATTTAAATCTTGCGCATATCCATAAGCACCTTGAATAGCACCCATAAATCCATGCAACATGCTACTTGAAAATTGTCATCTAGCAGCATTCATTAATGTAGTTCCAAACTCTTTTACAAGTGCATTTGTTCTACGCATAGGAACTTCAGCAGATGCTACTGATTGAGCTAATTGCATAAATGCTTTAGTTCCTTCTGGACCAAGATTATTTAAATCTTGTGCATAACTTTGAATATCTCTACCACTAGCTTTTAATTGCTCAGAAAAACGAGACAAATCTAAGTTTCCAGTTTTAGGATTAACCGCTTGTTGTAGCATATCTTTAAGCTGACTTGCTGCGGTAACTGATTTATGCAAATCTTCTGTCATCTTTGTTCCTATATTATTTTTTATAGTTTCAGATGATAATTTAGCTAAAGATTGTTGCAATTCTTGTATCTGCTGTTTAGCTTGCGCAGTATCTGCGGTAAACGCTAAATTAACATTTAACTGTTTTGGCATATTTTTCTGCTCCTTTCTCTCCAATATAAAAAATAACCCTTGTGAAGAAAATCCTCACAAGGGTTTTACTATTCATTCTTCTTTATTATTTCAAAAAAGATTTAATAAGATTAACCAAGTTTGCTCATAACTTGATCCAAGAACTGTGCATTCTCTTTATTACCAAGTTGATCTGTTAATTTCTTAATATCAAAACTTAAATTATCATAATCTGTATTCATAGCATCTAAAATACCATAAGCAGAATTTTGATATTTATAAATTTGATCTACTGATTCCTTCATTACTGTATAAACATATCCAACTTCATCTTCTGGAATTGCATGAAATACTTCCGTATAGAATCCAGAAGACATAAAGTCATCATACAACTTAATAAAATTTTCTCTCTGTTTTTCAGTAATAGATAAATTAGTATAATAATCAATAACTTTTAACGCAAAAAACATATCAAGTTTTCCTGGATTATAAAACTTATTATCATCCGCAGCTAATGCTAATACTTCAGAAATCATAGTTAATTTATCTTGAATTGAAATATACTGTTTAATCTCTATTTCCTGTTCATTAAATGTAATTGTTTTAACAGGATTTTTTTGAGTTAATTTTAATTTATTTAGTGTAGGTTTTGCCATGATATAATTCTCCTATTATGTTCTATTTTATTATACCAAAAATTTTTCTAAGATGCAAATTTTTAATGTGTATTGTTTTTTACTGTAATTTTTATTGGAGTTTTTGACTTTCTAGTTTTACCGGCCATTCTTCTTTCTAATACATTTCCAGCTTTATACATATTTATAGTAGCATTTTTAACTGTGTATCGATGTCACCCTGGTTGATCTTCATGTGTAAGAGCAAATCTAAAATGATAAGCAGATAAAATATCTGATACCAAACTAATTTCATCTCCATCAACAAATCCTACTGCGTCAGGAGATATTAAATTTATTAATCGTTGAGATAAAAAATACACATTATATAAATTGGCATATAAATAAGTTAAAACACCTTTTCCTTTATTCGCAGAAGCCAATAATTTATTTAAATGCTCAGCGTATGGAGCACTATCTGAAAAACGTTTGCCAGAACCTATATTTCTTAAAGACCAATATTTCAAATTAAATCCACCAGCACCTGCAAAAGGTGAATTAGGATCTATATAATCTCATAAAATATTTATTAATTGACTAGCATCATTTAAAGAATCTAAATCTACATCTTCGCCCAACAAAATATCTGTTTGTAGTTCTAAATTTAATTCATCCTTTTGAGTTGTTAATCTAGCCTTTGAATCCCCATATTCATCTCCACTAATTAGATTCATTGAATCTAAATAAAGCATTACGTCGTTTCTAATAGAACGCACGCCTGAAACATTGGCTGCACTAGACTTAATTGCTCCAGTAACTTGAGCAATTAAATTTCTTGCTGCTTCGCTAGCTGTTCCTTTTATCGCATCCTCGGCTGCACTTTTAAAAACATCTTCAAAAATATTACCTAATGCTGCTTGAGGGTTTTTTAAAGCTGCTAATGTTGGAATACTTCCATCTATATCATATGTATTAAGAAAATCTTTAATTAATTCTTGCCTTTCTTCTAAAGAAGAAGTGTTTATTACTTCTGTGCAAAACTGAGGTCAAACTCCCATTAGAAATTCTTCTATATCTTTTAAAACTGTCTCTAAATCTAAATTATATTTATTTTTATAAAAATTAAAAAAAGCAGCTTGTCGTTGTTTATAATATTCAATAGCTATATTATAATTTTCTTCAACAGTTTCCATTGACACTGTTTTTCAACTATCTATATTTTCATTCATACTCATATTAATTGCCCCATATAAACAAAAAAAGAGAGGACTATTCGTCCTCTCCTTCATCTTCTTCAACCATAATTCTTAAACCAGTATCAGGTTTAATAATAGAAATCTTTGCTTTAGATAAATCTAATGCAGGTTTTTTTACTTGTGTCTGCTCTGGTTTAATAATCGTAATAGTAGCTGGTTTTGAAACTACTCTTTTCTTTCTACTAGAGCGAGAAAACATAATTTACACTCCTACTAGTTATCATGGTTATCATATGCACCGCCAGCTAGTTCATCAGCATATGATTCTCCACCATGCCATGTGCGACCACGGTGTAGATCGTTATTAGCATCAGAAGCTGTTGTAGCACCTTCAATAACCTGAATTACTGCAAATACTTTGTGACTCTTGTCAAATCTTGTATAATCTGGGAATGCATCCATTGTAAATGTGAATGTACTTGGATCACCAGTAGCAGCCATTGTAAATGTGAATGCAGACTGAATCTTACAGTTAGGAATAATAAATTCTGCTGGATGGTCTACACCATTTGTATCTCTCCAAAGTGTTGAGCCTTCAAGATAGTAAGAACCAGCGAACTTTTCAGCATCAATCTCAATCTGTTTTGCGCCAGAACGAACTGGTGTATAATAATCAATTAAAATACCATTAGCAAGTGGCATATCTTTTGAAACATTTGTTGGATTATATTCATCTCTTGTTTCGTGGCAATTTTCACCAAAATTACACTGATGTTTATTAATTACCATTGCATATTTTCCAACATGATCGCCAGATTCTTCAGCTTTAACTTCTGCAACATTCTGATCAATAATATAAGGTTCAGAAATAACTTCACCATCTTTTGTAAACATTACACAAGCGTAGTTTTCATTTTCAACAACTCCACTATCTGGAGTAGGTAAGAATGGTTCTTTATCAACATAAATTGTATAAGTATCACCAGAAGCGATTGGTAATTCATCAGTTGTTTCAACAATATGCTGATAAATAGGCTTATCTTCAGTAGCTTCGATTAAGCCAGCACCTGTTAATACAGATAAACTTTCTGGAGAAATCAATGCATCTTCCATTGTGAAAGTAACTGTACGTTCACCTTCCCACGCCATCAAACGAGCATTACCTTTACCACCATTAGCATAAACAGTAGTAGAAGCACCCTCTAATGTTGAAGTAGTAAGCGTATCAAAATATAATACAGGTTCATTCTTATAGAAACGTTTGTTTCCTAAATCCATTGTACCCTTGGCTCTAAGTACAACGTCAACGACGTCACGAACACCATATTTCATGGGCTTTTTCCTCCTTCTTTAAATTAGTCTTTGTGGATATTTCTCGTTCAATCTTCAGGCTTGCCGTCACCTTTAGCCCCAGCAAGTCTTGATCGAATATCTAAATCCCAATTACTTCATAAATTAAATCGTTCTAATAAATCTTGAATTTGATATATAGTATAATTTATTAAAACATCAATAGAGATTCTTAATCCAACAGCTAAAGTAGAAATATATCTTGCGTAAATGCTTCCCACATCATCGCCTTTTAAATGTGCTACTCTTGCACGTCCTTTTTTAATTTTTTCCGCAATCTTAGCTGCGGCTTCATTTGCTGGATTAAAATCATCATCTTTAATACGTAGACAAAAAACTTGCCGTAAGATTTTTTGAAAATCCTCAAAATTACCTTCATCTATTATAATGTTTGAGTCATTATAATTTAACAATAATGCCCTAGGAGTTAGAGTAAGTTTAGAATTTGGTACAATTAAAGACATTGCTTGTAATACATTCTCTTTACTTTCTTTAGCTTCTTTTTCATGCATTATTGTCATAAATATTTGAAAATTAGAAGTATTAGATAAATCTCTTTTGTCCTGTTTAAACTGTTCTTTATCTATACATAAGGTTTGAATCCCTAATAAAAAAGGTTTCTCACCAACCATAGATATTTCTTTAATTGTCGGTTGATGAATTATAATTTGCAATTCTGGAACTGGAATATCCACTCCAGTAAACAATGCAAGGTCTATATCCTTCATTATTCTTTAAATTGTTTCTGTTTATATAGTTCATTAAAATCATCAACCATTTTTTGATTATCATCTGGATTTGGTGTATTCTTTTTATCTTCTCCACCATGAACAGCTTGATACATTAATGTTAATCCAGCATATTCATCGTTAAGAATAATCTGGTTAGCACCCATGAAATGCAATTCACCAATTCCAGTTAAATGTTGATTATCAAACATTGAATCTATCTCAGCAGCTATACGATATGGGCGTAACTGAAAATCTTGCAAATGCCATTGATCAAAATGACACACAATATCAAATGATATAATATTATCTCTAAATTGCGGATTCGCACTTGGAACAAAATTATCCATAGAAATAATTACATAAGCAAGTACACTTCCATCTACATATAATTTAGGAACAATTTTAATATTTTTCCCCATAAGTTCTGCGCACTGAGTTTGAGTTAGCGCAGGTTTATTCAACGCATCTCTATCCGTATAATACAATATTTTACACAGATTTTTATTCTTCATCATTCATGTAGTGATTAATTCTAAATCTTTATCAACTGACATAAATGATGAATGCGGTATAGTATAATTCTTAATTATCATAATACTCCTTTTTCTCCTTAAAATAACGATTCTACAACAATAGTCTTTTCAGATTTACCATATTTCAAAGTAAATTGTCCGCTGTATCCACTATCTCATTTAAGAGTAACTTTTTTACCTACTTGAATTAGTTTAACTGGAACTTTCTTATCAATAGACCATTTCGCAGTTTCATTTCCTCTATAAAAATACTTATATTCAATTCTTGGTTTAATAAAGGTTTCACCTTTAATTAAATTATCAAAATTAGTATCTATATCATTTGGATTAATTGGTTCAACAACTAATCCATCTACTAAAGAATTCTCTAAATCATCTCTAGTTTCATTAGCATAATATTCTACAGCAACAACCTGTAGCACCCCTTTCATGCTAATAGAATCCGTTGCTTCAACTCTTCAGCAAGTATTTTTATCTTTCTCTTCTATTCCTTTTAAATAGAATTTTGCATAACGTCTAAAATACTCCAATGCCTCTGGAGTTTTTGTCATCAAAATATCCAATGAATGATTTGGCGTATCTATACTAATACCACTCTTTTGAATATAATTAATCTTAGTTTCTACTGGACCTCTAACTGCAAGATATTGAGTATATTTTTCACCTTTTTCATCAAGTCAAGATACTGTATAATTACAACGTCTAATCTCCCCTCTAAAATAAGCTAACTCTGTTAAATCTTGTAAATAAATTATCCATTTAGATCCAGTATTCATTCAATCAAAGACATCCCCTGGTTGATATTTATATTCATATCCAACAGAAAGAATCTTATCATCATAATTTTGTTTTGTCTTGTCAGGATTAATTAATGCTGGTGCTTGTTCCTGATTAACAGCATCAGTATGTTTAATTTTTGCAGCTTGATAAGAATACTTCACCGCATGATCTAATGATCATCTTTTATCTCTAATCATACGATCTTGCTGCGGGCTACCACCATGCCAATTTATTCGATTCGCCATTAAATTTATTCCAGAAAATTGAGATTTATCAGTACTATATGACATTAAGCATCTCCCTTAATAAAGAAATTGATTCAAATACTGTTTTTCTATAAGTAGAAAATTCTAAATCCTCTGAAATCTTTAATCCCTCTAATTTACTTAAAAGAATTAAAAATTTATCATTTGAAGCAAATATCTCTGATAATCCTCTAATTTCAATAATAACAGTATTTAATTGTTCTAATCAATTCTCTTCATTCTCTTTCATGGGTATTAATTTCCAGAGTTGATTTGTTAATCTATCTATATCAGATTTAAAACTTTTCTCTGGAATATTAATGCCGCACTTCGTAATCACCAAAGATTCCATTTCTTAATACATCTCAATTGGATTCAATGTATCCATCATCATTAATACGTCTGCGTTTGTAAAGACGCTGCATATGAAATGACTGTCTCTGACATTCCGATAATAAATTTAATAATTTAGCAAGATGGTTGGCTTGTGAGGTAAACTTAAAATCAGACCCGCTATATTTCATACGAGTATTTTCAATAGATGTGACTTGACGCTGCAATCAACCACACATCATTAATAACGCAAGAATATTAATCTCTTCACTCGTTAAATCTACATTAAAATGCGAGCGTTCAATATATACATCTGGAATACCTTCATCAGACTCTTCATCTGGTGTATTTCAAACTACTCCAATTACAAAATCTTCCTTTTCAACCATATCTTCTCTTACTACTAAAGATTCAATAGAAAAATCATCTAAAATTTTACGAGGAAATTCAAAACCTGGAATAGCGTCAATTAAAAGGGACCTTAAGTCCCTCATAGTATCCTCTGGAGTTAACTCCATGTACATATCATCTGTGATTTTACCAAGAAAGCGATTATATATATCTGTGAACGGTGTTCCCATAATATACTCTCCTTTCTTCTAAACATTATTTTTTAATAATCTTAGGCTTGTTTGCGGCAACCGCCTCTGCTGCTACACCACCAGTGCTCCTACGCGCTGTAGTCTGAACTCTACGTGTCTTTGGAGCTGCGGCCGCAGGTGCCTCATCGCCCTCAATAGTCTTATTTTCTTTATCGTGTTGAATTGCTGCATCAACATCAAATCCAGTCATTTCTTTAAGAGCCTGTCTCTTAGAAAAATCATTTAAAGGCATCTGAACACTTAAATCTTTAATCATATCTTTAACTCCATCTGGAGCAAAGTCAAGAGCATCCTTAAATTCATTTAAACTTCCTTCTCTAATAAGTTTTGCGACATTATCAGCATTCATATAATACTCAGGTTCTCTATGAATATTTAATTCATCTAAAACTTCTTCATCTTTTACCAAGAGGTGGTTTCTGATTAAGTCAAGGCCACCAGCAGTATAAGAAAGAGCTTCTACTTCTTCTTTTGGTACTCTAATGGACTGCCTTGGCGCAAGCTCTCTACGAATGTGTCTATCTGGAATCTGATATACAATTTTACCAGCTGTTCTATTTTCAACTGTTACTAATTCTGCCATTTTAATTATCTCCTTTTTCTCCCATTTAATGAAAATAAGGGGAGAGGGGATTTACCCCTACTCCCCTTTAACTTTTAAATATTTAGTTTTCTTCAAATGCTACTGTTAATGTAACACTTTCACCTCCGGCGCCAATTGTAATTGTTGCTGGTGTTGTAGCGATTGTTTCTGCCTTAGTCCAGAATACAATATGTCCTGCTCCAAGACCTAATCCAGCTGCTTCCTCTACGTCAGCATCTGTTAATTCAGCGCCATTCCATGTAGCACCAACGATTGTATCGAGACCCGTATCAATATCTAATCCAATCCACTTATGCTCTCCTTGAGCTGCATTAGAAGATGGGAATGTAACTAAGTCTTCAAGTTTACCTTTGATGACAATGGAAGTACCACTTTGTTCAACCTCAACGGCCCCATTATTGACTACCATGCTATCATAGCTGGCGTCCCATGATGGAAGAGTGGCCAACTTACTAACCGTTGTTGTTGCTACCCCTGTTGGCCGTTACCACCTTGATTATCATCTGCGCCGCTTTGGAAATCAGACGCATTGTCAACTGTAACAACATTCTGAACTGTATCCTTGAGTTGGAAAGCACCTTCCTTAGATAAGGATGTATCTTTATAAACGCACATTGCATTGTTCATCATGCAAACTACGCCAACTTTCTTATATACCTGGATTTCACGGCTCCAGTCACGATTAGCTCTTTCATCAACAAGAGTGTCGCCTTCGAAAGCAACCTTAACTGGTTTCATATCTGCGCCAGATGGAATGATCCAGCAGAATGAAGGATCGATAACCTTTTCTTTACCTTCAATAATGTCTTTATAAGCGTTAGGAAGAATAACTACATTCTTATCTCTATATCCACTTAAACGACCTGTTCTGTAAAGTTCATCCTTCATTGCTTCTGTATATCTCCAAGCTTCTTGAGGGATCATCTTAACAGCAAATTCATTTGTACAATAAATTGTTACATTACCATATGATTCAGCAAGACGAACAAGTTCATCGAATGAAGCTGCGTCAAAGCCATTTGTAACAACACGGTTCATTGCAGGAAGCTGATTGATAGCGCCTTCAAGAGCCTTACCAATTTCTTCGTAAACAAGGTCATCCATACCTTCCATTACGATATTTGTAAGTTCAGCAAAATCAGCACGACCATCAAGGAATTCTTCGAATCCGATCTGAGCTGCTCCGCCAATAGCACTTGTTGGTACTTCAAAGCTTTCAGAAGTCTTAGCAAGCTTGAAGACTTCATAGTTACCTGCAAGTCCTACTCTTGTAATGAACTGCTTAGCACGATTTGTGCCATCGATCTTTCTACGGAACATTGGTCTATCGCCCTGAGCAAAAGTTTTAACTTCTGCAAACTGACCATAGTTCTGTACGACTCTCTGTGGAAGAACATCATTTAATGTTTCTTCAATAATAGAGAATACTAAGTTTTTATTTTCACGATATAACTGGTATGTTCCAGCAATTTCTTTAAACTCATTGCGAAGAGTTTCATTTAATTCAGCGTAACTGAAATTCTGACCGCCATAGCTATACGCAGTTGGAGCTTTAGGGTCAGCTTTAGCTACAGTTTTAGCTAATGCAATAAAATTTTTCTTATCTAACATTTCCTATACTCCTTTCTTATTATTTAACGCGCATAACTTTTACGCCAGGCTGCATATCAGGCATTGTATAAACCTTAACAATCTGCATTGTTGGATGAAGAGCATCTGCGCCTTCTCCGACTTTTAAGTAGCCATCTGCATCAGGTGTGAGCATCATACCAACCTTAAGACTACCTGGTTCTGCCTTAATTGTATTTGTTGTCCAAATATCGCCAATATTAATCTTGAAAAGACGTGGAACCATACGTGTTCCTTCTGGCATATATTTTGGTTTCTTGTAATTTTCAACTACATGGAATGGATCATCTGTAGAATCTACTTCGTAAGGACTAGCTGGTTTTGTAACACGTTCAGCATTATCATTACCATTGCCATCTTTAGCTCCGTAGAAACGAGCTTGCCATTCTGTTAAAGGCTGTGTGCCATCAATTGGGCTGTATACACGAGCAACATAATCTTCTTTTTTCATTGCGAAATCGCAATCCTGTTCAAAGTCACGATATAGCTTGATCTCATTAAAGACCATCATCCATTCGCCAGCGCCTTCAAAGTCGACTGCTCCACCATCATCTGCAGCATAGTTATATGTTGCGAACTGACCATTTTCTAAGATCTTAATATCAGCAGCTGCTGGTAATTGAGCATAGATTTGTGCAGTCTTTTGAGCTGAAAGGTGGTTTGGTTCAACCTGACCATAGCCGCGAGCGACATATGTGGCTTTTTCACTTAATCTTGTCTTAGCCATTTATTGTCTTCCTCCTATTATTCCATCTCTTTTTTCGTAGCCATAGCAGCTTTGATCCAAGCAGGTACCATATCATCTTCAATTTCTTGTTCTTCAAGATTGAAGATTGTTGGTTTCTCTTCTTTATCATCATCTTCAAGATCAAAACTAACCTTGTTACGAACACAAATTACAGAAAGCTTTGCTTCGATATCATCGACACTATAAGTATCAATATTTGTGATAACATCTTTCTTATCTTCTTCTGATAGCATGTAGAAACGATCAATCATAGCTTGCTTTTCTTTACGATCCGCAACTTTCTTAAATTCTACAAGAGTATCATATTCAGCTTTCATAGTTTCGAACTTAGTCTGTAACTCTTCATAGTTAGACTTTAGTTCTCTATATTCTTGAATATCATCAAGATTATATTTAACGCTTTCGTCCTCATTTTTTTCTTCTTCAGGCTGCTCGTCTTCCTGAGGTTCTTCTTCAGACTCAGCTGGAGCTTCTTCTGCTTCTTCTTCTGGAGTTTCTTCAACTTCAGGTTCTGCAGGAGCTTCTTCTTCTGGTTTATCTTCTTCGTTATCTAAAACTTCTTCTTCCATTTCTGGTGTTTTTACTTCTTCCACAGAATCTGTCCCTCCTTCTTTTGTCATCTCTGTAACCTTTTCCATCATAGATAAAATCTTTTCTTGGAATGAAGGTTCAAATGAGAATTGTACTTTTGTAATCTGAGAACCCTCGAAGCAAGGTTCAACATCTTCACCTAAAATACAAAGTTTAGAGATTATTGCTTCATTAATAATGAAGAAACTTGGTTTTTCATTATCATCTTCTGACCAAAATCCTTTTAATGTAGGTTCATGTAATTCCATTGATTGATTGTTTCCTTTTGTCAAAATACGCTTTGTTTCTGGAAACTGTTCTGATCATATATATCCTTCTGTCATAAGATATTCATGCTCAACACCATCATCAACAAATTTTTGAAACCATACTTTGGCATTTAAATCTACAAAACCGTAAGGTTGTGTTGTATCCTTAAAATACCACTCTCCACTACGAATATCAATGCTTTGATTATGCCCTTCAAAATCGCCAGTGTTTTCATTATAAAACCCAACGATAGGGCAACCTCTGAGAGTCTCTCCCATTTCTTTCGCAACAGCTTTTGTGATAACACTACCATTGCGATTTGGCTCATCGCCAACATAACAAACTTTAATTTGTACTTTTGAAATAAGAGGACTCACAGTAGGTGAAACATCAATAATTTCAATAGGAGAATCTATTGCTACACTGTTATGCATTTTTTTCCTCCTACTTCATACTTTCTCTATTTGCTATAGTTTTATCAGAAACCTGGGTTTCTTCCTTCTTAGGACGACCCCCAGTATTCTCTTCTGTATTAGTTTGCTGATTGCCATTAGCAGATTTATTCTTTTTGCCCAAATTTTGAATATCTTCACTACCAATAGTAGATGACATCATAGGTGGAATCATAATTTCACTCAATCCTAATACAGAGTTCTCAAAATAAGCAGTACTCATAATAGAATTTTGTGAATGTCCAAGAGCAATCTGCGCAAACATCTTACCATAACCAGTACGCATTTCATCAAGATACATTTTAGATAAATCTTTATAATTATATTGAGTAGTATCTAAGATATAATATCTAAAATTATATTTCTTTTTATTCTTGATTCTTCTCTGTATTATTGTATCAAATAATATTTCAAATTGCAACTTTAAGTCACGCATAACGCCTTCATCTTGTAAAATTGAACTATTTAAGGCAATATTACCATCTGAATTAAATAAATTCTTAGGAACACCTGCCGCATTATAGACAGTACGCTCAACTCTTTCAAGATCATCATTATCTACGTTTCGCGCATCTGACAAGTCAATAGAATCAATATCAGCAAATGTTGTAATAATATCAACACCAATAGAATGCTGTAACATAGCAACCGCATTATTATGAATATCTCTGGCTTCATCTACATCAAAGATTAAATCGCCATTTTTGTCTATTGGAAGTTTCTGTACTAAAATTTTTAACAAATCCTGCATTTGTTTGCGGCGATCGAGATCTTGCGCTGCATCAAGGTCAAGTAAATAAGGTATTACATTAAAGAATAATGGTAAATCACCAGCACCAGCTAAACTAAATTTAACCGCATATCCAGGATCAAGTAAGTACCAAGTTCCTATATCTCCTTGGAAATCAGGTTGTAGTTTTCTTTCTTTATATAGCAAATAACCTTTTTGAAAATCTTTAGGGAACATTTTCAAAACTCTCATTCTATAATTTATATCTCTAAATCTTTCATCAAAATAAGCCATGTTAAATTCAATCGCCGGCAAATTATTTATATAATATCTACAACGACAATAGTCTGGTGGTAGTTCTTGGAATAAAACACCATTTTCGCCTTCAACAATATAGCCATAGCATACGCCATATTTAATTACTTTAAGCGCAATATCTCCGCATAATTTTTTAATATGTGTATTATCTAAATAATCTAATGCCTTAAAAAATTCATTAGTAATTTTTAAGCATTCTTTATCACTTTCCAATATTTTTTCTTCATAAATTGTTGGGGTAATATACCAATCTCAACGATACATTGTGGCATAGTAATTAACAATTCTTTGATAAATACCATTAGTTCTATAAAAATAATCAGAAATTACTCTAATAGCACGATAATCTTTATCAATAATAGCACGCAATACTACTCGTTTATCAATACATCTTCTACCTTCTACTTTTTTATAAAATCCAAGATCAATAATCGCATCTTCTAATGTTTTTAGTCCTACTTTTATCTTACCATAATCAGTGGTTTCACTATAGTCAGCGGCGCCATTCATATCGAAGCCTTTTTTACGAATAGCTTCTTGTCTATCTTTGTTTTCCAAAGCTCCACCTCCTTATTTTCCATATGCTCTATTAATTATATAATCGTAGTCCAGAATATTTTCATCAGTATATGGAATTTCTATTAGTTTAATATCATGCAATTGACAAAATCTGCGCTTTTTCGCATCATTAAATTGCTGCTGATAAAGCCCTTTTTTACCACCAAACTTACTACTTGGCTCATAATGCTGTCGTCCTTGATATTCAATTAAAAAGTCTATTTTACCCTCATCATCAAAAACCGCAAAGTCAAAACGCAATGGTCGTCCATTAGAACTATTCAAACCTTCAAAAGATAATTCCATCTTAAAATTTAACCCGGCTTCTCTTAAAATCTCTTCTATTTTTATTTCTCCTCTACTTGCTCTCATAATTATCTCCTTATCCTATATGCGAACTAAATCTTCATTCTGCCGCATTAAATCTTTTACGTTTCTTTTTCTTACTATCTTCAACTTGTTTGATATAATATAATCCATATTCAAAAGCTGAAAATTTATCTTTTCTAATACCACGATTAGCTTGTTTTAGAATAATATTAATACCTTCATTTTCTTCACGAAGGTTTAACATCTCCTCTTTTAATATAGAAGTTAAGGTATATGGTTTTAAGTACTCTGCCCTTTCTTCTGGTGTCATTTGTTTTCCTTTTTGTGTTCCTAATAATTTATTTTTAGCAACACGTTCGTCAATTAAGAATTTTAATTTTCCAGAAGTAAGTTGTGTTTGAACATTAGAATGTGCTTCTGTATTAATCGGCGCATTTGCTTTTATTAAATACATTGCTTCTTGTTCAGTATCCGCAGTCTTAAATCTTTTGTAGTATCCTTCATCATCATTTTCAACTCCAAAATCAGGATATTCATCCCCAGTTAGAGGATCTGTTTGACGTTTTACCATATAATCAACTAAACCAATACCAAGACCATTAGCATCAATTACAATACGTCTTGCTTTATATTTATAGAATAAACGCTTTGCTCAAATAGCTTGGTCTTCAAAATGCATATTGGTTAATGTATATAAATTAACAAGAGATTTTATTGAAACCTCTCCATAGTTTTGTGGAATTACCTTAAAGACAGTTATAACGCTATCACATCCATCTTTACCAGTATTCTTTCTAGCAACGTCCATTGATAATACATAATAGCTTTGTAAACTTGAACGTCCAGAATGTTCATATTCCGGTTTTTGTAATGCGCGGTTTCTATCAAATGCTTCTCCATTAAAGAACGCATCTTCAACCGTTCCACTTCATCTTGATTCATATTCACGTTCAAATGAAGCTTCATTAAACGTACCATCTCGTTTTAAGTCTTGAATAAATGTTTTATCCAATAGTCCAGTTAATACAGGGATGCGGAAGGTACCACCCATAATTATAGCTTTCTCAGGCTCTGTCACCATTCATACTAAGAACTGGATTAACTTATCATAAGCAAAGGTGTTTTTATAGCCTGCGGTAGTTACGAAGATCTGACTCTTATTTAATGTTTCTTCTGGGTGTGTTGAACCATCCATACAAAGTCTTGAAACGTTCATTGTTGGAATAATAACTTCTGATAAGATCGTTCCATCAACGCCTACGCACTCTTCTACTAATCCTCCATGACGTCTCTTACCTCTTGATTTCTCACTCGCCGCAATATTATCAAAGAATGAACCATTCTTAAACATATAGCAAACGTAATCTTTTCCTTCTCTTGTTTTTCCAGGACGTCGATCCAGTTCTCTTTCAAAAGCTGGAACAAGAGTACAAATTTCGTTTACTTTCTCTTTAACAATGCCCGCAGCCTGTTCTTTACCTCCAGAAGTAACAAATAATTTAGCTCTTGGGTATAGCACACAGCGGCACATTAATACAAGCACTGATAAGAATGATTTAGAATACGCACGTGGGAATACCATGTATACATATTTATATCGCATCGCCGCACGTAAGAACACTCGTTGATAAAAGAAAAATTTGAGACCATTCTCTGGAATTGTCCCATCTCTTCCCGTTTGCAGAAAATCCACAAACATATCTGGATACTCTCGCCAAAATGCTATATATTGTCGTACTTGAGGCTTTATTGCTTCAACTCTTTCCTCAGAAAGGCCAATCTTTTTATGGTCTTGTGAAAGTCTTAGTAAATCTTGTAAAGCCATATTTACCTTCCTTTCCTAAGATCTCTTAAAAAATCCTCATCTGTTAAATTTTGAAGTAAATCTTCATCGGTTTTCTCTAATTCATCTTCAAATTTGCCAAATTCCTCAAACTCTCCATCTGCTATATAATTAATATCATCGCTAAATAATGCATCTTCAAGAATATCTTCATCGCTCGCTGCGTCCGCATCTGTTTCTGCTTCACGACGTTTATCTTCTTCAATTTGTTTGACTGCATTTTCAATAAGATTTCCGATATTAGTTTCTTCAGTAATCAAAGATTTAGTATAGTTTTGTAAATCCTGTAATACTCTATCCACTTTATCTTTTGGCTGATCTACGTAATATCGAGGAATAAATCCATCTTTTTCGCACATCATAACAAGTTCAGAAATTGAATCAACCGCTTCGCCATTTTCACCTTTATTTTGCGCAGCGGTAAACTTACCACTTTTCATTAAGCTATCATACATTTTCTGCATTTTTTGTGCACCATCGACATCACCCAAATCAATAAGTTGGTCTAATTTTAAGGATGTTTTAGCGAGCTTCTTAAGAGTATCTTTATGTCCAGCAGTCTGAATATCATAAGATTCCATAAAATCATTATAATATTGTTCTAACTGAACTCACTCTTCTGGTTTATACGCTTTTCCCCATTTAAGTTTTAAGTAGGTAATATCTTCTTCAGTTAAACCTAAGTCATCTGCGGTTTTCGCTGGTTCGCTCAACTCCATCGTGGTGAATCCGGTCGGTTCATCGCCAGCCGCAAACACTACTTCCTCAAATGTCTTTTCTGGCATTACTGCTTTTTGTTCTTCTAATGCCAAGGTAATTTCTTGAATGTCTTTACCTTGACGCTCAAGGGTCTCGCGCAAACGCTTTTCAGCTAACTCTTGAAGAAATTCAGTATCTTTTCAACGATAATCTTTGAACTGTTTGAGCTTCATTTTAGATAGGTAGCGGCCAAGAATAGTCATTCCGGTTACTTTACGTCTATCTTGTCCATAAGATTCAAGAAGTTTATTTCATTCTTCTGGAATATATGGGACATCCACTTCTTTTAAGATAGGAGTAAATGTTGCTGGATCTCAATTGTCTACATGCATCGTTAAACATTTTTTACAAATTGGGATAGTCCCGCCATCTGGATATTTTTCTAAATTATTTGATTGATAAAATTCGCCACGCTTTAAAGTTTTATGACATTTTTCGCAATAGATTAAATCTTTTTTGCTTATTTCTTTTTCCATAAAATATCCTCCTATTATACTCTAATGTATTTAATCAGTAATTAAAGTTTTCTGACCGAAGGAGGTTCAATTTTTTTAACTTTTTTATTACGACATTCTTTACAAATGCTATAAAAGCCATCTTTACTGGTTTTATTTTTACTGAAATACTTGTTGTGAGCCAATTTAATCTGGCCGCAACGGCTGCATCTTTTATATTTGCCTTTTTCTTCATTTAGATAATAAGAATCAAGATATTCATCTTCTGCGGCGGAGGCTATTAAGCCAGGAATTTTTTTACGCCATAAAGATGAGATGTATTCTAAGCTATGCTTAATACCAAATTCTTCTTCTAAAATATCACGTATCTCTGCGTTTTGAAGTCCGTCTATTTTACACTCTACAATGCGGTAATAGAGGGGATACTTAGCGAGCGCGCGCATAGATACTTTATCAAATTCTTCCATGAGATATCAAGTATCACTAAAAAAATCGCCTCAACTACGTTCCTTTAATTTTGAGTAGTTACAAAGTATAATAGAACAAATTGTAGGATTCATTAAAGATACCCCCGTAGCTACTGGATATCCCTCCTCGTCAAATGAGATTTCTTCAGGGAACTCAATATGATGTTCTGAGTGGACTAAGTGGGAAGCTTGTACAGGTGGCTTCATAGCTTGTTTTATTACATATTGGTCTTTACGAGTTTCGATAAGAGCCTTTTTCGCAATAAACGCATCTTTGCCTTCCGAATGGCGCACTTGATTATCTCAAAATTTTATTGATTCGTCGGTTTGTTGTAATTCTGGTATGTCTTTTCTATCTTTTGCTGTTATTGAAATCTTTGGCTGAAATATTACGTGTTTATCATTGTTAGTTATATTATAGACGCCATCCTCTCCATTCTCAAATTGAGAGACTAATCCTTCATAAGATGTTTCTCTTTTATTTACTGTAGCTAAGCGATTTTCGGTAAGAATTTTTTTCTCCTTTTTCTCCTCTTTCTCCATACAGAAGACTAAATAATCGGCTAGGATTTCTAGGTAGTAAGGATCTGGGTCGGGGTTTTCTTCTAAGATTTGATTTACTACTTGAAGTCTTTCTTCTGGAGAGTTCAAACTATAATCTAATTTAGTCACTAATTCTTTCCTCCAAAGCTTTTACAATGTAATTATACCAGATTTTTTTCACACTTGTCAAATCTTTAATTTTATGGTATAATTTTAGAAGGAGAAAAAATATGAAAAAAATAGAAAAGATTAATCAGTTGTTAGCAGATTTGAATATACCCTATCGGCATGTAAGTGATAAAGAGATTGTGGTTCCTACTGGAACGTTAATATTTCAAGATCCAAGTAGAAGTTATTATGGATTAGATAGTAATGCGTTAAGTAGTAGCTTATTGGTAGATATGTCGGCAGAGGATTCTTGCTTACATATTTTGGAAGAAGATGGCAAGATTTATTGGGTAGTTGCGCTGAATGAAACTTGGGAAGATGGGGGAAGTAAGTTAATATTATAGTAGTTCGTAGTAGGAACTACTTTTTTTGTCGTTTTCCCAAAATTGGGAAGGTTTTAGTGGGGGGAATGGGGAGAGCGAAACGATTTAGCTCTTTAAGAAAAATTTTTTCCCGAAAGTACGCCCCCGGGTTTTTCATCTGAGAAAAAACACACAAGGTAGCTTATGGGTCAGCAAAATCTGACGCGTAGAGACACTATGGAAGGGCCCGGGCCGTCCTAAAAAGATCGTAGGGCCGCGAACAATCATGGCGAGCGGTTTTTTCGCAATAAATCAATTACAGCAATTCAGCAGACGAAAACCAAGAGCACAAACAACGCAATCCTTTTCCTTAAAGAGTCTTAACGCAATCAACAGCGTGTGCGCAGTAAAGACGCGCACACAACCAAGAGAATAAGTAATAATACACGCAAAGCAATAGATACACAAGCAGCATGACAAGGTAGTGTAGTAAGAGACACACGCAGGCAACAAGGAAGAGAAGAGAGTTGCGGCGTTGGGTCATCAAGGCAGCACAAAGGCTTGCTGTAAGCGCACACAGCTAACCTACACGCAGCACAGAGGACACTGTCAGCGCACAACATTATTAATAAATAATAGTAATAATAATAACCACATCTAACCAAACACTCAACCAACAAAGTAAGCACAAAGAGAGGCACAGGCAGGGAGGCAGAGGGCACGGCCAGGCAGGACGTCAGCAAGGAGAGAGACACACACAGTAAAGACACACACAACACACAAGCAACAACAACAACACACACAAAGACATACACACAACAACAACAATACAACATAATAACAATACATACATACATAGTATACTATACACTATACTATACTATACATACTATGTACTATACTATACACATACACACAGTATACTACACACATAGTATAGTATACATACATACACTATACTATACACACAGTATGATACATACATTAACAGTAATAGATAGATAGATAGATAAGTAAATAGATAGATAACACACACTAACAACAGTACTAACAGTAGTAGTAGTAGTAGACAGTAGGTAGTAGATAAGTAGTAGTGTAGTACTACATACTATACTACAACAGTATACATACATACTAACAGATAGATAGATAGACAACACAGCAAGAGTAAGAGATAGCACAACAAGAGAAGAAGAGAAGAGAAGAGATAACCAACAGTGATAGTAATGTAACAGTAATAGCACAACACTAATATTTACACTACTTACAGCTACACCACAAAGGCGTCCCTGCGCCGGCTGCGGGTGTGGCGGCGCAAGTTTAGCCAGTATAGCACACACCACCAAAAAAGTCAAGAAAAATTTGTAAAAAAATTTTTTATAAAAAATTCCCGAAAGCACTTGACAAATCGAGTAAGGTGTGCTAGAATGTGCGTGTTAGCACTCGCAGGCAGTGAGTGCTAATCGCCAGGTCTTGGGCAAGGCGAGAGAACTTGTGAATTTTTTCACAAAGTAAGAATAATTAAAACTTATTCATTTGTGAATTTTTTCACAAAGTTTCTCTTTTGGAATGGCTGAGCCAGGGCGGTTCATTTGTGAAAAAATTCACAAGCTAATCAGAGAATGTTTGTGACTCGCCGGGAAAGTTTGTGAATTTTTTCACAAGTACGACCAGTTAGTTTAGGCTAACTAACTTTAGTGCGTTAAAGCGGTGAAGAGTTAGTTTAGACTAACTAACTTTAATACTTTAATGTATTAAAGTCCGTGCGTTAGCACTCTCAGTGGTTGAGTGCTAACGGGTGAATTTGTGAATTTTTTCACAAGCGTTAATGAACAAGATTCAGTGCAGTTAGTTTAGACTAACTAACTAGGTAAAAGTTATAAAGTTGTCGAGTTAGTTTAGACTAACTAACTATCTATTAGTAAAACTTATGAAAACATTTTCAAAATGTGAATAAAAAAAATGCGAAAAAAAGTGATTTTTTTTGCCGGAAGTGTTGACATCAAGACCTAAATAACTATAATAATAAGTGTAAGATAAATAGGAGGAAATAAAAATGTTAGGTTTCGCTGAATTAAACGCACATGAGCAGAAAATGCTCAACATCTGGATGGAGTATTGGGCAGCTAGCTTCGACGGCTTGCTCGATGACGTCGATGAGGATTACGGCTTCGCTGATTGGCTCAGAGACGAGATCGAGTTCTACGAATCTGAGGACATGGCTGAATACGCCGATGATTACCGCATGGCATTAGCTGAATGGCAAGCCTAGCGGTTTTTCTTTGGGAGAACTTGTGAATTTTTTCACAAGTTCAATGGCTGATCTATTGCGAGTAAACTTGTGAAAAAATTCACAATGAAAAAGTTTTCATAACTATCAAAAAAAAGTTAAAAAAATACCGACAAATTTATTCAGACTAGTTGACATCTTTTTAGAAAAGACTATAATAATAGTGTAAGGTAAATAAAGGAGGAATACAAAATGATGTTTGCCGAAGAATTGAACTACCATGAGCGTGTAATGCTCAACATCTGGAACTGCTACCAGGAAGATCTCGAAGAGAGCCTTCTCCTGGAAGACGAATGGCCGTTCGTTGAATGGGCTATGTGCGAATCAAGAAAACTTGATCGCCATGGGTTTCCAAAAATGGCTGAGATGTACAGACAGGCTGTAGCCGAATGGCAAGCCTGATTTTTTTCGGGAGCATTTGTGAAAAAATTCACAAGCGTCAGTTGAGTTAGTTTAGGCTAACTAACTTTAGCACGTTAAATCAATGAAGTTAGTTAGCTTAAACTAACCAGAGTTTGTGAAAGTTATCACATTCACAAGTTAACAAGTTAGTTTAAGCTAACTAACTAAAATTTGTTAAAAAAATTTCTTCAGAAGTGTTGACATTCGCTGAGGATTTGCTATAATTATTACAGATAAAGGGAGATAAGCTCCGAGAGCGAGTCGGATAGCCGAGGGGCGACAGACCTGCAATCCAATAGGAGTTGCATAGGAGCTTATCAAAAAATCTAAAAAAAATTAAAAAAGGCATTGACAAGAAAAATAAAGATGCTATTATATAAGTGTAAAAAGAAATAGGAGGAAATACAAAATGACACTTTACATCTTCGAAAGAGGCGAGGCACTCGCAAGAAAACTGAATAAGGCTGAAATCAGATTCCACGAAAAACAGTTCGGGAAACTGGTAAGAGTTGTAAAAAACTACTGCTAAGGCAGTTTTTTTATTAGCTTTAGTTAGCTGCCGCTAACGGCAGAAAATTGCACTTTAGCGCACTAAAGCATAAAAGCGTTGCGAGAGTTTGTGAATTTTTTCACAAGTGTGAGATCCCAAAAGTCAGCTAAGTTAGTTTAGACTAACTAACTAAAAAATTTTTTAAAAAAATTGCAAAAAAGTGTTGACATTTAAGAAACTGGTGCTATTATATAAGTGTAAAAAGAAAGAAGGAAATAAACATGAAAAAGATCGTAAAAGAATTCACAAGTGAATACAAACTTATCGCTTACAAAAAGGCTGTAGCTAAAAACAATCCTAACACCGCATTTGCTTGGAGCAGAAAAATCGGTGAACCTAACGTCTACGTGTTAGAAATCTACCGCAAAGATTAATAAAAAAATTAAAAAAAGGTATTGACAAAAATCCAAAAGATAGTATAATAAAAGTGTAAAAAGAAAAGAGGTAAAGAAAATGAAAAGAGAAGAAATCGTAAAAGCAATCATGGAATTAAATGAAGAAGAATGGAAAGCATTCATGTCAGGAATCAATCAAATCACTTGTGAGTATGGTTGGGACGCTGATCTTGACGACAAAAAGTTTATCAAAGAAATTTGGGAAAACTACTAAACCGAAAGGTTTATTTTTTTATCTGCGGAGTTAGTTATCGCTAACGGCAGAAAATTATAGTAGATCCAACGCCAGAAGTCAAGAGTAAAAATAAAAAAAATTTTAAAAAATTATGTATTTTCCTAAAAATAAGTGTTGACAAATAAAATAAAGATGATATTATATAAGTGTAAAAAGAAAGAGGTGATAAAATGACAGTTAGAGAATTAATGGAAATGCTCAGTAATCTTCCACAAGATGCGCAAGTTCTTGTATTCGATGAAAGAAACGGATGCGGACTTCCTCACGTAGAAGTTGAAAGAGACAGAGAAGAAGTTGATGTAGTCTTCTCAATGGAATAAGGAAAAAATTCCTTATTTTTTTTATAAAAAAGTATTGACAATAAATAAATAGATGCTATAATAATAATGTAAAAAGAAAAGAGGTAATAGAAATGAGAAGATTCACAATGGACGATATCAGAGATTTAATCGCTTGCACGGACGCTGAAATTGATTATGAAGATGAAAGAAACATCTCAATCTTCACAGGATTCAATGAAGGTATCACGTTTGAATTTGATGAAGAAGGATACTTCACAGGATTCGTTAATTAAAAATAAGTAAAAACTTATTTTTTTTATAAAAAAGTGTTGACATTACTATCAACTATGCTATAATAATAATGTAAAGAAAAGAGGTAGAAAAAATGAAAAACATTCTTACAAAAATTATCTGCGGTCTCGCTATTGTTGCAACATTAACAGGATGCAACAGAACAATCATTGATACTACTTGGAATTTCGACTATGCAATTATCAATCTTCCAACAGGTGAAATTGTAGAAGGTGAAGTCTCAAGTTGGAAAGATTGGGAAGATAGCGATGCGGTACAAGTAACCTTTACAGATGGAGCGGTTTATTACACACATTTAAATAACGTTGTGCTGATTCACTCAAAAGAAGATTAAAAAATCTTCTTTTTTTATTAAAAAAGTATTGACAAATAAAATGCCGGTGCTATAATAATAGTGTAAAAAGAAAAGAGGTAAAAAAGATGACATTGTTTAAAGTTCTGTTTGATGCTTACGAAGATGAATTCCCTATGGTTAAGGAATACACGGAAAAAGATTTTGATGGAGAGGAAGATTTTGAAGATTTCAAAGAATTCATTGATGAAATCGGAATGGATCACGTCTTGTTTACTCATCCTTCAATGAAAGATTTCTTTGCCTAATTAATAGGCTTTTTATTTGCGCAGTTAGCTACCGCTAACGGGTCGAAAAATTATACCACACTCCGGCCGCAATGTCAAGAGAAAAATATGAAAAAAATAAAAAAATTTATAAAAATTCCTAAAAATAAAGTATTGACAATTTAAATAATTATGTTATAATAATAATGTAAATAAAAGAGAGGTAAAAAAATGAAAAGAACACTTAGACCGTCAATCCGCTTCGCACTTGAAACAATCACAATGTTCCTTGGTGTCTGCTTGGTATCAATCAATGACTTCACTCTTGACGCAATTCCTGTGATTCTGTTGGCAATTGCTATCATCATTGCGAATGTAAAAATTTTAGAAAAATTCTAAAATTTTTTTTATAAAAAGTGTTGACAAATAAGAAAAATACGCTATTATATAATTGTAAAAAGAAAGAGGTAATAAAAATGAAATGTAATGACTGGGAGTGTCCATTTAATAAAAATGGTAAATGTACTTGGAGCGATCCGAAAAAAGATGCACCATGCTTTGAGGAAATGTTAAAAGATTTACAAAAAATTAAAAAAAATGCTTGACAGATAAAATAAAGATGCTATTATATAAGTGTAAAGAAAAGGAGATAAAAAAATGACATTGTACGTATTCGAAAGAGGCGAGGCGCTCGCTAGAAAGCTCAGCAAAGCTGAAATCAGATTCCACGAGAAAAACTTTGGTAAACTCGTAAGAGTCATTAAAAACTACTGCTAAGTAGTTTTTTTATCGTGTTACGAACTGGCATTTCGAAATTATAGCACAACCGGGCCAGCATGTCAAGAGAAAAATAAAAAATTTTTTAGAAAAAAAATAAAAAAATCCCGAAAATAAGTATTGACAAATAAATTACCAGTGCTATAATAATAGTGTAAAAAGAAAGAGGTAAATGAAATGTTCGATAAAATGGTATTATTCACTTTTACAACTATTGTTCTGTGCTATGTTCTTATGGTAACTCCATTCGGTGTATACTTCATCATGAAAAAATGGGAAAAAGCAACTACTGAAACCATGCAAAAATGGTATGCAATCGGATTGCTTTCAGTAATTATTGTAATGTTCTGTGGTGCTTATCTTGGAATTTTAGATTAAAAGTATTGACAAATAAAAATAAAGTATTATAATAATAATAGAAAGAGGTAATAAAAATGATAACAAAATGGATTGATGAAAATAGCATTGAATACGTTATTGCTTGCACTTACGCTGAAAGTAAAGGATACTTATTTAATAGTTTCTTTGGTTGGAGGGAAACTAAAGGAAACATGGCTAAAGTTACATTATCTAAACATGGTTGGGAAACTGTTGATCAAATGGTAAAATACTATAAAATTTTTGTAGAAAATAATGATAAAAAACATTGACAAGTTATAGCCAGTAGGCTATAATAATAATGTAAATAAAGGAGAGACCAAAAGATGAAAATGAGAAAAAATGAGAATGGAACTATTACCATGTACAATCTGCGGAATGAGGAACTTAACCGCAACTTGCGCAAACTCGGTCACAAAGTAGTTGAAGATAAAAAGAAAAAATCTTCAAAAAATGCTTGCAGAGGTAAGCATTCTATGGTATACTAATTATAGAAAGAGGTGATAAAAATGATGGTCAGAGTTAAAGTTATTATTGAACAAGATGCTATTATTGATGTTCCTGATTATGTAAAAAAGACTGCTATTGAAGATTATCTTACCGATACTTATTGTGGATTTGAGAAAGAAGAAGAAAGCGATACATCATTCCGTTTCAAAGAAATTATTTTTTAAAAAAGTGTTGACAAACACTTTTTTTATGCTATTATATAAGTGTAAAAAGAAAGAGAGGAATTGAAAATGTTTAGAAAAATGTGGGTTAACGTTGTAACGTTCGAAGTACTGGAAATCAGTGCTGAGTCCAAGGAAATCGTTGAGGAAGCGTTCCTTGAGAAAACAGAGGGAGATCCCAACTGGGTTGAGTTCTAACCTCTGTTTTTTTTGTGCGAAAGTTTGTGAAAGTTATCACATTCACAAGTGAGTTAGTCACCGCTAACGGCAGAAAATTATACCACGCACGAAGCCAGAAGTCAAGAGGAAAAAACAAAAAAATTAAAAAAATTTTTTTAAATTTCCCGAAAAAAATTTTCCCAAAACTATTGACATTTAATTTAAACAAGCTATAATAATAATGTAAATAAAGAGAGGTAATAAAAATGAAAACAGCTTACAGATTTATTGATACATTAACTGGTGAAGAAATCGCTATGATTCGCATGAATGAAGATGACGCTTGGAAAGACTTGTGCGACATGTTCGGATGCGGTTATGTGTTCGAAAACATCGAAAAAACTTTTGAAAAAGTTTTATAAAAAGGTGTTGACAAACCGGAAAAACAAGCTATTATATAAGTGTAAAAAGAAAAGAGGAAAAGGAAATGACAACAAAAAGAACACTGATCAAACATTATAGAAACCATTCAGCTGCTGATAGCTACATCTTAGGATTCACCGAAAATAAAATGCTTTACATGGTAGAGGTTGCGGAAATCATGCCAAGGTTCTTAACAGTAGAACAGGCAAGTAGAAATCAAGGTGAAAACCTTCGCTTAAGAATCAAAAAGAATCTTAAAAAGCAATTGATGAAAAAAAATCCGATTTGCTTAGGTTCTGCTGAAATGCTGAAAGCTGAAAAGTACAACAAAGGTGAAATCTTCGAAAAGCTTGTAACTGAATACTTCGGTCAAGTTTGGGAAAAAGATAATATTCCGTTTTGGGTACAAGGTGACATTGAAGTCAATGGAAAACAGATTCAAATTAAACTTGATTCAGCTACATTGATGAACACAAAACAGATTGCCAAGCTGAAAAATGCTTGACAATCTGTTATAAAAAAAATAAAAAAATTTAAAAAAAGTACTTGACAAAAAAAATAAACCGGCTATTATATAAGTGTAAAAAGAAAGAGGTAAATAAAATGACAAGAACAGAACTTGAAAAAAGAATCCACGCAATCGACGAAGAAATCTTCTACGAAGAAATGGCTGATAGAGGTTACAATTTCCGCAGAGTTTCCGAGCTTAAAGCTGAAATGGCAAGACTTGAAAAAGAACTTGAAAATCTTTAAAAAAGACTTGACATTTTTCTTTTTGGGGTATACTAAAACCATACTATATGGCTTTTTTTTGGTCGCCCGCCGCCGGGTGCAGCGGGCGAAAATTGCGTTGTTTTAGCATAAGCAGATTTTTCTGGCGGAAGTAGCGCGCGCCATAAACGCAAAATTTTTTCACAAAACCTATTGACATTATAAAAAAATGTGTTATAATAAAAGTATGAAGATGGAAAAATGGATTAACAAGTTTATTGGTGGTGTGTGTTCAGTCTATGAAGCGAACATGTTTTGTTTTATGCCTGACGATGAGGTCATAACATTTACTTATGACGAGCCAACAGAAGCCAATAGTGAATGGAAAAAATTTCTGAAAGAAAATTTCAACTTTAACTTAACGAATGAAAATGTTTTCACTATGTCCATACTGCATGAGCTAGGGCATCATTATACAGTTGATTTATTCACTGATAAAGAATGGACAGAACAAGCAACAGAAAAGGCTCTTGAAAATGTCGCTGATTCTGAGTATTGCCAAGCCTACTTTAATCTTCCAATAGAGAAAAAAGCTACAGAGTATGCGGTTTTAGTTTACAGGCAGAACGAGACCGCCATGCGCAAATGGAATCATAGATTTAATTGCGCAATTCGACACTATGAAAAAATGCACAAAATAAAATCTTCACTATTGACAAAATTTTAAAAAAATGTTAAAATAATACTATAAAAAAAGAGAGGTAAAAGAAATGTTTGATAAAAATTACTGCGAACTTGACATGGCTGAGATTTATCGCCAAAACTACGAAGATGCTTTAGATGAAATTCGTAATTTAAAATACAGAATTGCGGAACTTGAAGAAAAAGAAAAGAAAGAAAAAAGAGAGCAAAGTGAAAATGCCGCCTGGGATCCTGGCAAACCTTTGACTATTGATGAAGCGTATTATTATTATAAATAATACACTTTTTTTTGAAAAAACTATTGACATTAAAAAATAAGATGCTATAATAAATAATGTAAAGAGAGGTAAAAAAATGAGAAAAATCGTTTACTTAGACATGGATGGAACAATCTTCGATCTGTATGGTCAGGATGGATGGCTTGAAAAATTGCGTGCTGAGGATGCTGAGGTATTCGGTGGTGATAGAAGAATCATCACAGAAGAAACACTGAGAATCTTCTTCCCTTCTGATGAGTATGATGTAAGAGTTCTGAGTATGACGCCATTAAACGCAAGTAAAGAATACTGTGATAAAGTCATTGAAAAAAAGAATGAATGGCTCGATAAATTCTTCCCTTCAATCACAAAAAGAATTTACAGAGCGTATGGTCATAACAAGAATTTGAAAAATTCTGAAAATGCAATTCTTGTCGATGATTCTGAACCTATCCGCAACTCTTGGAGAGGAAAAGCAATCAATCCTGCTGAACTGTGGGGTTGATTTTTTTATGCGCCCAGGCAGTTAGTTCCCGCTAACGATAGAAAATTATACCACATCAGCCCGCCAAATGTCAAGTGATTTTTTGATTTTATTTTGATTTTATTTTTAAAAATCCCTAAATTTTGGGTTGACTTTTCATTTGAAAATGCTATAATTTAAGAGTAAAAAGTGAGGTAAATTTGAAATGAAAAAAATTGACAAGCGCAGAACTTATTACATGACTATTGACACTGAGACCGCCAATAGTTTAGATTGTCCGCTCGCTTATGATTTAGGTCTCGCTATTCATGATAAGCATGGAAACATTTACGAAACCGCAAGCTATGTAATTTATGACATTTACGCAAGAGAAAAAGATTTAATGAAATCTTCTTACTATGCGGAAAAATTACCAAAATATGAAACCGCATTAAAAAGCGGAAATCGCAAAATGATCAGCGTATTCACCGCTAAAAAGATCGTAAAAGAATTATGCGATAAATACAATGTAAAAGCAATTATCGCACATAATGCACGATTTGATTACCGTTCATTAACTACTACAATTCGCTACACTTCAAAATCAAAATACAGATACTTTCTTCCTTATGGTGTACCGCTTTACGATTCAATGAAAATGGCGGAAGATACGATCTGTAAGCAAAAAAGATATATTAAATTCTGTGAAAAAAATGGTTATCTCTGTAAGAATGGAAAAGTAAGAAAAACCGCTGAAATTCTTTACAAATACATTTCAAAAGATAACGACTTTACAGAAGAACATCAGGGACTTGATGATGTATTAATCGAAATTGCTATCACTGTAAAATGTATGGCTCAACACAAGCCAATGAGAAAACTCGCTTTCTAAAGCGGGTTTTTTAAATGCGCCCGGGCACGCTTGTGAAAAAATTAATTAATAAAAAAATGATTTTTTTCTCCAAAAGTGTTGACATTTTAAAATAAATCATTATTATTATAGATGTAAGGTAAGGGAAGCGAGAGAGAGCCGAGAACTTGAAAGAGTTGAAGGACTGTGAGCGGAAACGCCGAACATAACTTCCCAAACCTAAACAAAAAAATTAAAAAAAAGTATTGACAAAAAATCCAAAAGTGCTATAATAATAGTGTAAAGAAAGAGAGGAACAAAAAATGATTATTTATGAAGTAGAAATCTTTAATTCTCGTGCGAGAATGTTTGGAATGGAATCTTCAAGAAGAAGATATTTCTCTACAAGAGAAAAAGCGGTAAAATACACTGAAAACTTCCATAAAGAAGAAAAAGACCTTGATATGAGGACAAGGATTAATGAGATTGAAGTTGAATAAAAATTAATCTTTTAGAAAAAAATTAAAAAAGTGCTTGACAAAAAATCCAAGAGTGCTACAATATAAGCGTAAGGAGAAAGGTATGAGAGATCCGCCGAACTAACGCCCACGTGGGAGATGGGCGCCCACATAAAAAAATTAAAAAAAATTAAAAAAAGTACTTGACAAATAGCTGAAAGATGCTATAATAAGAGTGTACCAAAAGAAAGAGCGACAACCGCTGAATCAGCAACCGTCAATCTGCTTGGTTGGTGAGAGAAAAAAAGAATCACTGTAAAAAAATAAAAAAAGTTGAAAAAAGGGGTTGACAACTCCCCACAAAAGTTGTATACTAATAGTGTAAAAAGAAAGGTAAAAAGGTGATGACCATGACAAAGAGAGAAATGCTGAACAAGATTATGACTGTATGTGCTAACGATGCTGAGATTGTAGGATTCTGCGGACACGAACTTGAGTTGCTCGACAAAAAGAAGAATTACAAGTCCAACAAGCCAAGCAAAGCACAGGTCGCTAACGCTGAACTCGCTGAAAAGATCGCTGAATTTATCGCTGAGAATGGAGCGGTAACTTGCGGACAGATCGAAGAAGCGTTCAACATCAGCAATCAGAAAGCAAGTGCGATTCTGAACAGAAACGCAAAGTTCGTCAAGGTGGCTGAAGCCAAAGGCAAGGTCAAGGCTACATTCGGACTCGCTGAGTAGTCGCAAGGGGCGAAAGCCCCTCCCTCTTGCGCCCTTAGCTTAATGGTAAAGCAACCGACTCTTAATCGGTGGAGTGTGGGTTCAACTCCCACAGGGCGCATTGGTCAAGTTTAAAGCAAATCAGTTCTTGACTGAAATCAAAAAGACGCATGAGCGGTTTGAGCTGACCTAAAGCTCACCATTTAGACGCTTGAGCCGTCTGACCTCCTCCTCCTTGGGTCAGCGGTTTTTTATTTAGCTTATTGGCTGCGCGCCCACGGTCCAGGCGCGCAGTTTTTCCAGTATAACACACCGCCGACAATTTGTCAAGCGATTTTTGCGAAAAAATTAAAAAATTTTAAAATCCCGGAACGGCACACCTGGACCTGTGTGCACAGTATGACAACGTCTCTTGGCGTGCCAAGTTTACTAATAGTAAACAAAAAGTTTACTCACAGAGTAAACTATCAGTCCACCATTCAAGCATGGTTTTTACATCTTCTTCCTTGCGAGGATTGAACAAACACTTTTTCATGCCTGCATGGTTTCTCTTGAGGAAGTAAGCGGTGATTTCTTTTTCAATCATTACATCAGCGAGTCCTGTATGTTCTTCCATGAATGCATGGTTGTTTGTTAAGTATCTATACAATACCTCAGCAGTCATTTTCGGCTTTCTGTATTTCTCAGTAAGATAATTATTTTCAATACACCAAGAAGTGTATTTTTCATCTTTTCCAAGAGTAGTTTTTGCCATTCTCAGAGAATCCCACATTACAGAACCCCAAGGGAAGAAAAATCTTTTTCTTGATTGAGTGAGATAACGCAATGTTGTATTCAATGCGTTATAATCGAAATAAGCGTTATGAGCAATTATTGCTTTAACATTGTATCTCTTCATCAGAGACAAAACTTCATTTCTTGCGTTTCTGAATGTTGTGAGAATTCTTTTTCCTTCCTTGATTTCTTTCCAATAGGTAGGAATCTTTTCCGCAAAATAAGCAACCTTCATCAATTCATCATTACAGAAGATTTCCGCAATAACATAGCTTTCAGTGTGAAACACGTTTCCGCTTTCATCATGAATCGCAAGCCCTAAGTCATACACAAGAGCATCATCGAATGAATTTGTAGTTTCTGTATCAATAGTCATGTAATAAGCCATTTTTTTGTACCTTCCTTTTACTGTATTAATTATAGCACTCTTGGAAATAATGTCAACACTTTTTTAAAAATTTTTTTTCTTTATTTGCGGTTGCCGGTTAGCTGCCGCTAACGACCGAAAATTATAGCACACTCACGTCCAGAAGTCAAGAGAAAAATTATGTGAAATTATGTGATTTTTGCGGGATCCCGGGCGACTTTGTGAAAAAATTAGCAAATTTTTTTGTTGACAATTTTTTAAAAAATGATATAATTATTATAGAAATAAAAAAGAGATACAAAAAACTTTCAAAAAAAAGTTTAAAAAATCTCTTGACATTATTTCTAAAAATGCTATTATATAAGTGTCAAAAGGGAAGAGAGAAAAAAGAATCTTCTTAAAAAAAATCTGAAAAAACCTCTTGACAAAAAAACAAAGAGATGCTATAATAAAAGCACAAAGAAAGGTTAAAGGTGATTAAGTATGACAAACGCAAAAATGACAAAAAGAGAAATGTTCGAACAGATTCGCACACATCTGACAGATGAAACTGAAATCGCATTCATCAACCATGAACTCGATCTGCTTGCGAAAAAGAATGAACGCAAGTCCACAAAACCTACAAAGAATCAGCTTGCCAATGCTGAACTCATGAATCTGATTTATGAGAGAATGGAAGATGGAAAACGTTATACTGTAACTGAAATCCATCAGGCAATTGATGAACTGAAAGAATTTTCAGGGAATAAGGTTTCGGCTCTTGTAAGAGGTTTGAGACTTGATGGAAGAGTTATCAGAACTGAAGAAAAAGGAAGAGCTTACTTCACAAAAGCCTAAAAAAAGTTTGGGAAAGGGGTTGACAAAACCCCTTCCCTAAGCTATAATTATTACAGAAAGTGAGGTATAACCCAATGGCTAAACGCACAAATGAACAGTATGAAGCACTCATTCAGAAACACATGAAAACTCTGAAATGCTCAAGAGAAGAAGCGATCGATCTGATTGAATGCGACGACGCTATCGACAAAGGCGACAAAGAATTGTTCGCACTGACTGACGAACAGAAAAAGCTTGTTCGCTCCGTAACGAAAGCCGAAAGAAAACCAAGAGCAAAACAGGAAACCCCAAGAGAGAGAAAAGTTGATGAAGATAAAAAGCACATTTTCGATATCTTGCGGATTCCGCTTGAAGGGTTTCAGTTGAACGGTGAAATTGAAAATCTGACTTTCAAGAATGAAGCTGAAATCAGTTTCACTTACAACGAAAATGCTTACACTGTAAAACTTACAAAGCATCGTGCGAAAAAAGCCTAACGGCTTTTTTTGTTTCACGTGAAACAATAGTTAGTCGCAGCTAACCGCCCGGTGCGCAAAGTTTGTGAAAAAATTCACAAGCGCGTGTGTAGTTAGCGGGCACTAACTCCGTACATGTGAAAAAATTCACAAAGTCGGTTCTTCCGGGGCGAACTTGTGAAAAAAATAACTTATAAAAATTTTCCTAAAACTGTTGACATTTAAAAATAAATCATTATTATTATAGATGTACCAAGGATAGAGAGCCGCACCAAGTCAGCACTCAAAAAAACTTGAAAAAAAGTTAAAAAAAGTCTTGACAAGGCTCTCATCCTATGGTATACTAATAATGTCAAGAGGGAGTAGGAACTACCCGAATCGTGTGTGAAATAACTCCGTAGGTTGAGGGCAATAAAAAAATTGAAAAAAAGTTGCCAAAACCTCTTGACAAATTAAAAAAAAGTGTTATACTAATAGTGTAAAAAGGAGAAGGAAAACTCCACAAATCAGTGCATTAGAACACGCGAACTTCTAATAGTGGGCATGAACACTGAGAGAAAACACATGTCCCTTACCATGGGGGTTACCAATGGTTGAGGTTTAGTTCTTACAACAAGACTTGTCCAAGAGGAGCAATCAAGGAAGTGGGGGAGCCGACTCCCAAATAGAAGACCAAAGCCGTGAGAGTGAGAGAGACACGAAATAACCACTTAGGATGGTAACCTTACAGGGCGGGCAGTCCCTGTAAAATAACCAAAAAATTTAAAAAAAATCTTCAAAAAGTATTGACAAATTAAAAAAACATGATATTATATAAGTGTAAAAAGAAAGGTTAAAAGGTGATTACACATGACAAAGACAACTATTACAGAACAGATCAACGCTATCGCATTCGACACACTCACAGAAGAGCAGTTCAACTTCCTCGTTGAGAGAGCACTGAAGTCCGTCCGCAAGTCCACAGGTGAACGCAAGCCTACCAAGGTTCAGAAGGAGAACGAGGGCATCAAGGCTCAGATGCTCGACGTGCTCGCTGATTCTGAGGGCATGACTGCCACCGCAGTAGGCAAGGCGGTTGACGTCTCCGTTCAGAAGGCTTCTGCTCTGCTCAAGCAGATGGTCGACAGTGGCGAGGTCGTCAAGGCTAAGGACGGCAAGGCTACCATCTTCACGGTCGCCTAAGCGATAGCCCCCAATGGGGGCTTTTTTGTTTGGCTGGTCGCCGCCGGCTGTGGCGACCAGATTTTCGCAGTATACCGGATCACGCAATTTTTGTCAAGAGTTTTTTAAGAAAAAAATAAAAAATTATTTTTCCCAAAAAAAGTGGGGCTTGCCTATTGA